CTAAGTCTCCTGCTACAGAATTTGTTGTCCAATCATTAGCGGTGACAGCCATAGCTACTTGAGACTCATAAGATAAAGTAGAATTGACAAGTCGATATCCAATAGAAGTGCTAGCCCCTGTGGCACGGATTGCTATTGATGTACCATTAACAGTTCCAAATACATCTAATCGATCAGTGCTGCTTCCAGAATTAGCACCGATACGTAGACAATTATCGGTGTCATCCCAAAAGAAATTAGAATTATCTTGAGCTAGAACACTTGATACACCAGCAAATAAAACACTTCCAGCTGTAGCACTTGTAATAGTATTTCCAATAGCCATTGATGCTGCTGTTAAATCAAATTCTGTACCATCATCGTTCTTGAAATATAAATAACCATCGGTCTTTTCATAAATTCGACCAAAGCCAGTAGCAGGTGTTGCCGGGGCTGCAATCTCAGCTAGCTGTATAAAGCCATCAGTACGTATATTATTTGCTACATGTAATTGTTCTTGTGGATCTGATGTACCTAATCCTAATCTATTAGTTCCATTATTCCAGAAAAGATTAGAGTTATCTTGAGCAATTACCGGTCCAGTATCGACAAATAATATGGACCCGACTGTTCCACCAGTAATTGTTTCGCCAATATTACTGCCAGTATAACCATCTAAAGTTAGATCAAATTCCGTCCCAGCATCATTCTTGAAATAAATTGAGTTTGTGGAAGCCTTTGATTTTACATATAGGCTGCCAAAATTTGTAGACGGGGTTGATGGTGCTGTGATCTCTGCTAAATCAAAATGACTTCCTATAGTAATAGTGCCGCTAGCAGCGACAGTAACTCTATCTACCAGAGTTGTTCCTGTGCCTGCGGCAGCGGTCCTTATCTTTATTTCGCCACCAGCAGTTGCTACACTGCCTCCCAATCCCCCATCTATATTTATTCCGCCGCCGACATAACCATCTGCTGATCCGGCCGTCCCTTTAATTGAATATGTTGTCGGTGAGGGGCTGCTAATTCCTTTGCCGAAATATATGCTGTTTATTGGAAATGCTGTTGAGCCGCTAGCAAATGTGTTCGGCGCATCAGCATATCCATCAAAGCCAATCATGATCGATGCTGTTGCTGATGCATTTGCATTTCTACCTATGGCTAATGATCTAGTTCCGCTGGCTATTGCACTCTCTCCAATAGCTACAGCATATACCCCAGATGCAGTTGAATCATAACCTATGGCTATTGAAGAAGAGGCTCCTGTAGTTATATTTGTTTGGGCACCAATTGCGACTGAGGCATTCGCCGATGCTGATATTGTAGTGTTATATCCTATGGCTACTGAGTTTCCAGTATTAGTGGAAGTGTTAGCAGAAGCTCCGATAACTACATTATTTGCTGATAGCGACTCTGATTGTGATCCTATTGCTACTGCTGATGAAGCATTTGATGATGTGTTTGCGCTATATCCGAGCGCTACTGAGCTGGCTCCTGTAGAAGTAGAGTCATTGCCAATAGATACACTATTATTTCCTGCTGCAGCTGATAGTGCTCCAAATCTCTCTGAACTTGTTCCTGCTCCTGGAGAGCTTATCGTGCCGCCAAAAAGTGCATTACCTCCTACTATGTGAAGTCTTTCTGTGGGAGTTATAGTACCGATGCCTACGCGATTGTTAACCGAATCAGCAAAAAGCGTTGTCGAGTTAACTAATAGATTATTTTTAATTTCTACGCCAGTGGTTTTTACATACATATCAGCATTTGTTGTAGCTGAAGAAATTCCATTATTGGGTAGCGAAGTATAGAATCCTATCTTACCGTAACCATCATCTATAGCACCAATCCAAGTCTCATTATACATTTGCCCTAAACCATATTGGCTAGTGATACTATTGAATTTAGTGGCGAACTTTACATCTCTGCTATTTTCATCAAAAGCACTAAATTTTCCGCCAGATTTACGCAGTGCTACATATCCATCAGGTGTGATAGCGAGTCTACGTGACCCGCCGTCGTATACTGACATATATCCATCTGAACCTATGCCAATAGACCAATCTTTGGCTGTTCCGCCAGTTTCTGATGCTAATGAAGTTATGTGTAATGATGATGGTCCAAAGTATCCATCTTTCCATCGCTTACTTGGACTGCCGAGATTGTATGTTATATCTGTTGATGGGAGTAATGACTGGTTTATTGATGTGGTGGTTAGATTTGAGAGCGCTGTATTTGCACTGGCGGCCCATTTTATACCTGATGATACTGTACTGTCTGCCATTAGCACATAACCGTCTGTACCTACTCCCACTCGCACATGAGTTGAGGCATCTCTTGTAAGTAAATCTCCTTTGGTTGTTAGTGGCGAGATCTGCGCTATACTTAGATTATCTAGTGTATCGAGTGCTGATTGCACTGTGGTATTTGAACCACTAAGTATCCCATTGAAAGAGGACGTCGACGTAAATATGGCGCTTGCTGGATGATCTGGATCGCTTAATCCTGATAGATTTCCGTGATCGCTAATTTGATTAGATGGTAATGAGCTTACTTTCCTAAAATCAACATAGTTGCTACCGGTATCAGTACTTACAATTCTGGCTTTTATTAAATTAGTATAGGTATTTGAGGTTTGGTAGATTACTGAACCTAATGCAACTGTTTCGGAAAATGGTAATCCTGCTATGCTAGCAAGTTCTGTAGTTGCGCCTGTTCTGGCTTGTGATATATTCGCATACTCTGCTTGCCCTTGCAATGCAATAATTGGATTTAGTATATCATTCGTGGCTATCACATGAACTAAGACATAGTTTCCACTTGTAACTTGCGTTAACTGCCATATAGACCCTGTCCATTGATTGTATGGAAGCCTTCCATTTGCTCCAGTATAGCCCGCTGTGCCTGAATAAATTACAGGAAATGCATTGGCGTCTTTAGCTCGCCAGTATCCATCTGAGCCAGTACGATGAAAGACTGGCAAATACGATATCGGATAGAGGTCCTGAGGAGACCCGTCTGTTACCGTATGCCTAATGTCTTCATCATGGAATATCCCATTCCCTACTGAAAAGTATCCATCAGCAGAACTGTCACCAGTGCCGTCTATCTGAAAGTCTGCCAACCCAAATCCATTTATAAACACCGCTCCGACACTATTATGTAAATATAGGTGAGTCTGACCATCCATCGTCAGCCCATGTCGCTCCTCTCCTAAATATATTGCATCGTTATTTACTGAATCCCAATATAGCACAGCGACGTATGCGTATCGTGTGATTATATCTGTAGTGAATGTTTGTGTATTTTGAAGAGTATATCCATCGAAATATATATACCAGAGACCTTCTGTATCTGAGATCGTTGTTTCTGCTGGCCCGAGATGAGTATACCTCACTCCCTGTATGTAATAATCGAAAGAGCTTCCTGTAGGGTATACTGTTAATGTGCGAGTTCCATTATTGAATGCAATTGAAGTACTCGTCCTGTCTGGAAATCCAGTTGGCTCTTTTGAATAATCATGAATAGTTCGCGTATTTGGGTTATATGTCATATGTTATCCTAGATAATCCACCATTGTGTTCCATCAGACTGTACAGTAATAGTTTCATACTGTGTGTATAGTGAATATGTGGATGCCCCATCTATAGTTTCTGCACCAGCGGCATCTATAATAACAGCATTTGAGCTTACATCTTTCTTCTTGACCCTAAATATATATTCATTCGCAGATAACACTGTTGGGAGTGTTATTGTTACTGGGCCTACTGAAGCATCGACAATAATGGTGCCGTTTAATAACGTGATGGTATGATTTGTAGATACGTTAGTGATCGGAGTTTTTACCCCGACTAAACTGGCGGTAATGAGATTATATTCATTACCATCATCATCCATATAGTACAGATATCCGTCAGATGCTTTTGGATATAACTTTCCGTATCCATCTGTAGCAGTAGGAGATGTGGTGTATACTATAGAAATCTTGCCTGTGACAGTTAGAATTTCATTGGGACTATCGGTGCCTATTCCGACTCTGCCTGATGAAGCTGCGACAACCAGTCTATTTGCATTGTTGTATCCATCAACACGGAAATTTACATGTTCATATCCCTGTTCATTTACTACTACGCTACCATCTGCAGCTATACGCAAACGCTCTTGCCCAATGCTCTCCCCATTTGCAGACGACCTATTTCCAAATATAATAGGTATGGCATCGAGATCTGTGCCGACTTTTATTGCTGTTGTTTCAGCTCCGTATGCTGCAATAGTGACGTTATTGTTAGTAGTTGACCCAAGAAAGGTTCCTGAAGTGGTTGGCCCATGTGCTCTGATACCTATGCCGCGCAAACCTCCGCTACTAGTAGCTCTGGCATGCAGTCCTACCGAATATCCGTCTGTAGCATTTTGCGCCCAAATACCATCGTCATTGGCATTAGTTAACACATGTACTGCGGTTGATGGAGTGTTTGTTCCGACTGATAATCTATTATTGCTATCGTCCCAGAAGAAACTTGCAGCATCTTGTGCTAATGATGTTGCTCCATTCCAGAATGCTACCGCTCCTGATGAGCCTGACCCTGTAAGTGCTGTAGATGCTCCTTCATATTCCCATGAAGCAACTATATCTGATTCTGCCACACCATATGATATGATGGTCAATATGGCTACGTTTCCTGCCGTCAGTGAAGATGGAGATGCATCTCCTAACCAGTTCCAACTAGGCGGCCATGATAATGTGTGTGTTGTTGCTCCGGCAAGCATGCGCAGTACCAGACTTCTACCTACTCCTCTATTTATTGTAGAGCTGATTGTTGTAGCTGTAGCCACACCATCTAACGTAATAGTGCGCTGTAATGGCAATGACGGACTTAGATTTAGCGCAATTGATGCTGCCCATGCAATTACTTCGTAGCCATCATGTGTTAAATAGTGTTCTTGGCCGGAATCATCCCCATAATATATTCGCGAGTCAGACTGTTTAACGTAGATCTTTCCATATGATGACGTTGGAGGAGGAGACTCTGATTGCTCGCTGAGCGAGATATACCCATCAACTGTAAGTCTAGCATTTGTAGTATTTGTACCAAGTCCTAGCTGATCTTCTGATATATTCCAGTACAGAGCTGTACTGTCTGCGCTAAAACTAGAATTATTATTAAATTGTATTGCACCGGAGGTTCCAGCAGCGAAAACCTGTGGTACAGCCGTGACCATCTTGGTTCCGTCAGGAAAAATAAATCCTGCGCTTGGAATAACATAGCCATCTCTAGAAATTCTAGCTTTAATTTCAACATTGTTATTAAACGCTAGATAACCATCATCTAGCACTTCTAATGCCCAATGAGAGTTTATAAAACCGTCTGTCTCCGACGGAAGTGCTATCAGGTGTAGCGACGATGGACCGAAGTATCCGTCCTTCCATCTGTATGTAGGAGAGCCAAGGCTGTATGCATCATCTTCTGCTGGAATAAGATCTGTATTTATTGATGTAACTAATAGATTTGAAAGATATCTATTTGCGACATTTGATGGCGTGGCAGTAGATACCCATATAGAGCCATCGCTGTACTCAATTTCCGTGCCACTCCAACGTATGGCCCCCGCACCTGCTGTGGCCGGTGATGCTGCCGTGTAGCTTACGCGTGCAAAGCCAGAGAAGTATCCATCTCCAGCAACATGTAAATTATAGACAGGTGAGGTTGTACCTATACCAACCATACCCGAAGAATCAATGGCTATTCTACTTGATAGTGTAGTACTACCTGCTGAAACAGTTTTTATATCTAGCGTAGTGCCAAAGTCAGAACCACTCCACACTGCGTCTGCAATAGATTCAATTTGTGCACCAATATTAAAGGTTGCGCCATCAAAACCGTAGAAATTATGTCTTCCTAAAATATCCCCTACAGACACTTCTGCCGGAAGTGCTTCTGTTCCCTCCGCTCTGTAGTGTGAGAATGCATGTGCTTCTGATGCTATATTTGAATATACTGAGCCACTATGTTCCGTTACTCCTGAGCTACGGACTGTTTGTATAGTACGTGTCAGATGTAGATCTTGCCATCTAAGTGTCGGAGAGCCAATATCATAACCGTCTGTTATAGCTGGGAGTAGCGATGTATTTATGCTTGTGGTGGTAAGATTTGATAGTGCTGAATTAGCTGCGCTATTTGCTGATGCTGATGTAATTCTGCCTTTAGAATCAACGCTTATTGTAGCAAAGGCATAAGTATTTGGGCTAACTCCGGTAGTAGCGAGTGCTATAGTTGCATTGCCTCCTGCGCCACCATCTGTCAGTGTCAGCTCTCCTCCGGTTGGCACAAGAACTCTTTCTTGTGTCAATGTGGCGTTTGTAGCTAATGTTAAATATTGTGCATTAACTGGAGCTGCATAACCGTCAGCAGCAGCGGTAATTCGACCCTGTGTATCTATAGTTAATTGCGGTTGCGAATATACGCCTGGAGTTACTCCAGTAGCGGCCATGCTTAATGTGACCGCTGCTCCGGCACCGCCGTCAGTAATATCAATCTGCCCGGCTGTTCCAGTTAATATACGTTCTTGTGTCAATGTACCGTCGGCTACTAGTGTGACATATTGCGCATTTGCAGGAGCTCCTCCCCCAGACCCTGTTTGCGGGGCCCACTTTATACCAGTACTTTCGGCAGAGTCTGCTGTAAGCACATACCCATCTGTGCCTATAGCTAGGCGTGTATTTGTAGAAGCATCTCTAACTACCAGGTCTCCTTTGGTAGTAGTTGGACTGAGAGAGTTGAATGCACTTGATGCGCTAGTCTGTCCAGTGCCTCCCTTTGCAATTGATAGTGTCCCTCCAATATTATTAAGGGTAAGTTGCGCCTCTACGACATCTATATCTACTTCGTTATTTGGAGAATCAAGTGCAACAGATATCTTCGATGAACCTGCATTTATATTACGAAATTGAAGTATGTGGTCAGACTTTTGTTTAAATAGTCCAACGCCTCCGGCCCCAATATTTGCACCTGTATTTGCTTCGCCAGAATTGCCTACATAGTTGTCTCGAATAAACTTAATTGTAAATCTTAGATCAGTACACGTAGAGTTCTGTGATATTATTATTGATATTGTCTGTCCAATAATAAAACTATTATCTGTGGCATGTAATTGTGTCTCTTCGACTGATGAGACTGAATTGTATGTTCCTCCTAGCACTGTGCCGTCAATATAGCCATCTAGTCTACATGTGCCAGAACTTGATTGTGTTGTTATGGATTCTATGAATCCAGCAAATGGGGAGTAGAGGACGAGGAAGTATTCTTTATTCGTAGGGCTCTCTATGTGAGCACTTATAAAGTCTGGTGTTTCTCCTGTAGCAGTGCCCCATCTTAGGCCCGTATCTTGAGTAGAATCTGCGATAAGAAGATAGCCGTCTGCTCCCACAGCTAGTTTAGCTAAGTCTGTGCTATTGCGCGTGAGTAAATCACCCGGATCAGTAATTAAATAGGCCCCACCTGCTCCGCCTATACCACTTTCAAGGGCATCTAAACGAGAGCGCACAGTTCCATGTGTGCTGCTAGGATTTATACCAAGCTCAGTCTCTACAGCTACTACTGCAGTGCGAACGCGATTTATATCATCCGCGCGCACTGGACTTATTAGATCATAGATGAGTGGTAATTGGGCATATCCATCTATGCCCAATGGGTATATTGTGCCAGCCATAGAACCCCAGGTAAGCTAACTGGTATATGTGTTATTTATTAGTACCTATGTATGGCCATTATGTATGAATTAGAAATCCCGTCACTCATCTATACTAAGATATTCCTCTGCTGCTTTCTTAATCATTTCAGCTTCAGGATACTCATCAACTAATTGACTAATATCTGCCGAGACTATAAATTCTGCTATTTTATGCTTTTTCTCAGCAACTGTACTTCCTGTTTTGACAAAATCTTTTAGTATTAAATTATACACTATCCTAGTTCTTGGGTTTCCCATATCTATCTTCATGTGGCCCTCGACATTGTTGATGTATTTCCCAGTGCTAGATCAGTTGTTGGCTGAGCAGCAAAGGTTGTAGTAGCATTTGCCCCAACTGTTATTTCATTTCCTGGTGTAGAGCTATTTGTTAGAAATGTATTGCAGCATGCCTTTGCATTTATTACGGTACCACTGGTAATAACTACCGGTACTCCGGCAATGGCTCCTGAAAATCGTCTGCTGGCATTATTTATTAATTTAACTATTGCACCATCATTTACTGTTAATGCCCTGGTTGGGGTCCCCTGTATTTTTATGCCATTACCAGCATTTGTCATCTCCAAGATACCATCATATTGTACTGTAATACCCTGACGCTGCGTCTCATTATCTATATCACTGATATTACAGCGCGACTCGATCACTATGCCTGCAGCTGTAAATGCCCCTTTTACTGTTATACTGCTAATTGATGCTAATAATGTACCGCCATATGAGTTTACCGTTAAGGCCCTTTGTCTTATGACGCATCCTGTTAAAAATCCATCTACGATTACCACACTTCCTGAGTTGCTGGAGGTGCCGTCAAATGTTATAGAACCTCCGCTATATCCTAATAAATATAGTGCTCCAATTGTATTATAATAGTAACATCCCCACATAAGTACTCTTTTAAAGTATGTAGCATTCGAGCTTAATATTTTAACACCTATTAGTTCAATTTTTGATGTATCATCGGCATACAATTCAAATTGGTTTCCTTCATCATCTATAGTTGATAGAAAGGGATGTAGTGCTATACTGTCATCTCCGGTGAACCCTGCCGTAGCATGCAATGTTGGGCTCGTGCTGTTGAGTACACATAATGCTGAGATATTATCTGTTGGACCACCATATGATGAGTAATCTAGTTCTAACCAATGTGTAGTCTCATCTACTGTTCCTGTCCAAGCAGATATGGTGGTACTCGCTCTGTGAGTGTATCCGCTGACTATTGAAAATGACTTACTTCCATATTCCCATGTCTCTAAAGGGCTTCTTCTGTCACCTATAATTTTAATATAGACACCTTTTTTATTTAGCGTGAATTTGCTAAATGTTCCTGTACCAAGATGTACATTTACACTTTTGCCATAAATAGTATAGAGATTCTCTGGTATCGAATCTATTGCTGCTTGAATAGTCCTGTATGCTGTTGCATACGAAAGTCCGTCGTACCCGTCATCACCACTTATATCAACATATATATCAATCACAGTGCCGGCCATTGAAATAATGTCTTGCCGTGTACTTCCTGGCGCCTGTACCCAGGTAAGCAAATCAGATGTTAGTATCCATTCCATTCCAGTGTCATTTGTGCGTACGCGCATACCTTCTGTTCTGCGGGCAGTTGCTATTGCATTTCTGGCAGTAACGTCCGCTACTGATAGATACCCCCCTTTTCCGTATGCTGCATCGTGAGTTGGAAAGGTGCCGTTATTCTTCGGGTACACATAATCAATAATCTCTACTGGCATCAAGTCACCACCACTGTTGTATTACCCAAGTTTGCATTTGTAGACTTATATAATACATAGTCTTGGGTTACGCTATATATATTCGTCACGGATATAGTTCCGACTAAAGTAAATCCACCAGAAAATCCACCAACTGTGAATGTAGGCGTTCCGTATGAGCTTGGAGCGGCATAGTATATGTGGTCGGTTGCTCCGGCAGTAACCGTAAATGTAAGTGCTTTAGTTGCAAGCAACTGGTAACTGGGCAGTCCTTCTATGCCAGCTTCGGTAGAAATGCCATCTACCCCTATTCCATAGTACACGCGAGGTCTCCATCTCATAGTTGAAGTTAGCACTGAGTTTGGATCTACTCCATCATTTGCTGTAAGTGTAAATATTACAGAGCTATTATTTGTTGTTTTGACGAATGGTCCGGCAGAGTTAAATGCTGTTGGAGTTGATGTTACATCTACAGCGCTTGAGCCATTATTATCTGTCAGTATAGCTGAGGCCGGCGTCCTGTTGTAGGTAGCCGTGAAGCTAGCTGGACTAACCGACTCTCCCACCTCTCTAGTGGCAGATGTCACTGCAAATGTGGATATTGCAAACTGGGCCAATATATCTGATGCGCGGATTCCTCGCCAAGAAGTCGTACTTCCATCTGTATAAAGAAAGTTTCCGGCATTGCCACTTTGTGATGGCAGTATAGATTCCATATCTGATATTACTGAGTTGTCAGACAGTATAATTCCTGAATCGGTCTTTATAAATCCTGATATGTCTAAATGTGCTGTTGGAATTTTTGATATACCAACATAGCCGTCTGGTGTTATGATAAGTGAATCTGAATTATTCGATACAGTAAATGACCCGCTACTATTTAAGCCCAATCTCCAATCAGTCTCAATTCCTACTTCAGCTGCTGTTCCTACAATATGTAGTGATGTCGGCCCAAAGTATCCATCTTTCCATCTTAGTGTTGGAGACCCTAATAAGTGAGTTGCGTCTGTATCTGGCAATAGATCTTGATTTATCGATGTTGGACCTAAATTTGATAATGCTGTATTTGCACCGCCGGATATACTTAGAATATGCTCTGAAATCTCATCAACTGCATCGGCAATCCTCGTTGTTGATGTGAAATTAAAATATCCGTCTGAGAAGTATCCATCTGTAGGCTGACCTAATGTAAGTGAATCTGGGTCTATAGTGGTACCAGCACTGTTAGCATTATATCCATCTGCATTTAATTTATAAACCACGACAACGTCTGTATTTATCTCAGTGCCAGGCATTGTGTATAGCCTATTCGCTACTACGCTTTTTTTTCTATACTCAATAAAGTAACCTACAATTCTTCCGCTAGAACTTGGAGTTATAGTTAGTTGCCCATCTTCACTTACATATAACTCTGTATTTGGAAGTAGCGTGTCGTCTATTGTAGGATCTATTGCGTCTATACTGATGGTATAGAACCCTTCGGTCCCCCATACTGTAGCTTTACTGCTAGCTTGCTCGTATGTAATGACACCATGACCAGTGGAGAAGAGAGATGTTCTTTCTGCCGCTATATTAGAAAATCCTCCACCATTTGTCCCTGGATCTGTAAAGAAAAATGGGCCTATGTCGGCTTCATTAGCTAATCTAAATCCGGTCCTGTCAGTATCAACATAAACGTCCGTTGCTGTTTTTTCAACAACAGATACTTCTTTTTTATCAAGAACTACTACTTCTCCGCCTTTCAATAGGCTTAGTTGAGTATCATCAAAATCAAAATGACCAAGTGGCACCAGGCCTGACTGAAACGGTTTAATCATTGCTTACAATCCTAGGGTGCCAGCTTTGAGCTTATTCATCTTTGCCTCTGCTTCGCTTCTGGCTTTTCTTATTCTTTCTTCTATATCTATCATAAATTGATCTTTTGTAGGTTGACCATGTGTCTGAGTATTAGATGATTTGTGATCTAGTATATATACTAGTTTTGATAGTGTTATATTTATTTGCTTCAACTCATTTAAAATCTGTTCGTCAACACTCATCCTCGGCACCTCTGAGTATAATTACATTCGTTAAGACAGTTGTGGTTTTATTCGAGATTTTTAATATTATTATGATAAATGTTTGGTGTCAAAGATATTAAATACTTTTGCAAAAAAACCGATCTATAAGATAACCGAGATCGCGGAGGAAAATATTCTTAGACAAATGCATAGGGCGATCCAAGTCTTTACTTCCTATTACTTCCTATTACTTCCTATTACTTCCTATTACTTCCTATTACTAAGTATTCTATATAATTCTACGAGTTTATTTGCCTTATGAGCCTCGTCTTTTTGTGATCTACGATTGGTACATTCAGCTGTCAGAGATGCCTCATATTCGATATAAACGCGTTTCGTGACACTACTTCTAAACAACCTACGCCACACACGTATGAGTCCATATAAGTACTAATCGATAACATCTAAGATAATAGTTCTACGTCCAAGATATTAAATACTTTTGCGAAAAAACCGATCTATAAGATCACTGAGATCGCGGGGGAAATATTCTCTTATTCTTCCTCAGCCACAATGTAGTAGCATTATACCCTTCAGAAATCATATCTAACACATCTGCTTCTGTCATAACTAGATTTAAACTATTATGTTTAGTATTTATTGTAATAACATGAGTATTCTTAGCATCCTCTAATCTCTCATCTACCATAGCTTCAAGCATCGTATCTACAACAGCACTTGTGTAATCAAATGCATTAGAAATTTTATTATGTTTGTCATGCACTGATCTAATTCTAATGCCTATTACCATATCATCTGCCTTAAAATGATCTATAAGAAAATTACCAGCTAGTCCACCATCCACATATCGCTCACCATCTATCACCACTGGCACGAATACACCAGGAATTGACATGCTAGCTCTTACTGCAAGTGAGATATCCATATTTGGATCTGTTGCTGTGGAGAATACTCTCATCTTTCTTTGATCAATATTGCATGTTACGATATGCAGAGGGATCTTAGTGTCCTTTAGCTTTTTAACCAGATATTTATCTAGCATACGCTCAATCTTATCACCCTTTATAAATCCCCATTTTGATAAGAGAGACCATATGGAAGGATCATATAACTTATTTTTAATTGGAATAGTCTTCTTCATTAAGTCTATTAGTTCATAATTTGGTTTATAACCTGAAGCTAGAAGCGAAGCTACGATAGCGCCCCCGCTCGTGCCAACTACCTCATTAAATACCAGTCCATGCTCCGCTAAACAAATTATAGCACCAACATGCACTGGGTATGGAGTTCCTGAGCCGGACAGGACTAATTTAAGATTATCCATAATACCTCACCTTAATAAATTCTTACGTATCTTTTCACCTATAGATCCCGGAGAGGATATAGCAGATGTGTTTAATCCCCAATTAATATCAGCAGTATGCTTAAACACTGTGCTGTCATTTACAGTAGCCGTGCTGCTATTCGATATAATGCTTTCTTCATGAATATTAAATACCCCTACTGTTACGCTAGCATCTAATGATATTATACCAGGCGATAGCCCAATATCAGCAATAACCGGCTGAGAGCAATTAATAATATTAATATCTCCAATAAGACCACGAATAATACAAATCAAGCCACTACTGGCACCATTAAAGTCTAATGTAATTGGAGTTGGTAATGCAGAAAAACACTGCAACATAGTGCATTGCTGGTTGCCTTGAAAAGTGATTGGGCCAACTAAAGCCGACGTAAACATAGTGCTGTTGCTAATCACGGTATTCGTCACAACACACTCGCGCATCAAAGTCCCAGCATCGAGATATCCTGATAATGTAAGATTCTGAAATTCACAGTATCCAGCATCTGCACTCTCACCTATATACATGATAGTATGAATACTATTCCCTACGAATGTAAACTGATGAGTAGAGTATGAACCAGACAGCAGGTACAGATCTTTTGTTACATATATAGTCTTAAGACCTCTTGCCGTTGCAATTGAGATTGCGTCATCCATGTTATTAACAGGGAATCCTCTTGTACCCATAGGAAAGTTAGTCCCGCTATAAATACTATTAGTATCTATAGCAACACCTCCGCTATATGCACTGCTCTGTAGCGAACCAAGATCTGTAAGACCAGCAGAATTCGCTGATCGCACAGACACCTGATTTACATTAGTTATGTCCGCTACATTAGAATTTGCACCTAATAAGTTGACAGCATACTGGCCATCCTCAAAAGTGATAGTATATCCATTTATAATTTCAATAACTCTAGCCAATGTGACGCCACCTACAGTGACAGGGGGAGAGTGATTGTGTGTATCAAGAAAAGATATCCCGTCGACCTCATCTTCTAGGTCTTTTAACTCAAGTCTAAATTGATTGAGATCAAGTTGTCGTATTTCTGTTGGTGTCGACTGAATCTCAAGCATATATGAACGAGGAATAAAGATGATCTTATCATCCCAGTCGATGGTAATCCCGGTCTGAGCATACCCTTCTTCCCAATAATTATTATCTACATAAAGTACTGACATTTACTATCCCCAAAATGAAGGAGTTTTATTCTTAGTTCCTATGCCTGTAGATTGATAATGTATATCAGCGAAGTGGATAAATGGCGCTACGACGCTCATATCACTTGTGGTGATGTCATTGCTGTCTAAAAAAATTCTACATAAGATAAGGCCATCTGGCTCCAATAGCGAAGTATTTATAGCAGTCGGAGATCCTCCCGCTGTAGAGGCTTGAGCTTCGGCGATTAAGTGCTGGTACTGAGTAGTTGAGGCATTTTGTGCAATACTTAGAGTTGAGGTAGATGAGAATGCTGCTTGGTTATGTCCTTTAGCATATGTCATCTCAATGCCAAATGTCACGGATCCCCCTGTTACAACAGTACTCGTATGAGACCAATGAATGTGCATGTAGAGCTCACTTCCGACTACATAGTCATGTGGTAGGTGAAAATTCACAAATGCAGCGTCATCTTCATCAAACTTAATCTGATAGATCCCATTTATATATAATTCTTGCGATGCTGGGTTTGGGGCACCAGTGTTGATTCCTATTTCTCCAACTAAATCTACCCATGGAAATGTTGGAGCGTCAATGTCGACCTTAATACCAACATTCTGTGTTTTTGGAAAGGTCTTTCCATTAGGGATCTCATCCAACTCAGTGAAATTATTATCTACCTCAGCATGTGAAAGAGCAGAACCTTTAGAGGCCCTAGTTATAATCGCCATATTATGTCCTTACTGATGGTCCACTACCAAACGTCATTGCCTTCTGTACACGAACGAGCTGTTCGAGCTCTAACATTCGCTGATGCAAGGTAGACACTGTTGAAATTAATCCGTCAATTCTTTCCTGCTGCGTCTGACACGTACTGCGTAACTCATCCAATGCTTGTATGACTGCCGCAGTATTTTTTCTGTCGACCTCTATCTGCACTACCTTCTTATCAAAATCATCCATAAATAATCCTTATTCATCAGAAATCATTTGCAAAGTCGCAGTAAGTCCAGTAGAACTATCAACTGTTCCTACAAATGTAGTGGTTTTATATAGTGGGGACGAGGTTGATTTTCTCACCTTACCTGCAATTGGCTGATCTGATGGGAATACTCTTGACATTGTAATTTGTCCATTAATATCAGTCATTCCTGATAATACAGCAAATGTTGCTTTGATAGTACCTGTAGGATTACTTCCCGGTGCAGATGGCATCGTATACGTATAGGTATTATTATCTGTTTTGGTTATAGAAAATACCCCATTGTTCTGATAATGACTAGCACCCTTTATCTGAACCTTATCATTAGTACTTAATCCGTGACTCGTATGCGTTACAGTTGCCGTAGTGCCAGAGTTCACTATAGTAACTGTAACATCGAATGGCATTGGCCCGCCTGAGGCGGCTAATGCCAGGACTCTAGCCGACTGAATGGGAGTGATAGTTGTGTCTACTACAGTAACGGTAGCTGACACTGATCCGGCATTTACAGTCGTACTTGAACCTGCACTATTGCGTATAGTCGGAGATGTACCACCATTTACATTTATCGTAATACTTCCTCCACTATTATTAAATACACACTCATTTCCAGTAGATCCATCGGAACCAGCATAACCAGAGAATACGATATTATCAAATGAATATGTTCCAGTGGCAGTAATCCATATAGCATGTCCTGTACCGCCAGAGGTAAACGATATATTGTCTACATTATCCATATAAGAATTATTTGTAATCTTTAATTGGTATCCATCAGTGCATCTCAGGAAGTCTACAGCCGTTATAGCCGCCGCGCCGAATAGCTCAACCATACCAGAATTAACTACTTGCCCACCAGTCCAGGTACAGTTCACATCCAGATCAATTAATCTTGCCCTTTCAACATTTATATTAGTCAAATCTACATTTGCTACTCCGGAAAAATCAAGATATACCTCAGTAGAGCCGGCAGCCTTAAATATACCACTAGATAACTGAACGTCTGTCGTGCCGGTCCCTTGCCGACATATGAGACCATAGAAGTCACTAGCTACATATGCATCCTGCCACACTACAGTAAACCCACTATCGATAAATTCGGTATTAGTTGAACCCGATGATGCTCCTATATATAATTTGCATAGCGGGAATAGAATTCCGGATTTGGTCTCTAGTGCGCCATAGCGATTTGAAGACGACTCCTCATATGTCGAGAAATCACTAAATTTACCTTCTGCTGACCCTGCATCGCCATTAGTTATACTATAACCAGTACCAACAGACATAACGTCTAAGAAGCAATTATCTGACGCACCCATTATTGTATTAAGAATCTTCCACCTTACACCCAATCCATCTACTCCTGATAATTGAGCAGGATTTCCAGTTGTCGTCCAGGAAGCAGAGCCGGCAGTGACTGTGTCGAAAGCCCTTGCTGGATTTATAACATAATATACCCAGCCACCTAGATACCCTGATTTGGGACCAACATACCACGTTCCAACACTATCAGTAGCAAGATCATCCGCCACCACAATTCCAACCCCACCATTTGCAAGCGTATCAACTGAGCCCTGCAATTGAGTGATCATAAATATGTGATCAAATTGATTTGCCCCTCCTGAAGAGAAGTTGAAAGGCTCGCCGGTAACAGCAGCACCTAATGCATAGGTAGTCACGGTAGCGGCAGAGACTTTATCTCCTACAGAGTTTGACCCCTCTAGCACATTATCGGCATTCAGAGCAACCGATCCTCCTACATAAGTAGTGGTGCTTTCACCATTAACGGCCTTGGTTCCTACAAATGAAACTACCGGTGCTGCCATTTATTAACTCCATAGCGATGGGCCATAACGATTGATGCCGCATGAACAGAATGGAATGCAATATTATTTGCCACTGGAATAGTTAATCCATTTGACAACTTACCGTACTCTTTCCATCCCTTGGCCGGGCCAAATAAATACCAATCAGCACTGTGCTCATAATTCCATAAACTTACTGTATTACATGTATTATCCCAGGGACATACTACGTGTATTATGCTACCATCTAGCTGTGGTAAATCTTTGGTTACTAAGAAGTATTCTAGATCTGAGTCAAATGTAGAAATTTGAAGCGATGTCCTATTGACAATAATTACCTTAGTAATATCTCCCGCAGATTTAATGGCATAATTCCAGGCCGAAAGATCGAGTCTCCGACCAGAGAATATATCAATATCATTATCTTCAAAAAAGAATAATATGCCTGCCATAATATATTACGCATCTGAGGTTCTAATTGCCGTAGCAGAGCCTCCACCAGATCCGAGTGATGCTGTGGTCTCGAACGTTTTAATCGGACTTGCGCCGCCGTCGCGCACGCGCACAAATAGTGAACGTGTAGATTGGAAAACTACAGTGAAACTTTCGCTAGTAGCCGAAGCAACCTTATCGATATAGCTAATAAATACATTATTGGCCGCGCTAGCATTATCTCCGGTAAAGTCAGTCGAGGCTGTTAAGGTAAATGTTGATCCTAGGAATGATGAGTAAGCTAATCTGCGATATATACCGCTATTTAACTGAACTCTAATAGTGCCAGATGACGGTGTATCGAGAGGTATTGTTGTAGATACAACAACTGCTGTTTCTGCCCCACCAGTCAGAGGAGTGCTAAGAGATAATTGATTTGTATGTAGGAGACCTCCGTTACCTGGCCCGACTAGAACCCGATCCTCTCCGCTTACCAGTCCGCTAACAGTGAATGACACATTGTTAGGTGGCACTCGAGATGTATTATTTAGATCGAATAGACGATCGCTAGCGGTCAGATCGGAAGTCTCTATACCTAGGCCATAGGAGCCTATTATAGCTGAACCGGTCGAGGCTCCGATAAATGGAAACGATAGTGCTCGTTCAGTGACAGTTACATTTACTGTTGCGGTGGCCGAAGTGTACCCATCAGTAATTATCTGATTGTCTATTGGGGCCACGCCTGTCAGTAACTGTATCCACATCTTGCTTGGCGCAGTAGTAGAGTTAATAGCGAGCATCTGCCCTGTGCCCGATGGCCATGATACCGGGGCCCACGATGAGAATGTGCCACTGGGACCATCGAGTTCAATTTCGTGAGTTATACCTCTAAATACTTCTCCGGTAATACCGTATAGTAATGGAGAGGCAAAGCACTTGAACCAAAGATCCTCTGATGCTTGTGCGGTCCAGCTTCCAGCAAAGCTAGATTTATTACCAGCGTGACTGCCCGTACTTGAACCGCTAATCTGAACATAATTAGATGCATTTCCACCGCTATATTCAAATGATATAGCGTAATAGCCATCAGCGATCATATTATATTGCGTATTAAATGCAATCTCATATTGTAAGTATGATGTCGTAAGTTGGCTTACATCGAACGTTACTGATGTTGCCAGAGCACTACTGGTTGGAACCGCAGTACTTCCATGAGTACCGCTAATCGCATATAAGTTTGCCGTAAGATTACCCGTTGGCGTACCAAACTTTTTAAGTCTAGCAATTACACGTGTTAGATTCTGAGGTACAGGGCCATTTCTAAATGACTGTGCTTGCCTAGTAGTCGTTCCGTCACCTACTGGATAATCAGTCGCTGTGCCACTGTAACCATCTTCTTCCGTGGAAGTTCGACTCAGCCATTTAGTTCGCTCATAAAGCTGATTTATGGTGTAAATGTCCTTATTCCACTCTGAGTAATATGGCTCGGTGAACCCATCATTGTCGACATCTAGAAGGCGATATCCCTGAGTGTTTGTTATGCCAGTCCAACCTTCTACTGTTGGTTCAGAAGTTTGATTATTAAGATCTGTAGCATAGGTTAATGCTAGTACGTTATTACCTCGCGACGTACCATTAATACGGAATTCTGAATAAGTCTGATTAAATACACGAGTTTGACCAAGAATACGACGGCCATCTATATCCGCACCACCAGTCCTGACCTTTATCATGAACCGATGGCTAATACCGTTATTAGCATCAGCGTTTAGACCAGTAGTCCAGAAATTTGGAGATGCTGGGCGACCGTTTTGGATAATCTGCAGATATGTACCTGGAGCAGAAAAGCAGACGATGCCATCATAGATGGTGTTACCGCTATCCTGTATAATGGAACCGTCATAGAGATGCTGAGCCGCAGTATTGTCGATATTGTATGGAGAATTTAATGTGATGATGTTATCAGTCGAACGCTCTGAAGCGGTAGCATCGGTAATATCAAGAATATCATTACCTGAAGCTTGAGCGTCATCCATAAGATCGCCCAACCATCGGTGAAATGAAATAACAGAATAATTACTTCCTGTGCCAGTATATCTAATATCGCCAGTAGCAGAAATGCTAAAGTCATCAGCTATTGCCATGCTAAATCCTCCAAGTCTAAATATCTAAGATGTGAATTAATATTAGTATGCTAAAGAGTTCTACCTACGATGTATAGCGACACATTAGATGTACCTACATTATTTTCATAGACAAGAAATACATTGCCGTCTAGACTGTCGTATGATATATTGACTGGAACGACGCTACTTCCAAGCCCATTGGCTACCAACTTAATTGTTGTAATATCGCTAATGTTAAAGGAGCTATCCTGACATAAATATAAATCCCAATCAGTAGATGTTGTTTCTACGTGAATTGAGTCAAGATAAACATATCCAGATGCCCAATACCCGTCATCTAAGAGAGTTATATTGCCAGCCGGGATATCATCTGCGGTAATATATATAGACCTTGGCGTAGGAGGAAAGTATGGCATTATGTTAGCTCCGTCACTAGAGCTCCTCCGCTACCGGAAGCCCCCCATATGCCAGAAATGCGTCCAGTAAATCCATAGGGCAATTCATAGTATCCATTTGTAGCTATCAGTGCAGTGAAGCTAGCAAGTGTAGCGTCTACAGGCCCAAAGGCGATATATAATAACTTATTAGAGCTGTTATAAATGGTAGCACCCTTCCTAAGATCATTATTTGAAAGTATTGTGGTCGCTACTGTAGTATTTGCTACCGTAGTCCTAGAGGCAGTATTAGCCTTACTTCTGTCTAATAAGGATGCGACATATCCATCAGTAGTAGAGCTAGCTACGCGTACAACTACACCAGGATCGCCAGCCTGTGCGGCACTAGTACGTACCAATACTGGATTACCGTAACCATCAGTCAGCCTTACATACCATATCCCACTCTGATTAGATGCAACCGTTCCTGAAATGGGCTGAACAGTAGTACCGATTGGATCTATCTGCAGTACTCCGTCTGAATTTGTGCGTATGAAACTTACAGTGTAACCATCAGTACCTGCTAACAACACTCCACTAGTTTCATTATCTAGAGAGTTGCCAGAAAGAACAACTGCGGAATAACCATCAGCACTAACTATTTCAGCAGATAGTTGATTTAGAACTATTACTCCACTCATTATGGTATCTCCGTAGTGGTAGAAGAGACTATAGAACTTCCGACATAATTAAAGTCAGTCGTTAGCCGCTGGACCTCAGTACCAGAACCGTCATATTGAATTGCAATCTCCTGTGATATTTTAGTGCCATTATATGAGTATTGAAATTCTCTGATCTTTAATATCTTAGCAGGAGATGTCCAATCGATTACAGCAGTCACCTTGCCGCCCACAGTAATTATTTCTTCAAAATACGTTTCTGCTAGATTATGCACCAACGTATCTAAGTTTTCATGCTGAGTCTCAGAGATCCCCGACCCAATCATTGATGCACTAGGCTGCCAGCTTGCCTCGCCAAGCGCATTAGATGTAAGTACATAGCCATCCACTGCTCCGCTTGGCATTCGAAAATACAATATCCCATCCAACTGCGCTGATAGAATGGAGTATCCATCCATATCCAATGCCCCGGCCATAGGCCTGGCTCCATCAACTCTGAGATAAATAGGATGGTCATCATCGCTAAGACCGGAGAGCAATCCGTGGTCTGTAATGCCAGCAGCCTGAATTGGTGCCCATGAACCTAATCCATATCCATCAGATCTAAAGAAGTATCCGTCGGAAGCTCCTGTTGGTATACGAAGTGATGTAGTCTGAATGAGCCCAAATACATCTAAATCAGCTGCTGGAGAGGCTACATTTATGCCAACACTATTGTTGAACACAGTCTCAGATATAAACGTCTTCTTTCCATAAATGTCTTCATCTTGATTCTGGTTAACATAGTTATCATCTAAAAATTCTAAATTAACGTCATTAAGAAACTCTGGATCCTCTTGGTATCCTGAGGGTAATGATTCGCCTGGTGGCAACTCAATTAAAAAATATACTCTACATGAGAGTGATGTGTCTGGAGCTGCACTTAGAATGACTGTAGTGCTTACATGAGATGATACAGTAACTCGATTGGATGGAAGATATCTGGCTGGAAATGAAAGTGTAGTTGTAGGAGGTACTGAGCTATTGCTGCTAATTGTTATCTGAGCTGTATCATTAAGTATATACGATGCGTTGAATGATAATCCCGTGCCATTCTGAAAGGCCGTAAGAGTTAGGCTCGTAGATACCGGGGCAGAGAAATCTTGATACTGCCATATCTTCATGGCCGGCTTTGTATTTCCAGCAAATAATAGCCAGTCTTCTTTGGATAAATAACCGTCTGAAGTGGCGCTTGCCTTTGGAATCGAAATTACACCAGACGATATTTCTAAAGGAGATTGAGCGAAGGCAATCGATGGAGCTATCCAGGAAAATGTATCGGAGTTAACTACTGCTGGAACTGCGCCTGGAAAATAATTATTATCGGCAATAATATTATCAGGTGTCACCAATCCATAGTAAAAGCTTGATAATACCAGATCGTGAATAACTAAAGTTCTTTTATTAACGACCTCATTATAAAGATCGCCCCATGGCTTCTCAAGAGCCTTTAGGATAAGATCTTCGTACAGAGATAGCTGCTCCACCTGATCGAAAAGATCTATTGTTTCACCAGGTAAAATAGTTGTAAGGCCCAAAAGCCTGACCGCTTTATGGGAAATATTTTCAACTATAAGCTTAGGCCTGAAGAATTTTACAGCCACTACTCACCAACCGGTTAAAAGCTTTTCTTGAAGATTGCTTCAATCTTAGGATTGTCAATCATATGACCATTTACAAAGAATTGTATACGGTCTCCTTGATTAAATGGCACGGACAGATTATTGCTGAATCCTCTACCGTCCTCGCCAACTTTAATAAATGCACCGGGTATGATAGAATTATTAATATGTACTTCTGCAGTCCATGATGAGCCTGGACTGCTAGATGCCACCATACCAACAAGAGTGCTCTTTAGAGGCAGTATATTGCACGTAGAGCCCCCTCCCTGCGCTAGGTACATATGTGCAAGGGTCTGAGTTGACCAAGCGCTTATAGAGCGCTCTGCTACGCTTAGCCAACTAGTTCTAGTACCATCATATACAAATAACTCAAAGTCTGGGGTCCTAACCCACAACTGCCCATCATAGCAGTTTAACGGAGGTCCCTGTGATACTGTTGGATTGGCTTGCCAAGTGCCGCTGCCCATTGCAGAAGATGTTAGTACGTGATATGATTGAGGTGCGTCATTTAAAGTTATTGAGTGAGCTGTAATTTTTCCAGCAACAGTTAAACTTTGATTAATCTGCTGATCTGATTCAAATATAACTGGTGACTTAAAAGTTTTCGTGCCATTTATTAATTCTGTCTTAGAGCTATTAAGGTCTATAAAATCAAAATATTCTGCGCGTAGCTGACGTACATAGTCCGGGGCACCAGAGTAGCTATCCGGCACATCAACTCCGGCAGGCAAGCACACTAAGAAGTATAATCTACATAATTCTTCTGCTTTAGGGGCAGCACTTAATAGCACCTCATCTCCAATATGTTGAGTAACTACAATCTGTGATTTAGATCCTAGAATCTTCCATCGTGATTTTCCAGGAGCGGACAGAGTAGATGCATTTACGATTACAGCGCTGCCATTTACAATAGATCCGGTATTAAACGGTATCGATGCAGTATTAAACGATGCTATTTTGCATTTTACTCCGATATTGGCGGGCAGGTCGTAGTATTGCCATATTCTAAATCCAGTAGTAATATTGCTAAATGCTAGCCAGTCCTCTTTGCTAAGATATCCTGATGTATGCGGACCCGCACGATCAATACGCAGTGTATCAGCTTCGCGTACCAACGGAGCCTCTACGTCAAAATGCCCGCCACCACCACTAACCCACTTAAGCATTGCTCCATCGAAACCTAATACCTTCCCTCGTTCAGGGACATTATTCGACACAATATGCTTAGCACCTACGCGCGCACTGTCAAGTGAGGTAAGTCTAAAATCATGAATGATTATCTTTTTCTGTAATTCGCTAAATACGAATAATTCGCCACTAGGTGAGCGTAGTGCGTCGATTATCCGAGATTCGCTTAGATTAGGTATAACTTTGAAAAGATCTGCCTTGGCCCCTGGACGCAGCCGATAGCTTCCAAAAAGGATAATGTCTTTATTTGAAATATTTTCAATATTAAAAAAGACTTCTGTTAAATCCAACATGCCACGCTCCAATGCTAATGATATATTACAAGGGCATTGGTATGGCTAAATATTAGTATGGTTTAGTCGAGAGCAATCTCGTATTTGGCGTGACCTAGACCCCAGAGCTTGTAAACTCCGGCCGCAGAGGCAACTTCCCTTTAAGAGCCTCTTGGTGCGCAGCTTCATCTGGATGAGCTTCTACAACGTGTTTAATGATGCGCGATGACGGCTTATGGCATAGCGGACAAGTCTTCATGTGGAAAATACTGCTAGCAGATGAACCATAGACAGAAAATTTAAAATAATCGCATTGCTGAGAATATAATTCTGCAGATCGACACAAGACTATTAGGTCCGGCTCCTGCCTGCGGGAATCTCCAGTTCGTATATAATCGACCCTACCCCATATAACCTATGCAATCCAGCCGCTTCAGCAATCTCGCGTTCAGTACGACCGTCTGCAGCACGATACTTAAATCTATGGTATCGTCTTATACCGTCCGTATAGCAGTAATCTGGCTTAGTGCGACCAATTTCAGTAAATCCATTCACACGATATACATTTCCAGTACCATAGCGCAAATCACAGTACGATAATATATGAGTATATGACGCACCTATTTGATTAATGATATTACTTAGTAATTTACTGAAGGCGCCCCTAACAATATATCCTGATTTTACTGCAAATCTAGCAATTTCTAGATATCCGCTATACCGATTAGTGAATGGCCTGCGCATAGATATAGCGGCTATAATTTCATTATTAAATTCTAGACCAACATACATGCTGCCGGTAACGTGACCTGATATATGGTTATTGTCAAAAAATGCTCTTGACTCTTGTGATGATAGTTGTCGAACTAGACACTGCCTGGCCGAGCAGCGGATTAAATTCTCGCTACCTATTCTAGCATCAATCATAGAGCTAATTAGGACCTTCTTTGATCGCAATTCATCTAAGAATAATATTAGAGGATTTGAGGTACTAATGGCTTGTTGATAAAAGTCACGGGCAAGAAAAGAGTATGTTGAGAATATATCTGAGATTGGAAGGATTAGTATTATCTTATTATCTTTTGAGATTATACCATTGCGTGGATTAAAATCTAATCCAGACTCAGCTGCAAATTCTTGAACCTCTCTAATGTGAGATGAGTCCAGAGTAACTAAATCCGATATAGCATTAAGTACATTATGTCTATTAGAACTCGAAGCTATCGCCTTCGCATTAGCTAAAGCTTTCTTCTTTCTACCAGCACGACTTAGCGACGTAGCTGCACGAAGGCGACGCGCTCGCTCTATAGTATCTACGTCAATAAAACGGCGCAGAATCCTACTTATAGTCATTTTATTATTGAAGATAATATCCGGATGTTTAGAAATCTCTGCTACGGTTAAACCTGAATTATAGAGTTCTATACACAGCATTTCATTCTGACGATATACATCACTGTGTACTAGTTGCAGATGTTTCGCAATATATTTATGATTGCTATTGCATATCGGACATACTACTGTCTCTGCCATCTGTAGCCTCCATGAGTTTTTCTTCTTCCAAGACAGCATGCTGAGACTTTGCCCGGACTAAATCCGTCTACAGAAGTTGCAGATATACTGGGATAAATACGAATCTCTCCAGTATGAACAGAGGTGCCAATAACAGATCCCTTACCTTTCTCTTCTGACTCATATGCGCGTGGAGTAGTCTGGTCATCCCACTCCCAAATACATCTCTTATGCGACTTTCTATGTCCATTACAGCAAGATATAACATTGCCAAGAGAATAACCATCACTCTTAACGTCAGAAACTCTGCTGTAGATATAAATTTCATTAGAGTCAATTGAAACTCTACGTACTGCCCTATTACATATCCTTTTACGCCTAGGCGATCTAGCATAAACTTGTTGATACCCATCGAAGCACCAACGATAACCAGCATGACTCTTTAGCTGCTTTTTGCAACAGGCATGTATGCCCTTATATGTGGAACCAGGAGTGTTTATCTCTGCATTCCTGATAGAGGGAAATTTCTGAACAGAGTATCCATCTATTTCAATACGCAATACATTAAATACGCCATTGACAGGTCTAAATTCTGGAGTTGATCCGTCAGCAAACTTCCAAAAATATCCACGATGACTAGATGCATGACCATGGCAACATGAGGTAATGCTGCCTTCATTGAAGTCACCATCCATAGCGGCAAGGTCGCGTGTTGCAAAGATAACAGTTTCGCCAGTAAGTATATTTGTACGGATAATTGGCCTATTCGGAGGAGGATTGGGAAGATCTACAATCATAGAGATGTTATATTCGGGTTTAATCAGATTGATCATCGACTGCTCTCTATCTCGTAAATCGTCCTGATCACATAGCTCTACGATCTCAAATACAAAGCTCCCTTCGCCATATTTATTCCATGCTGCCTGTAGATATTTCGAATGATGGACTCCTCTATTCAGCTCCCGCCTATGAGAATCCCATCGAGAAGAAATATTTTTCGATGATCCTATATATGAATGTTTGGAGACTAAGTTATAAATTCGGTAGATGCCGATCATGATGATGATCATATGAGCTTGTAACAATGGCTTGGACGAGAAATTTTAAAACCATGTGATTTCTACAAATAAAAAGCCCCGCAGGTAACCCTGCGGGGCAGATTATAGCGTCAATACGCCATTAAATCAATATCAGCCTACAGTTACGCTCTTACGGCCTACTGCAACACCGCGTGGGTTTGCAACGCCTATGCCGATAATTTCCGAGACCACCCATCCTAACATTAGACGCTTTGGTTCGTCCGCTGGGAGGATTTCGATGTCCTGTCGTACTGGCATAACACCGACGAATTCGGCATCAGCGCAAGCAAATACGGTACCTGGGGTAACCATCTTGCTGACGATAATGTCCGCTCCAAAGATACGGCCATAAAGACCGGTTTGGAGGATTTCACGGTGGGTAACCGGATCTACATCGGCAACGCCAGTGCCGTTCTGTGAGGACCACAGACGCATATCGTTAAACTCGAAGATGTTCATGAAGAACTTCGAGGTAGCCAGATCCCAGCGATCAACCTGGGTCGAGATCTCAACGAGATCGCGACGGGTTAAACCACCATCGACGATGTCCTGAGCGGTGTTTTCACCACTAAGGGAGGCGTCGGCTGCGAAATCCAGCGCAGCAAATGCGTTAGCATCTTCTTGAGCTTGGCAGCTCTGTTAATCTCCAATCGCTCGGAGTGTCGGACTATACCTTCTGCTACTATGTAGCAGTACCATTTGTAGTCTCTGAGGGGATTAGCTTGTACAACATACTTGGTACAACGATGTGTCGTAGCATGTCTGAAAGTTTCTTGGATGATTCTCTATCAAACGCAATCTCATAACTAATTTCGGTAGTTGTAGTGCGTTTAGAAATCCAAGTTTTTAGCCCAAACCTATCAAATAAAATATCCCTTAAGCCATTAATATCACTTCTTGAAAATGAATTAGTGTACAGAATATTTCTTTTACAAGTTCCAGTTAGTGAGCCATCATCCTGCAACCATACAGCCAGTGATAATACATTAAAGTGATTGGCTATATATTGTATATCAAGGGTCTTTCTTCCATTCTTATAAAATGCATTATATAATTGAAAGAATGCTGGGTGGCTAACTGTGCTAAAAGTGTACGAGTGATATATCTTTTCTTTATTCTTATGCTGAGCCTGACGCGGGTACCTTTTTCTATCCGGGACCCAATCTTTAAGTGCTTCAAACAGCCAAAAGCAATATTCTCTATGCTTAGCTGACTGCTCAATAATAAGAGACGGGTAGGTGTTCCTGCCTTCTCTTAAACGCATATGGCCGTCGCCCAAAAGCAATCCTATAATTAGGCTAATCTCTTGATCATCTAATTTTGCCTTAGGATGGCGTTCATATGGCTCAATAGCTTTAATCAAATACTTATTTCTAAGTCTGTGAACCTGCCCTACTGTTAAATCAAATTTCTCTGCAATTTCTGCATCAGAAAGTTTAATTACTACATAGAGCTCATAAAGCTGTTCATAAGAAAGGATATCTTCGACTTTCATTTAACTATCCCCTGCTGATTGTCCCATACTGTTTAGATTATTACTCGATTATTCGGTACTAAACAGCTTCGAGGATTTCCAGCATAACCTGGTATTTAACGGAGACCCAAGGTCAGTTGATCTCCTGGCGTGCCTTTTGAACAGCACGGTCGATCACATTGAATCGACGCATCTTGACTTCACGGATACGAACGACCGGGTTTGAAACGATTTCAAATTCCGGAACGTTTATGCGGTCGCCACGAACTTGTGATTCTGGAGCTGAACCGTTGCTGGCTACAACTACTGCAGCCACATCGACGTCGCGATCATAAACGGCAAGGGCGCCGTTTGGCAAAGGATCTACGACGAAAGCCTTTCTCGCAACGCCTTGATAGTCAAGGTTGCGTCGGATCGGCAAAGCCATGGCTTGGCCGAGTGCAATCTTGCCTTCGGTTGTTTGAAGAGCGCGCTTAACCATGTCGTCACGTTGCTGCTCATTGAGGGATGGGCGGCCGGCGAGAGACTGATTTGAGCTCATATGATTTTGAATAACACTTGCATACTTGGCAAGGTTAGAGACTGCATCGGCTACTGATGTAGCATTCAGCTCTCCCTTGTCATTAAAAAGACCTGTAGTCATTGAATATCTCCTATAGATATAGTTTTTACTTTCACTTACTTAACCTTCTTATACTATCCTGGAGGCTTTAAGACCGCAATTATGGGACGACCATATATAGCATCAGCATGCATTGCAGTATAAAATAAGTGGGGTTTTTTAGGCCCCACTTATTAGAGATCAGCTATCAGAGAGCGCGGGTCCCGTGTCCTGCATGGAATGAAACTACAATGCGTGGGTAGAGCACCGAGAGGGAAGTCGTACCAACCAACTTAGGTGGTGTGGTGACGAGTGAACCGCTCGATGAGAACTCAATAAATGTAGCTACGCCCGAGTTGGCTACTGCGCCTGAGCAGGCAGTATGAGCTAGCTTAGAGCTGGCATTGTAACCAAGTGAGGCACCGGGGGTTAGGCCTACCGATGTAAGTGTCGAGACGAAGTCTGAGGCCAACGAAGAAACTGTAACTTCGTAGGTACCAGGCTTATCCCATAGGGTTACCTTACCTGAAGCTGCGGCGGTATGCGGGCCGAGATTGGTTCCAGTCGTCGACATGCCTACCGGTACACCGATAGATTCGCCGAAAGAGGTGCCATAACCAGCAAGACCGTCATCAGCTAGAGCAAGAAAGCGGTTAACGTCGCCAGCCGCAGCTAAATAAGCAACAGCGCGATTTGTGATAGAGCCTGAGGCATCATAGAGATAGCCGTCAGTTGCGTCTGCAGCAGCCTTCTCGGTAGAAGAGAGGGCGGTTGCAACAGCAGTGAGTGACATAACTTCGCCACCAGTAACGCTGGTTAAGCTAGTGTCGAGACAATCGAAATGACCCAGCGGTTGAAGGCCGGGCTGCATGGGGAAAAGAGCCATGATTTATTCCTTGTATGGATTTTGTTTTATACTGCTCAAACAACTTGATACAGAAAAACAGGTCAGATTTTTTACTATTTTATTAGTAGTCGTAGTAATATCGATACTATTTTAAGAGGCTCTCATGTGGTTGAGCGCGTATTGCTTGTGCCTGAGACTCTACTAATTCGGTTAGATTTATGATCTTATTTATATCAGAAGCACTGACTAGTAATGAGTAGCTTCCATCATTATTCATCTTTACAAATCTTGAAATGTTTAACTGCATTGCAGTCTCGGCAGCAGTATTAGGATCTTGCACAGCAGACGCACGCTGTAGACGAGATCTTAATGAATCGACCATTCCCTTAATACCTCTATACCACACGTCATCAATGATTCCATGCGCAGGGCCAATCGGCTCATAAGCTTGATTAATAAATAATTGTGCTTGAGTAGTCAAAGATTTGTCTAGCGGAGTAGAATCTGCATTACTAGACGTTGCAGGCTCTTCTACACCAGGAGCGTCTAACATTTCCTTTGATTCAAATGGATCCTGATCCTGCTTTGCTCTAGTTGCACCCGCCTCTTGCGATGCAGCATAGTTCATTAGATCCTTATATCCGCTCATAACATTTGACTCATATAATTTAAATAAAGGGAACCAGCCACCGGAGAGCTTACTTTCAATAACCTCATCTCTAATCGGCTTATATGCATCAAACGTATTTTTGAGTTCCTCAGTAGAATCGTGTAGATCCTTTAATGCTAGTGGCGATTTATGACTTGCATAAGCATTGGAGTCTGAAATCCATTTTGAAGTTGCGCCCTGCATACTTGTTATTGCATCCCGTAATTTATAGATGCGTGTCTTAAATGCGGCGAATGTGCTATCATCTTTCCATGAATCTACATTATCTCCAAGCTTTTTTAAGTCTGCAGCTAGGTTATCTTGCTTTCCTTTATAAGCATACCATGCAGCACCAGTGGCAGAGAGGATTGCTGCCACTCCCTTCACAACAGCAGGGATAGCGAAAAGAAATGCTGATTTCGTTAACTCACTATTCTTTTTTTTTATAACTGAAGCTATATCGCTAGCCAATGAATCCAATTCATTAGCAGCCGAGCTATGACCATCTGCATCGAGATGGCTGGCTACAGATAAAAGATCTTCGACTAGAGCAGCATACTTATGCACCGCTGTCCCCGATGGATACTTGTTGATCATTTCAACGATCTTCTTATGTAACTCATTTTGATTTTCAACCAGACCGCCATCTCCCATGGCATCAGCAATATATACTGGTTCTGGATGGGCAAGCTCAATAACATCCTCTATCTTAACTGGATGCAGCTTTTCTTTAAGTAGCTCTACTTCTTGTTTATCAGCAGCTGTAGAGACAAATGCATTTGTTTCCAATGAGACAGTGGCTACATCTAGATCCGGGATAGTATCTGGAAAATCTACTGTGGCATGCCATAGCGGCTCTGGTGTAGATTGTTCAGGTAAGTCACTAAGAATTTGTGCATAAGCATGTAGGACTTCATCAATTTTCATATTCATATTAATCACCCAATATATCTTTAAGCTCGCTATTTACATGTGTGCTTATATTACGTATATTCTTATTAGAAGAGCTCTCGCTTGGACTATGCATATCCGTATCTGTAGCAGCATCTTGAATTGTATCATCAGCTTCAGAGATGGGGCTCTCTTCGATCTCCATACGCGTACGTGGCACATTTGTTTCGCCAGAACTATTCATTACCTTGAGGCCAGCAAATATTATCGCGGCTAATGCGGCAATCATACCTGCCTTTCCAACTTTACCTGAGAATAATGAAAGTAATCCACTATTACCGTGACGGGCACCATGCATTAATCTTGCATGCTTTAATTCCTGTCTCTGCAGAAGCTCTTTATTCTTTGCGGCATGCTTCATTTCTTCAGTCTGAATCTTTAGTCGATTCTGAAGTTGTTCACGTTCGGCTCGTGTTAGAGATTTGCGCGCCTGCTTAAGATCGCGATCTGATATAGGGGTATTTGTAAGGGCAGCAGATAGTACTTTATGCTGCTCTGGCGTAATTTGACCAAGAATAAGTTGCCGATGTAGATCAAATAATTTTTGGTCCCTTAAATATTTGTTCTCGATTTCGAATTTTGTACGGATCTGATGCTCCATCGCTGCGCGATCGCGTGAAAACTTAGCCTCTTCAACCTTGGCATGATGGGCAGCCAATTCAGCCTTTCCCTTATTTGCCTCGCGCACGGCATCTTGATCGAGTTCTCGCAGTAATTTCTGTTGTTCAAATGTCTTATCAACATACTGCAATCTACGTTGGTGCTTGCGCTGATCTGCCTCATCTCGCAGCCGCATCTTCTCCTGTTCAAGCGCCAGCTGGCGATTAGACTCTTTTGGTGACGGGGAATTCTTATTATCAGGAGATGGTTGGTTATGTACAGTATCAGTTGAATCAGTCGGAAATAATACTGGCTTAGGAGCGGGCTTTCTTTTAGCAACTGGCTGCTCTGCTTCAAATGAGATGGTCTTTGGCACAGGTTTCTTTGTACCGTTAGGCTGTTCGGCTTCAAATGAGATGGGGACTCTTGACTTAGTTTCAGCTGGATCTGCCGCCTGGATTACTAGATTGATAGATTCAGCTCCGGCCTTCTTACTGAATTTTGAAGCTAGGTCATTGAATACTATTTCTGCAATCTGAGTTGGATTTCCTGATGGTGAGTTTGTAACCACGGCATCAATGGTGCGCCCTATATCTTGTAGGCTAATGCCAAGCGCTCCCGCTGCAACATTGATAATTGCTAAGGGGGTGCTGACGAACATCAGTCCCCGCCCTCCCCAACGAAGGCTGTTTTCGAAAAAGCCCTTCTCATCATCCCATAATAAATCTTTAATTGGCTCCGGTAGTGACCCTAATGATGCATTGGAGATCTTTACTGTCATCAAATTCCTCTCAGACGATCCCAGAATGTCTGTACGCTGCTTGTAAGAGAAGCTCTGTTGCGACGTACAGCACCTATATCTGTTATCTGTGAATTAATATTTGGAGGGGTCTCCATAAATGTCTCTGCATATGGAAATGAGGAATAAATATGATTTATTATACGCAATTTATCATTACTAGAGGCTGAGCTGAGCTCTGGAATCCAATCTTCAAGGGTAGAAATTAATGTCTTTCCAGGCACAGATTGCGTATGTTGCTTTTCTTGTAAACTCCAATGCTCACGCAGATCGGCATCGGCCTTTATAATTGCTGAGGCTAAATTTTGATTCCTAGGATCTTCTAACAACGAGTCTGCTATTGCTCTTGTTGCTAATGCTAATTGATTTAAGCGTTGTTCATATGGAAGTGTGCGCGTAACAAGATTGTATTGTTCTAGTAATGCTAAGTACATTGGCCAGCCACGTTGCCATACCATAGTTAGTGGCATCTTTGCTTGTGTACCATTAGGCAAGGTTACCTCAGAAAAAATAGTACCCTGCTCTTTGACAGGGGACGGTCTTTGATAAAATGCAGTTTGTAATTGAAATATGCGATCAGCAATTTCATCTGGATTCTTCTGCAAATAATCAACACCCTTTCTTGTAAACCAATCAAGGATTATACTTATATTTTTAGCCCTAGGCTCATCTGTATATTTTAAGCTATCTAGCCATGCACTAATTGCATCATGAGTTTTCTGATCGTAAACTCCACTCACGCCGCCATGGTCGATCCTTCCATTATTAAGCAATATAGTTTGCAGTGCTGTAATGACTGGAGATGCGCCAGTGCTGCGATCAGGTCCAGTGCTATGACGCGGCGCTGTGCTATCCTGAGAACGATCTTTTGCTTTTGGAAGTCTGCTAGATATTGAGCCCATACTAATAAGCTCCCATTATAGATTCTAGAGCGACAACTATTGTTGCAAATGACGTCTTTAGCTGCTGTATACGACCCATCAATACCTGATCGGATAATGATTTATCTTTATCTAAATTAGATATATAGAAATCTAGGTCACTAAGGTGCGTAAGATTTGGTATTTTTGCTACAGCATCATCAACAGCTATAAATCTCTTAGGATCATTTGCTTCAACATGTTCAGTCCACGAATCAACAGCATGATACCTGTTATGTAAGTTCTTTAAGATGGAAGCGTATTCTTGAAATACCTTACTCCCTGGATTTTCTTCTCTTCGGCGAACAGGTGTGCTCGGCACATCTGCGCCACGAGTCCCATACTGCACTATTTGGCCAAGCAATTTATTTAATGCAGTTATAGCATAAATGAACCGCTGCGCTTCTGACTTCTTGCTTACAATAAATGTCCCGCCACCACCCAGCGCCTCTGCTACATCTGTGATGCTAAAGGAGTGCAATTGTCGATCAAGTTCATTTATCTTTGCCTCTGCTGAAAGAATATTATTAGAGGAGATTAACGCTTCAACCTGAGTCACTACACTGTGTAGTGAATCATAGATGTACCTATCTTGCACATCTCTGATACTAGCAGTATCTACTTCTGCTAAAATAGCCTTTGCCATTTGAATCAGACGTGTGGCTTCAGCAATATCAGGAGAATGAGCTGCTTCTTGATCAGCGGCAGAAATTAGTAAATCAATACGATTCACTGCAGTGGTAAATCCCATTGCATCTAAATTATTGGCTGCAGTTACAAGACGGCCAACGACTGCTGATTTTGCGGCTACATCCAAGTGACGCAAATGCGCCTCAAATAAATCTTCCACTAAACCCTCCCTAGAAGCATCAGTAATCTGAGTGCCTCCGCCAGGATGCGCGGATCTGTTGACATCTGCTAGCATTGGTAAGTAAGTCATATGTTTATATCCTTACGGCAATTGTGCTGGCGGACCTTTTTGAGGTGCAGCAGGAGATTGATATGCTACTTGCGGGGTTGGAATTGAAGCAAATCCAGCTGATGGTGCCCTCACAACCTTAGCGTCTGAAATTAACTTATCTAATTTAGAAAATAGTTCTCGCCAAGTAGAATAACCATTAGGAATGGAATTAGCCAATTCATCACTGACCTCTTTGGTAATTACGCCAGCCTGTACAGATGCTGCTAGCGGAGGCAACCCTTTAAGACCACGTAGTTGGTTTAACATGGAGATCACACGCCCATTGTTGGCCTTAATTCTGGCCGCTCTATCGGCACTCATCTGAGTATCTGAGCTGACTGGCATCTGAGTGGCTTGTGGGAAATCTGCAGCGATCTTTGCAAGCTCAGCATCCAACTCAGCTGCAGCAACATGTTCCCCCTGCTCATCTAGAAGATTTGCCAAAGCTATTAATTTAGTCATAGCCTGTACAAGCTTTCCAGTCGGCTTACTCTTAGCTACATCGTGCATCGCCTTTTGACGTTCGATGATAGTTTCAACATTAGCTAGATCCTTATCTTTAGGAGCATTGTTATCAAGTTTAATCGCAGTTCCACCACCTGGATGGGCTTTGCCAACCATCTCTGCCCCACTTTCTCCTGGAAGACCATATAATGTATTATCATGCGAAGCGACGGCAACTATATCAACAAATTCATTCTTAACAGGGCTGCTAATATCGAAATCTGGATAAAGATTTTCTGATGGTCTATCAAGTAAGCCATCAGCTTCAGCCTTAACATAGAAGGCCTCAAGAATCTCGCTTTCATTATATTTAATACGCTGCATAATAGCTCCTACTTTAAAAGATGTTTTATATCATCTATCGCTAATTCAATTTCTAGAGCTGCACGCGGATTATCGCCTATAAGCTCAGCAATTCTATTCAGTTCATTAATTATTAGATGACTAGCGCCAATGCGGGTATTTGATTCTAATTCAATACGCGCCTCTGCCACTAAGCGCTCTTCATCGACCACCTCAGGCGTATCCTGACTAGGCTCGTCTACATGATCAGCTGTCTGGCTGGCCAAGATTTCTAATGTTGTACGAGCAATCTCGCTATTCTTCCAATTACCGTTCTCATGATCAAAAATCATATTTTCCTCACAGCCAAATAAATTCTAAAAATTGATTGTGTGCGCTAGGTGGCACAATGCACATTCCCACGCCTGGCTGCTCTGGCATAGTTTGTTCAGTGGTCAACTTTCCGCGTGAGCTAACAAATAAGGTGGCATTAACACTATATGCAGTCATTTCATACTGATCAGTTTGAAATATACCACGCGACCACCACACCGACACCCTTCCAGAACCAATAGTGCTATCTTCTCCAGCAATATTAGGTACGTGATACACATACTTGACTCGCGTACGCACGGCATTTGGTGTAGGGGAGCCATCAATGGAGTAATTTAATTCTATACCAGCAGGCGCTCTCAGTATGCCATTAATTGGATTGAGCTTTAAGCCGGGATAATCTGCTACGAATGAGGAACTAATTATATTAGCATTATATAGTTCCTTAGAGGTATCCATTCCATTAACCCATTTATATCCGTCAAATACGGGTACACCGGGAATGACAACCAGCTCATCATTGACAGGAGCAGAAAAGGCCGTAGTTCGGATATCATCTATAATTCCAAATGGAGCTCGTCCATCAGAGACCCCCAGAACTATATCGTTATTTATCACTTTAAATTGTGCAATCATTCCAGGCTCAAATGTATCATTTGGATGCACCGGATAAGAAATACCTCTAGCATTGCCAGAGTATTGTATAACTCTAAGCATCTAACACCTCAGTCAATAAGTTAGCAAATACCCCTCTAATGTCTATATCTTTATTTTTACCACCAACAGAAACTAACTTCATGACTAAGGACTTGTCAATAAAGTCATTCTGTTGATCTAATATAAAATTTATAACCTTAGTCCCATTTTTAGAAGTAGCCAGGATCGCTCTTGACCCATCCTTCGTGGTCCACATATATTTTTCTATAGGGCCATTAGTGGTCTTAGTTATATTTCCTGATGGAGGGTATTTAAGGAAAAATTGGTTGATAATTGCCGGAAGATCTTGTTGGGATCTGCGAAAAATTTCATACTGTTGAGATGAAGTTTTTGTCATAATAGAAGAAGGCAATATATCCCATGATCTCTTCATCTGTTAATCCTAGCAATTCAAGTTCTAGAATTTCTAAGTGCAGACTATTGAACATAATTAATCTCTGCGGGAGCCCAGTTTATGGCCGGGCTCCCGCTAAGTGACTCAGAAGAAGAGCTTAGTCAAGCCCTCTACTGAAATATCATCTGGCTGTTGAGCTACTGCTGGCGCACGATCGTAGTTAAGTCCAACTACCGGAGCGGCAGTCTTAACGTGCTCATCTACCTTGCGTGCCTGGCCAATCATATTCTTCATTGCTTCAAATTGCTCAGTTGGCAACTTAACCATATTAGAAGCAAAGCGATGTAATTCAGTGCGTGACCTTGGGATAAGGCCGCGTTCCTGAGCCTCAAGAGCAAGATTGTAAGCGCGCATAAGTTTAGCCTCTTGCTCTTCCACTGATGCCTTAACGTCAAGGCTGGCCTTAGCCTGCTTGAATTCCTGTGTTAAGCCAGCAGCGAATTCGCTACCACCATCAGTCTGACCAAAATACTCCTTCCAGTATTTGGCGGCTTCAGCATCTACAGCCCCCTTAGCAACAAGTTCATTGAGTTGAGCTGCTTTAACGGCCCCGGCACGAATCATTCGATCAAGGGTCTCAGCAGCCATGCGTACATTACGCGGCTCAGAACGAGCTACATCTTCCATAGCATCCTTAACCTCGGCCAGAGTCTCGACCTTGTTAAGCTTATTTGATACATTAGCATCAACGCTAACTTCTGGACCGGCACCTTTGCGAGCTTCTGAATACGTAGACTGCCATTCGCCAGCAATCTTCTTTAGAAGAGACGCTCTCCAGGCCTTGCGATCTAAGAGGCCATCATCAGCATGCATCTCCTTTTCGTGCTCATCAACCTCTTCGTCGGCTATCTCAGCAACTTCATCTTCCTCTTCTTTGCTAAGCGGACCTTCAACATCTCCCTTATCCTTAGCGGATAATGCAGCGTCTTCAGCGTCCCATGCCTCCAGGGCTTCACTTAACTCTTCGGCAGCATCGAGACCATCGTCTAATGCAGTAGTATCAACCTCTGTTTGTTCAGGAATGGTATCAACTTCAGTATCAGGCTGCATTAGTAATGATGGGATTTCTGGACGTGTAACCTCTTCCCACTCACTGCCGTCATCAGCGGCTCTAGCTACTAATGCCTCGCGACGAGCTGCTCTGGCAGCCAGAAGCTCAGCAAGTGTAGCGCTTGCCCTCTTCTCCAATTCCTCATCTTCATCCTCATCTTCATCCTTCTTCTTAAGCTTCTTATTATCAAAAAGCTTCTTTACCTTCTTCATCTTCTTGACATCATCTTTTTTCTTCTTTTTCTTTGCAGCAAACTTATCTAGCAAATCGGCGGCTGCAGTAGCAACTGTAAATGCGTCAGACACAGCCTCGTCAACGATTGCGCTTGATACAGCAGATTCTGATAAAGTAGCTAGTTCGTCAGCTGCCGATGCTAGCTCCGCCTGTACTTTAAATAGCTGAGTACGGAATGATGCTGTAACCGCAGCGCCTTCAGATGAAACATCTACCTGCTTCAGATCCTCAATATTAGCTGCATTGCGAATTTCTTCAACAGCGGATTCGATCGAGGCGAGTGCCTCTACGATCTTATCATTAGCATCTTTCTCCTGCTCCCCAGCAGCATCAGCAGGCGATTCCTGCACTGCTGGTGCTGGCGCTGCTTGCGGGGCAGCTGGCGGAGGAGGTAACTCACCACCTAAAGTCTCTGCTGCTTTCTCAAGACCAGCAGAACGGATGAGCTTCATAACTTCCTTTGCATAAACATCAGTTTTGAAAAAGTCATCAGCTACAAGGTCATTGCCGTCTTGCGAGAGATGGGCTGTATTTTGTACGGGCTCATCTAAGCCAACTTCATATGCCGAAGAAGCCTTTACAGTAAGAATCTCATCATTACCTGCAAAAAATTTCCACGTGCTCTTTCCTGGCGTAGCGCTCTTTGTAAGACGTGCCTTGATGGACGCTGAGCGTTGCAGTGATTTCTTCAGCTGCTCATCTCCAGGGAAAAGGCCATCTGCACCAGTCTCGACAACGCCATTCATTTGCTTGTCTTTGGCACGCATGCTATCATGTGATTCACCCATCAGAGGATATCTGGTCTTGCCAGGGGTAGGCTCTTCTGTTCCTTGCCAGAAAGCCTTCTTCTCAACAGTGCCGGCTTCATCATCAGCCTTCAATACCTCTTTTGAGCCATCTGGTTTAGTGGCGACCATAACCTTACGACCGAGAGAGTCAGTCTTCTCCTCTACATTGCCAGGCTTAGCTGAATCGGCCTGCTTGGTAAGTGCCTCAAGGAGCTTAGCTCGCTTAGCTCGACGCTCTTCAAGTGAAGCGCGCTGAAGAATATCCTTCTTCTTAGCATCTTCGGCGGGAATGTCGGATGAGGTATCAAGCTCATCACCAACCATCTGTTTATCCTGTGTGTCTCGGATCTTATCTGCGTCACCCATTTTATCGTACGGAAGTGCCTTCGCTGGGTCTTCTGTGCCCTGGTGATACGCTTGTTTGCGCGCTTCTGCACGCTTACGTAACTCTGCAAAATTCATTGGAATCTCCTTCTTCTGCAACATTGCAAATCTATTGTGCAAAGAATTGTTATTGACATCGGTGTCAGAACTATCAGTAAAATTTGATAAAATAGCCGATGCCGTTGCTATACCACTATTAGGATCTGGAAGAGTTCGTGAAACTCCTACGACCTTATCTACCATAGAAATAGGATCCTCACCTATCTCAGTATTTAAGCTTGTCCCGGCTAAGTCATGTCCGGTTGCTGCTGCAGATCCTAAATCAGGCTGAGTGGCCGTACCTGTTGGGCGTCCTGCATTATTAATATCAAGCGCGGGAGGGGGAGAAGCCATGTATCGTTCAGCTAACAACTCTCCAATAGTATCTTTGACAGTTGTTAATGTAGGATCTTTCATTGACTTCAATTTAAGCACGAGCTCCCGCAGCTCATGATTTTTCATAGTGGAAATATGACGCATGACCTCGGCATATTTTTCACTTTCTTGGTTCAGTGCTCCAAGTAAATCTATAACTTCGGATACACTAAGATTTTTTGATATTGATGTCGGTTCTACGCTTTCTTCTAAAGAATCAGCAAGAGCCGCCGCCTTTTGCATAAAATAATTATTAAAGCTAGCTAGTACAGTACGCACTTTCGCACGCGGGTCAGCACCCACAACCACTAAGCTAAGCTCTATGGGCTTGAGATCCTTATTTATTTCACCATAATTAGATTTTGATTTGACATGATGACAATATTCAGACTCTGTGGTCGCTACATTTGCACATTCGGTACAAATAGATCTGCCTACTGCTGTGCCCATCGAGACATTAACTGCATAATTGGCTTCAACTTTACGAGCAAGTTCAGGATAGTTCTTCTTATCTAAAGCAAATAATGCATGGACACGTTTGAAGCGGTTATCATAAAAAGTATCAACTATAATACCGCGAATTCCATCTACGCTGCTGCTTATATGATCTTTGCATAGAGGCTTACCTACCCATTCTTTATGCGATTTAATAAGATCTTCTTCTGGGAAAATATCGCCATTAGCATTCTTATAGAGCTGGATTCCATCCGGACTAACCCACTTTACCGAATCTGAACCACGCCCATCCTTTACTGATTCAAAATGTCCTCGTACTGGCTCACCACGGGAATTCTTCCTAAACTCACCGCTGTCCTCACCAACAAGATTTGCTTCAGCAGCATGCATCTGTATAGCATGACAGTAGATAAAGTCTTCTACTTTAGGTGCAATCTTGGTACCGACCTTGATACGCTCTTGCTCATCTCGCAAGGACGCAACAATTTCCTTAAATCGGTTTACAATATCGGCTTCTGCCTCTACAACATCTGAAGAAACTATATTTGATATATGTAGTTGATCACTAAACGCAATCTTTTTAATAGCCATCACTATTCCTTGGTTTGATTTTCTTCACTATCATCATCTAAACTTTTATTAGCAGTCTCGAGGTCATCGTCCTTCACTTCAGATTCTGCTTTACTGGACTGCTTAATCCAACCTGGAAGGGTCTCTTCGACCCCTAATTCTAATACAGAGTATTTAATAAATCCCATAATACACCTATAAATTCACTATCTTTGTTCCTATCTTTATACGACCTAAAATGTCACGATCTATTTTTTGAAATAATTGCGCAGAGATAATTTCATTTATGGCCAATCTAGCGGCTATAATATTATTTACATCTTGCGGGGTATCCTGTAAAAATGATGGTTCTGTTGGTCTTCTAAGTCTTTCAAGTAACTTGCCAATATCCTCTCGTAGTTTACGAATCTCTTCAATATAAGCTCGTTTGATAGAATCAAAGTTACTATCTGAAATCATTTTATTCCACTCTGTTAGTGATCCTTCTACTAGGGTTAACAGATCATTGGTATCACCTTGAATTTTATGTTTATATGACACTAGCTCTCGTCGCACCTGATTTATATCAGAAACATCCCTAAGTTCACTAATAATGGATGAGAATATCTTTAGTGAGTCAGTGAGTTGGTCTAATTTTAGAACTACATCTTTGAGCAGCGCCCTGACTTTCTTCGACTGCTCCATTTCAGCAGGACTAATTTTAATGGAGTAAATTGGGATTGCAATCTTCAATGATAGCTCCGACATTCCTACTAATATTGGTGTGGTCATCTATTAATAGAATTAGCGATTTGAAATGCTAGTTTGTATGGCCAATGCCGATGATGGCAGTGAGGATTGTGTGCTATATACTGGGTCAGTTATATATGAATTTTTATCTTCAGGTATTTTAAGATAATCTGCCTGATCATTTGAACATAGTTCATACAACGTCGACGGATCTTCGACCGTCTCTAATTTACGTAAAATCTCATCTATAGGCAATCCAGTATTTTCAGATAAAAGATCGACTACTGTATGCAGGCGCTCCTCGTGTAAATTGTTAGTTGCACATAGATTATCAAAAGAGTGCTTAATTAAGAAATATGAAAATTCTGTATTTGAAAGTGCCACGGGCGCCGGAGTTTTACCAAATGACACTGGAGAGGGGGTATCTCCAAATGACACTGGAGAGGGGGTATCTCCAAATGACACTGAAGCCGGAGTTCGTACCTGCGGAGCAACTAGGCCAGTTAGCCTTGGTACTCCAGCCCTACCAAATCCTACAATCTTGATGCTATTTGAATCAATAATCGCAATATACTCTCCGCCAGCACCAGTGCGAACTTGCCCCCTCGCATGCGGATCTTTGCGTACTTTAAAAAATTTTGGCTGTACCTTGGCTTTAGAAAAATCATTTGCCATAGCAGTATTGAGTAATGCATTTCTTACTTTGGTAAACTGAGGATTTGCTTCACGGAACTTCTTTCGTGCAGTAACAGTGACGTATATTCTGCGACCAGTGGCAACATCTGAGACGCCGCTATCCTCCATACCAGTATTAGATATCTTAATCATAGCATCCTATATAATTGTCCAAGAATTGCCCCAATAACTGTAGGTGGCTGCGACTGTAATACATTTTTCATAATATTCATTGCAGCACCGATTGCTGCAGAAGGATTATTGCGTTTTTTAGACAGCATATAAGGATTTAATTCTGTAAGATGTTCGCGTATATTCTGTATAAATTTTGGTCTATTATGTATTTTTGAACGCTGCATTAAATGATGTATTAGCCTAACTAGAGTTACTGCAGTATCCTTTGGATTCAATGGATCAGAATACCTTTGACCTCCAGCAGCAGCTTTTGCTAATGGTTCAGATAGACCAAATCTACCATCATCTATATACATTGTATCCTCAATGAATTGTTTAGCCAACTCATCAATCTCCTTGCTATGATCACACTGACACTTTGCTTTATCACCGTGCTTTGCCGAATGTATAAGCCTCTTGGCAGCAGCGCGAACAGCAATATCAAATAACTCGTCTAATGCATCATTGTATTTTCTTGATAATTTAAGCATTATTAGCTCCGACTCTTTGATTGCATGAATTGAGGTACATTTTGTCCACGCTGACCTTTACCACCTGGTCTGATTGGGGCTGGCGTATAGCGCTTCTTTACAGCTTCAGTAAATGGCGATTCTTGCAATCCCGCAACTTCGGCAGGTACATCAGCTGCCCCTTCACCCTTTTTGCCCTTCTTTCCTGGTGTAGTTTGTCCCCACAATAGATGTGGCAGGACATATCGCAACTTCTTGTATACCCCTTCGCCACCACGTTGTTGGCGTGCCAGTTCTGACATTGGAGGCATCTCATCGCTAAATTCAGCAGCAAGTAATTTCGGATAGCGATCCGGGTCGAATGTCCCTGCCGTAAGCAATGGTATTTCCCGTACCTGAATAAAACGTCTTGCTAATTCCTTTTCATGAACAGCAGCAGCCTGCTTGTCTGCAAGGTCCTTTAGATATGATTCTACTTTGGTAGGATCAAAAAATACAGTTGGTTTTTTACCTTGAGTGCTTTCCTTTAATTTATCAACAATATTATCAAATTTAGAGAGTGATTCATATTGTGCTGCCATAATGCCGCCCAACATTTCATTGTACTCCCTGTCCACAGTCTCATTAATCTGCTTTTCGTCCAACCCCGCATCAGAAGCATCCTTTCTAGCCTTAGCTGCCACCTTATCCAAGTGCTTCTTGGCCTTAGCTGCTTCTTCATAGCGCATTAAAGCTATTTCGGCCTCATATTGAGCACGGAAGAATAACATGTACGGATCCTTCGCACCTAACATACGCTCCGGCTTTCCACGCACTCTCCCGACACCTTTACCCATATCGCGTGGCTCAACAACTGACTCCAGAGCAGCAGTTCCCTCCGGACGATCTATAATCGAAGCATTATCCAGATCATTCATTGCCTGCTGCAACATTTCAAGGCCCTGTGTATATTCTGGCGCTTTATGCAACTCATCTAAGTATTTTGTACGTAATTTAAATTGCTCTTGAATATCACTTGTTTCTGATAAAGCACGCTCAGTAGCCTGTTTTAAATACTCGTCGTCTAGCACGCGAAGATAATTATCTAGCTCAGTTTGGCGGTAGAGAGCATCTCTGACTTTGCTTTCACGCGAAGTTGCTGCCTTAGGATTCAACTCCAAGGCCTTCTTGTAGGCATAGCGCATAGCCCGTGCGGCATTAAGCATACGCGTAGACGGAAGTTGCTTCTCCGGTTTATTAGGATCAACGAATTTGCGCCGCTCAGCTATCGTCCTTCTCTCCGCCTCATCTGCAGCGCGATATCGCTTGGCCTTTTCTTCCACAGATTTATCAACAGCAGCTTCATACCTCTGTCTGTGTAGCTTAGCAGCAGCACGCTCTTCCTCGGTAGGCTCATAGACACGTACACTCTTCTCCTTAATAGGCGAAGGCTTATCACTTTCAGTGCTATGTTTTTTGCGGGCGGAACTTAATTGGCGCGTAGTCCTGTCAATGCTGGCATCTGCCTCTGCAATCTCCTTAATTACGGATTTAAGTTCAGCTTCTTGGATAGCAATAGTTTTCTGGATATTCTTAAGCTGCAATGGGTCTGCATATAGGAGATCATCTCTAAGCTTTTTAATACTATCTTCTAGTTTATACTGATGCAACAGCCTGGCTTCTTGTCGCTCTAGTTGCTTCTCCAAATCTTTTTCTAATTCGCCTGTGCCACGTACATATTTTTCTGGATCCTTCAATACATCACGAATTTTGCTAATCTCAGCATGAAGCCGCTTAGCCTGCTCTCGTAGTTTAGCGGACGAACGCCGTAGAGACTCCTGCTTGGCCATATTTTGTTCAATACGCTTATTATTAAAATCAGGATCAACCGAAGTATCTAGCCTAAACGCAGCTTCCTCTTTTTGTAAATCTGCCAACTCTGCATCTGGAGTTACGAGGCGTTCTTTTATTGAACGCAACTCTCCCGAGGTGGCGTGAAGTTGAGTTAACAACTGCTTGCGTACATCTGAAGGAATTTTTGTCGGATCGATCAAACCTCGTTCTATATCCTGCTTTATAGCATTTGTTAGTGTAGACTTGCCCAGCGGCTCCGGTGCTTCCCATTGTCTAGAAACAGCCTTAGATCGCTCGTCGTATTCGGGAAATTTAGTTGATTCTTCCTGAGAAGGCAGCTCAGTTTTCCAACCAAACTCCTTAGCGATATTCCGCTCCTCTTTTTCGCGCCTGCGACGTAGTTTATCAGAAATATCAGGAGCATCCTCTCTCTCAGTAACTATCTTTGGCTGAGATACCTCCTCTGTGACAATTGGACTAGTATGTTGTACTAGTCTCTCTATTGTCGAAGAGATATCTGATCTAAGTTTCTTGAAAGCCGGTTGCTCAGAAAGGTACTTATACTTAGCCTTTAGTCGCTCAGCTTTAACTTCGTCTTTTTTTGGTGAGCGTTTGATATTAGCAAGTTCATCGCGCAACTTACCTAATTCTGCCTCTATAGGTCCAACAGCCTTCATATTTGCGTTTACGACGCTTTCTAAGTCTCTGATAATCTTAGCATTGCCATCAGCACCAATGTATTTGCCGAGGCGTAATGACTTGCCTAATATATCTGTAGGAATAGCCACATCGGATTTACCAGCAGCTCGCTGAACAATTGCAGACAATGCCTGACCTAAACGACCAATATAGTCTATTATCTCAGTACGCTTTCTGTATTTAATATCCCTATCGACATCTGCTATCTGGGACTGCCATGTAGAAATTTCTACATCGGCTGGTAATACTCCCTTCAGCTCATCATAATCAGTTTCAGGAGCAACATCTTGTGTACGAACCTTGATTTTTCTCTCAAGATTTTTCTTTTGTGTACGAAGATCTCCGCCACTAGCCATATCTGGCATAAGCTTATCAAAAATAGATCGTACCAATGGTGAATTAAGTAATTTAGTATTCGCCTTAATATCATCCCTTATACGTTTTTCATTAGGATCTTTTTCACGTGATTTTGGGGAAGAAGATGCTCCCAAGTCACCCTCTATCTCAGCTATCTGTTTAGGGAGGCTAACTTCAACAAGAGCAGTCAGTGCTTTGACATCTGGATTGCCCTCGCCTAATTCCTTGGACTTTGATAGCAGTTCTTCGCGTCGCTCGGTAAGTTGGCGCTTATATTCATCAAGTAGCTTAAACTGCTCTAGTTTTTCAGAAACAGTCTTTAGTCTTGCCTCTACGCTAGCAACGTTAGAATAAGGCGCTATAGCAGCAATTAGGTCATCTGCATTTACAGCGCTAGTGTCATATAGAGATGATATCTTGGTCTTTAGTGCGCTGAGTTCATCCTCAGCATCTTTTACGCGTCTCTTCGCCATCTGATATCGTTCGCTAGAGGCTCTTTGTTTTGCCGCCTGCTCCTTTGTTCGTGGAGTGCCACTAAGCGCGGTTACATCAGCAAATGCATCGGACAACTCTTGCTTAGCTATTTGCAACTCAGCCTCAAGCTGGTCCTTCCTTGTTAAAAGCGGGGCTAATTTTGACTGGTCCGCAGTATTCTTCCAAAGGCGCCGAGCCCCCTCTAATTTATCAGTCAATCCACTAAATTCATTAAGATAATCTTCTCGTATTGTAGAGAGCGTGCGCTCGCCGTGAGATTTTGTCTCTCGCTGAGGTTTACCTATATTCTTTTGTGCCGATGGCAACTTGGAAGTAGACAACTCTGGAATCTGAAGAATTGATTTATGCTCTGAACCAACAACTGCAGCAGCTCTAGTTATTGATGCTAGTATTTCATTAACTAAAGGAGCAATGGCATTTTTATAAAAATCTGATTCCACTCCTTGATTCGTCAGCGGTGTAATAAAATCCTGTTCTGATGTTAGGAAATCACCAGTATCAAGTAGCGATTCGCTAGTTTCTTCAAATAATATTTCCAATGCTAATTCTTTAAGAAGATGAGGTGCATCCGTATGAGCCTGTATACGCGATGACATCTTTTTATATAAAGCGTCCGTGGAAGAGATTACTTCTTTCATCCTTGGTAAAATCTTACCCTCTCCTTTGACGAAATCCGGAGCTCCATTTAAGAGCTGATATAGCTTTACTAGACCAGATAATGCGCTGCCTAGTGATGCAGCTAAATCTTTAAATAGCGGGCCATATCTAGCCAGATCATTAACATTTGTAACTGCTGGTGATTTAGGAGCCGCCTTCTCATCAGATATCGTTTCTTTGGTAACTGCTTGTTCCAATTTTTCAAGAGATTCTATTTCTGAGCGCCTGGCAGTTATTTCATTATTAATTCTATCCTGTTCTGCTTTAAAATGAACTTCGCGCGCGGGGTCTACCTTGATACCTGGCTTAGTAAGTTGCTTCCATACCGTCTGAATCTGGTTTAATTGCCCCTGTAGTGCAGCGATCTCTTTCTGCAGTACTATAGCTCTCCTCTGCTTGTCTGTTAAGTCAGCAGCCTCTCGTTTTAATGCTGGCATTGGAAACTTCTGTTCTAAGACTTGCTCTTCGACTTCCGATGGCCCTTCAGTGTGCTCCATGCCGCCACGGATATGAGCCACCTCATGTCCAAGAGTCTTAACCAGTTCATGAATAAAAGCCTGCTGATTGTGCTCTTCGCCTTGAGATTTGAGCTGATTTCTTATCGCATCTAATGAAATATAGATAATACCCTCTCCAGTAGACTTTCCTAAATATGGAGAATGTGGAACGTCATGCTCTACGACAACTTTCTTAACGCCTTCGAAATACTTTGGATTTGATCCAATTAGCTTATTCACAGCTTCGCGTACAGCACTCTCTTCTGGCTCTATTATAATATCTAGGGATGAGAATCGTCGGATCAGGTCACTAACAATGCTGCTATATTTCATATATTCTCCAAAATATCATCAATACAATTTGCTGACAGGGTATCATCTATAGCATCAAATGCTGTTGCAATTACATACAGCGCATCTACTATTGCGGCTTTCTTCTGTTTCTTAAATATGTGAGTAACTAGACCCCAGTCGCGATCAGTGAATTTAGATTGCTTAGAACCCTTCTGTTTACGTACAATGTGCTTGGCTTTACGCCATTTCTTTTCATCGGTCTTAGACAGCTTCCCTGGCATGCATTGCTCCTACTACAGTACGATCTTTTAAGTATGGGGTTGGGTCTATGACCTGCGAATCATATTCCATAACAAAATGAAGGTGCGCTCCCGTAACTCTACCAGTGGAACCAGCAAGACCTATAACCTGACCTTTGCTTACACTTGCTCCCGGAGACACCAGAACTTTATTCAAATGAAGATACTTAGTTGCAAGCCTTTGATCCGGACCATGTAAAATAGTCACCATATTTCCACTATAAGCATTACCTCTACCGGCGAATACAGCTATGCCATCATCATAAGCTAAGATTTCAGTGTTCTTTGCTGCGCGTAGATCTACGCCGTCATGATGAACCCTTTTCTTTGTGCGCGGATGAGTGCGCATACCATATGGTGAAGTAATCTTCTGCCCACCTGCCAGCTGCTCTCCTGGACGTAATGGAGTCGACTTGCCTGGAGCACTAGACTTAGGTTTTGTCGATAATGGAGCCATTGATTTTGGCTGTTTCTGTAGTATACTTGAAAGTTCTGAATTTATATAATCGGCAAGGCTAAGCGCAGCCTTTTTATACCGCTTAACTAATGCAGGATCTAGATATTGGTTCATTAACGTCTTTGGCTCGTGACCCACCCTATCTGACACTTGCTCTAGAGCTTTTTCGAAATCTTTAGTATGCTTTAATTCATCGCGCATTAGTTGATTAGCGTGAAAGCCTCTAAGGTCTTTAGCTGTGATATTGAAAGCGGCCAGATAACGATTAACTACTTTGGCGCGGATACGCTTTCCATCTTCATATTCAAAAACGAAATCATTGTTGGATTTGCCCTTCAATAATTCCTTCAATACTTTAGCAACGCCAGCATCAGTAAATGAAAATGTCTGATCTACCTTCTTCTTTCCTAGAAAATTGAACTTAACAGTATTACCACTGATCTTTATATGCTTCTTTTTGAGAGTAGTGGCTCCAAATGTCCCAAAATCTTCAACTGAGCCGTCATTCCCTATGCGCATTGCAGTAAGATCTAAGATAGCTACTATTGCTGCTATAGTACGAATTTTAAGATCATCTGACTTGAGATCTGCACGATACTTATGCTGTAGCTTTGGTAAATTCTTTTTGAGGGCACTGATTTGCCCTACCTTCTTCTCCCATCGCTTTGCTATATGAGCGTCATCATATATACGCACTTCGCCAGAATCAGTCTTTATCTTCTTAGTATAGTTCTTTTCATACTTGCGCTTTGCTAACACATATATAGAAGATGCACTATATACTTCAATCCCCTTGATCTGGATCTGCGCTCGTCGACTCAATAGCATCGGTCACCTTTTTCGGTAGAGCACCGGATATTCTGCTCAGCCTAAATAATAATGAATCTATATCTTTGCAAGCTCTACTATAATTTAATCTCTCAGCGAGAGATAATTCGGGTGAGCTATATATACGCATTTTATTAATAGTTAGACGCCACCCGGAGAGAATATCTATATATTTACCCGCCTGCTTAATATCGCCATGACGGCCACAACAAGTATGCCAAATAAAATCTAGAGCATTGCCTATACCGTGATATGTCTTAAATGAAATATTGCGTATATCATTAGGTATTCTCATACATCACATTGATGGTCCAGGCGGAGTTGGGGCTCCAGGCATGCCTCCTGGAGGTTCGATTGGTGCTGGGGCCGGAGCATTTAAGTCCATACCACCAATAGGTGGAGGGCCAAGTGAGCCCATATCCCCTCCCGGTAACGGTGGTGGCACGCCCGGTAGGCCTCCCATCATTCCGCCGGCCCCGCCGGAACCATTATCTGTTGGTTCCGGTATAGGCTCAGTTGGGTTTAAGCTCTTAAGCTGAGACAATGTCATCTTTGACAAATTCTCTTGTTCCTTAGCTACGATTGCTGCTTCAATCATTTCTTGGCGAATGTTTGCCAATTCGTTTTTTCGGCTAAGTCCCAGGCTGCGATCTAGTGTTCTTACTGATACACGGTTCTTTTCTACAAGAGTTGCCAGATGCGCTATGTAATTATCGAGATCATAGAGCGTCATGTGATTCCATTCAACTTTAGGTATGATTAGTCGCTTTTCTTGTCCGACGATATCATAAAAACCCTGCGCCTCAGATATTGGCGCAAAGATTTTTCGCTCTAACCAATTTGAGATCATAGTTCTAAAACTATTATATCTCTGCCTCATCACATCAAGTGCTACAGAGGCAGTAGCATATGATGCACCTTCTTGAGTTAAGAGAGACTTTGGTACTTGCAGTCCGGTATAAAGATTGTCCATAATCTGATTGATATCGGCCGCAGTATCGAGAGTATGCCCTGCAGAACCAACCCGCTCTATAGCTACAGAACCATGAGTTATAATTTTAAAATCTCGATCAAACTGAGCTTGTTCCATAATAGAACGCCAATTATCAATCTCTTCTTGTCTGGGGTAAAATCCTTCCGCCCCATCAGTGCCAAGCTTTACTAATGTAAGAGGATTCACCATGCTGTCGGCTTGAATAAATTTACACTCGCGATACTTATCATACAACATAAGATCTTTCCATATGCTTACGATAATAGATGTTCCGCGCAAGTCATATGGAGAGTTTAGCATCTTTAGGTGACTAATATTAAATGAATCTAGTGGAATCATCTCATTTCTAATTACATGATTAACAATACGTGGGTCGAGCTGCTCTCGCAGACGCGCATATTGACTGTCGGCCGAGGAGACGATCTTTCTCAATGCATCATCCGGTCTTAATAGAATAACTGTATTTTTTGGTGATAGCGGAGAAGCATCAACTTGAATATAGTCTGGATTGTGAAGATATAGCTGATCCCATGATCTAGTGGACTCATCAAATGACGCATACACGAAACATTCTCCTAGCTTCCAGAATTCCATCGCAGCTTGCTGGACCACATTCTCTAAATCGATTCTATCGCACATATCAAAAAAGAACTTTTCTACATTCTTATCATCACATCTGATCTGTAGCTTTGATATTGGATATGTTGCATGTAGCGTTATAGCATTTCTTACAATAGGATTTGTTTCAAAATATGCTCTATTCCACGCATTCATCGTAATACGATCTCTCGGTAATTGCATATTTTGTGTAAGAAACAGTGGCGAAAATGGCTCTGGACCTATATGTGAAGTATTTGGCGTTCCGCCGAGCCCGCCAGTACTAACTGATGCATTCTTGCGTATTCCAGCAGCTAATGCAAGATTTGGTCTGGGATGCTCCTCTGCACGATCATTTAATTCCTGTAAATATTCTCTACGTTCACTACTCAGTGAATTTAATCCAGTAGATGCAATAGCATTTTTTTGCAAAAAAGTTTTAGGCATTCTATCAGTAGGAATACCTAATTGGCGTTGCACTTGATTGTAATACATTTGATCTAGAACATTTTGTCTAGAGTCTGGAACGGACCATCTCTTAGCCTGCTCTTCAGCTCTGCTTATTTGATCGTGGTAATCTTTCTTCATTATAAATCTACTCCTATATTTTAGGCAAATACGCGAGAATTGGTCTGGGTGCGCCCTTTCCCTTGACTTTAGAATCACTTCCCTTAAAGCCACTGGTAGCTAGGAATTTATATGCAATAAGGGCATATATTGTAGCCATTAGACCGTCATTCTGTACGGCACCCTTCACATATCTATTATATACATTATCATTTTTGATAACCTTCTTTACCTCCATAGAGGTAAAATGCTGTATAAGCCAATCGATCCGATCATAGGACTCACCGTGCACAGGAAATCTAATTTTACCCTTGCGCACCATAGAGAACACTTCTTCTATTAAAGCATCTTTATTAAGGACTACACGCAGCTCTTTTGGTTTATATGATATAGTACTATTGATTGTGCCGCTATTGATGCAGCCTAGGAATCGCTCCCCAAATCCCATAGGACCCTGCATATGTTGTACTATATCCTGACCGTACCCTATATCAGCTGCCCCATTCTGCACCTTGAATATGCGATACATTTCTGAAATAATATTTACCTTATATTCAAAATCATTGCGCTTTAATCTATATGCATTTTCGATTGTAAAGACACCGCTCTTATCTACACTCATAATAACTACTGCTGTATATGATTGTCCGGCATCTGATTTGCTATCTACAGAAATATCATCCTCATCGCCACCCGGACCAACCAAATCCTTGCCGCCCCAGTCAACTCCCATAACAATAGTTTTATCACCACGGTCAAGAATTGTCTTGGCTAAGCCTCTGGTGGTATCAAAACAGTTTTCACGAATATCATCTACTGATATAGTGAGGCCGCCGCCGCTATAGAACTCACCAAGAGTCTCATTTCTCCAAGCCACCTCTCGCCGATCTGGATTGACTGCAGGATCTAAGTCTAAAATATTTTCTTTAGTAAACCATGGATGCAGCAGTACACTTACATGGTATCCAATATATTGCGTATCACCTAGCTTTGTAGGAACCCATCTGCCACCTTCAATAGCATCGGCTTTCTTCTGTAATGTGCCACACTCCGGACAACGTACATCATGCCCTGATACCCAAACTTGCTTCCATGAGTCACTGCCCATAGTGTATAGGAAAAAGAAGTGATTACATCCGACACACTTTAGTTGATAAAATCGCTGATCTGACTTCTGCCATATGTTATAGAAGTGCGAGCCAGTACCTTTAGGAGTCCCAAAATATAACTGTATACCTTTGGTCGGGGCTCCATACTGTGATGATGTTAGGATCGGACCAGCAGTTTCGATGGCCTTTTTACTGACATCCTGAGCCTCATCTATGAAGATAACGTCTTGCGAAAGACCACGGATACGGTCCCCATCAGCACCAGTGGCGTCTATACGAAGCTTGTTATACCCATAAAAGGTCTTTTCTGCGATAGCCTCATCAGTACCAGCTACTTTAACTGCATTTGGATCATTTTTCAGCAATCGACTGCTAATATAGCCACCTTGAGATCCAGCAACCATTGGGCCTAATTTGTCTTTGGCATATTTAGACATTAATCCTAGCGTAGGAAAAACATGCAATACTCGCATAGGAGGTCTATCCGGGCCAGTGCCGTATAGCCCTGAAGCAGTAAAATATAATGATAAAACAGCTGCAAGTATAGTGGCGCCTATCTGCCTTCCCTTCAAAATTACCATTGGCTTGGCATTTTTATTCGACGCTTGTGCGGCTACCTCACGATACAAATCGGCCATAAATTTCCAACCGGTTCCGCTCATACGAAAAGGTTTTCCATCTACAGTGAGATTATTTTCTGCAAAAGAAACTGGATCAAGAACGGAAATTTCGCTCTTGATCTTATTAAAGAGTTTTAGAGTAATCTCGTTATTTGCTGACACTGCCACCTATCCTCCTAACGCGTAGTTGCGCTAGAAGGACCACCCAACCCTATATTTGCAACCTCACTCTTATTTAATGACATCTGATCTGCTGCTGGCATAGTAACAGCACTACCGTCAGGGATGGTTAGCATTGGATTGTCTTTAGGATATTCGTCAGCAATTTTATGCAATAAATCATAAATCTTTTGGCGGCCGAATGTTTCAATTAGGCGCATCCCGTTCTGAGCTGACTTTAGCTCTTCTAGCATAGTCTCTGCTGATGATAAGCCGTGATCACGGGCCAAAAAGTATTTCTTGCAGAATTCCGATAATACTTTTTCTAATTCCTCATCGCTTGTAATTGACTCTGTATCTTGCAATATGCTTGCTCTGCGGCTCAACTGCATAGAGTCATCATTAGAGCGTTTTCTTAATAAACTATCTAAACCGACTCTTTCCTGTAATTCGGCAACCATGCTTTCTACTGTATGCTGTTTTCCAGTAGTTTTATTTATAGTAGGATCTTCTGACGATATTAGAGAGATAAAATTATCAAATACCTCTGATTTGTTTGAGTCGCGTAATTTTTGAAAATGCTCTTGTCGGGTAGTAGCAATAGAGAATTGCTCAAGCATACGTACTGCCTTTAGTAAATCATCATTCATATGTCACCTATGCATGGTACGTAGTACCGAAATCTATACCTTCTCCAGTTGAATGGTCTTGATTATCACCTAGACGTCCAAGATCCTTGAACATTGGAAATCCCTTCTGTAATAGTAGCTCCTGAATACTGAGCTCTTCTCGCGGAGTAAAGTTATACTTATTATTTAAACCAGCATAAACCTTCTCGATATCCCTACCAGCAGAAACATGTGAATTTAACAATAATCTAGTAATTGCATGCAAGAACGGATCTTCAAATAGGAAAATCTTTGCACTGCCAGCCTCTTTTACTAGAGAGTCATTTGTCTGCTCACCTAGTGCAAATATCTGGACTTGCTCATCTGTAGGCTCGGCAATGGAAACAGGAAGAAATTCCTCACCTTCGCCATTATCAACAGAAACATAGTACTTGATATCCACACCATCATTGATGCGAGCAATCACTTGATTTCCTATTTTAACTGATGCCTTCCTTTTTAATCTTTTCTTGGACGTTAGAGTATCATAAGCATCTTCTAGCTTAGAAACAAACTCTATGATTGTGTCACGAATCTTCTCAGCCTCTTCTTCATCTATGACATTATCATCATCACTCTGAATAGCACGAGAGATTTCCTTATCGAGTCGCTTTAAGTAGGCAATCGCACGTTCACAGCCCACTGTAGTTTGTCCGGTATGGCGTGGTATTCCGTCTAATCGCTCACGAACATATTTAATAAATTGGCTATGATCCCCATCATTAACCCAATCACGCTCGCGAGTCTCTTCAACTACCTTAGCATCATCATCTTCGTCTGGTGCAATTATTACTAGGTCAGCGCCAGGCACAATATCTTCTAGGACCTCAACTGCTTCATCAAGCAAGTCGTCCTGTTCAAAAATCTCAATGACATCTTTATCATTACTGTCATCATTATATAATGGCATACTATTGTCCTCCGCGCCCTTTTTCTAAAAGCTCTTCAAATAAGTCAGCTGCTACCTTAGTTATTTTTACATCGTCCATAGACTCACGAGCAAACATAGTTAGCATACTAGCAAACAGTTGCTGAGCCTCCATATTATCCCAGTATGAGTGTATTGGATGTGCTACTAGTCCGGCTATCCCGCCACCAGCATTATTCGCCAATCCATTAAAGACGCGTGGATAGTATGGACTCGGACGCATTGGCGAGTCACTTAAACCTTCTCCACCTTCTTCGAAATCACAATGCACAACAGGCGCTCCCTCAGCGATCTTGTCAGCGTACGGACAGCGTTCGCCAGTATTACGATGAACGTATACCTTTTTATTAGCATTAGCAAATCTTTCACGATCATCTTTCTCAACCTCATCAAGAGGAGTCATATATTGGATGCTTTCGCCGGCATACTTACAGGCCTCACTTATAGGCAATCCGAACGGACACGATAGATGATTATCCTGGCGAATAATTGCTATTTTACGAAATGTCATACATCATCTCCGCTATCACGCACACTTCCCTTCACATAACTTATGAAATCAACTATTGTAGGTGATGGCTTACTATGTAGTAATTCTATCCAATAGGCGGGATCAGCCTGTGAACCACCACAGGAGTCTAGTAGAGGCATGTAAGTTGCTTTCTTCTTTTTGCGATTTCCTGCTTTCTTCTTTTTTCGTATATAGTCTACTATAGTATGAATTTTGCCACTACGATAATCATCTAACACTTTTGGCCAAAGCTCTCCATAATCATAGTTAGATCTAAGTGGTTGAGGGACTTTGGATGCCATCTTGTATCGTACAGTGTTATTAGCCATATGTTCTAGTATGGTTTTTTCTGGAAATGTGCTAAGATCGAGTATCTCATTGCCCATAGAATAAATTTCTGGCATTTCTAAGGCCTGTCCCATGTTTCGTATCAATGTAGATAAGTGCACCAGAGATGCTATAATTATACTCATAATATATCGACCAAACGGCGCTTTTGAATAAGCTGCTCAGTCATCTCCTTGGTTAATTTAATCTTCTGTAGCACGCCCAACTCAATAAGATCATTGAGTATATTAGCATCATGCTTTATAGCAGCCGCCAACTTATCAGAGGAGTATTTCTCCTTTACCTGCTCTAATAGATGAAGGTTTGTTTTTATAACTTTCTTAAGGTCGTCATCTATTGACATACGATATCTAGCGGCATAATAAAATGCTCTAATTATACGATTTGGTGACGAGGTCATGGCAGTAAGTGGATCAACAGGACACCTAATTACTTTATGATCTATATCATACTTTCCCATAGATGTAAGGTCGACTATCTTAGAGAAATCTAAAGGCACCATTAGGGTATTTATTGTAAAATCACGCGAGAAGGTTTCTCGTACCATATCGTTTGCGACAGTCATACCTCTAGCAATAAGCAACTGGTCAATATTATCGTATATCTGATTTGTAGAAAAATCTATAGAGAATCTACCATATCTAATCTTTTTATGTCCATCTGCAAGAGTTGCAGGCGATACTCCTAATCGCTCCCCTATCAGATCGGCCAAACGAGAAATGCTGCTATCTCCATTAGTCAGATCGATGTCATTTAAGTCCTCGAGTAAGCCCATATAGATATCTCGGGGAATACCTCCAACGATGTGAGGAGCTCTGATTCCATGAGTGTCTGCCACTTCGGAGATTAAATTTAATAATTCTTTGAGATCCATTAAGTGCTCACTCTAATGCCGGGATTGACTTTAAATTGATAGGCTCATCTTCAAACCCCTCGTCGTCTTGTTCTTTGACCGGTTCTGGTTCAGGTTGCTTTTTTGGTTCGGGCTTCTGAGCTCGTTGACTGCCTAAACCAGCAGACATCTCACGTACTTCATCTCCCAACTGCTTGCTTGCAGGTAAAGCTGGTGGTGCTTCGGGTATCTGCTCTGAAATTACCTCTGGTTGGGTATGCAGTCCGCCGCGAAGCTTGGGCAACAGGTCCTCCACTTTATTGCTAGCATAGCCGAATGCGTCGATTAGCTTAGATTGTGCTTCTTGTATTTCTGGAAAAAAGCTAGCCATACGCAATTTATGTAGCATCAGATCTATTTCGGCCAATGAGCGAACTAGATCGCGATTCTTTAGGATAGCACTTATATCAGTAAGGCGTTTGATGGCATCATCCAGTGCAACCTCACGCTGTTCCGCAGGGACAGTTTTAAATTCACGATCAACCATTTTGGTATTGCCGATATTGGGAAGTACTGGCTCATCAGCAGCTATCGCAAATAGCTCGGCCGCACCATCGCCAAACTGCAATTTCTCAAGTATATTAGCTGTTTTAATAATCGAATCCTTCACTGAACTAGCTAGACGCAGCTTTCTGATGCGCCTACGTAATTCAGACAAGGCATCTTCAACAGCATCCATTTGCTCTTGCTTGATTACCCTTCTATACTTTTCAAGCAATTTATCTATAGCAAATACTCTGCTCATAAGCTTATTACGAGCGGTTTCAAAATCTATGGCATATTGCTCTTCGTGTTCATAATCGAATGCTGGTAATGCTGGTAGAGACTCGTGCTGAGGTTCTTGTCTGCCTAGTAATTTCGGAATATAATAATATTGTCCATCCGATGCTATTTTATTCTTCATAGGTACCTCTCTACGCAGTTGCTGCTCTTTAGCGCGAATCTGACCATTGACATCGTATTTGTTATTATCATTTTTCAAATGATAGTTTGCCCATATTAAGAATTTATATTTTTCTGGAACTGATAATACTGACGATACTCGATCTAGAGCAATGCTTTGATCTAGTCCAGTACGTATTGAATTTTGTATTTGCACAAATAAAGTAGCCCATTTATTTAGGTCATATGATGGTGCTAAAGGGATTCGTGATTCTGTATTACGGTGGGCTAGCTTGTGTACTGATTCATTCTTGCCAATCCACTCATTAACAGCATTCTTGAATGATTCTATGCTCGTCAGATTTAATTCATCTCTGTGTTCAAATAAATATCGCTTAAAGTCGTCCTTTTCTAATTGCGATAATGATACACCGAAGAATTTCTTAAGTAGGTCATCAGCAAATAGATCGATATAGAAAAATATAGTGAAATCTTTGTCGCTACCTACCCCCGCACTTGTGGCCTCTCTATAATTCTCTAGCGTACTTTGCCACAAAGACTCAGTCATACCTTGCTTAGCTATATTAGCTAATTTTTCTGCAGCATAGTCATTAATTAGACCATAGGTCAGGGCTAATTCGATTTCGTTATCATAATCAATGTCGGCCACTAATCACCGCCTCTCCTACTACATGTCCTGAAGCACTATACTCTAATGTTTTCATATTCCTATTTAAGTTATCCATAAAGCGTATAGCTAGATCTGGAGAGACATCTTCCAGCGATTGCCTCACAGCATCACGGACTAATTCAATCTGATCATTCATAATATTGATATTGACATTATGATCTACTGACTCAGAATAACCTTCAACATATTTCTTGTAGCTTTCCAGCAGCTTAATTAATTGATCTATATATCCCTGAAATACACGTTCTTCACGGGAGTTGGGAAATTCATAGTTTGATAATAAGTTATAAAAGTGCTCAATGCGTGATTCTAGGAGAGAGAATGCTTTTAAAATCTCTTTCTGTACGTCTAGTTTGCCATCAACTATTTCATTTATTTTTCTTTGATAGGCAGATGTAGATGCAACACTTTCCCGACCCTCGTCCACTCTACGAGCTGAAATCGCTTCTGTAGCCGCAGCTCGTACATCTCGAGCAATCTGGCCATCTATATCAAGGTAGGTTTTCTTAAAATTCTGAATAGTAGAGAAACTTACCCGTAGGTGAGAATTCTCTTCTTCAGGATACTTGAGGCGTAGAAAGTCAGCGACATCGCGAACAGGAGTTCCATTAACTAACTGAGAAATTATTTCTTCCTTAAGAGGGTGCTGCAATACTTTATTTTGTGGTGCCATTTTCTACTCCAAATATCTCCAAAAAAAATAGAGGGGCTGCTGCCTATATGTACAGCTCGCCCCTCACAGATGCGCAGATGCATTACTTTCTTCTGGATAATGTTCCAGCACCCTCGAAAACACGTGATGGCGGAGCATATTGAGAAAAGCTTGGAGTCTGATGTTTAATACTGCCACCTGAACGGCTGGTCCCACTAGCATCAGTAAATCCATGATGAAAATCATAGACCTTACCGGTCACAGTATCTCTATAAACTCCATCTGAGACTCGCTGCATCATAACGCCGGGCATATCAGGAGAATACCGTGTTTGTGACACAGCTGTGCCCTGATGAGTGTGCAGATGATGATTCTTGCGGTTCTCTTCCACTTCTGATTTCACAGCCCCGTGCATAGTTTCTTTATTGTGCGCACTGAAATCATAGAGATCTTTACGTGCTTCGCTAGGGGACGGATATTGTTCAGCGGCCTCTACAATAATTTTTTCTACAATATTAGCTGCTTCGACATAACCAGCAGCATCTAATTTATCAGCTATTTTAACCATATCAGTTAATAACTCGGCTCGATTGCTAAGGCCAACCCAGCGCTTGAGTTTATCATCCCATGTCTCTGCATGAGTGCCTGAAGCTTTGGGCGGCTCAGCCTTGGTGCCCTTAGGAGCATATTTGCTAGGAGCCGATGGTGGATTGGTAGCAAGATCCTTAATCTGCTCTGGTGATAAAACCTTAACTGCCGGCTGCTTGTGCATTTTAAATGACGCTGGAGCAGGGACATCTTTCTGTGCATCTTCGGTCACCATAGGAGATTCAGTGGCTACAGGTGGAGACTTCTCCATAACTTCTAATGGCTTACGTGCTAATTCCGGCACTGCTGCGGGAGCAACTGTCGGAGCTCGTTGTTGCATTTCACGCAGGCCTTCTTCGGCAATATCAGCCCAAGATTGCTCTGCTTCAACTGGGGCCTCTGTAGGCGCGACTTCATCTTGCAGCATTATCTCGCCAGGCATCTCAACTGAAGTGTGTTTACCAGGAGGCTCTGCTGGCATAAGTGGCTGTGGACCCTTGCCCCTACGCTTCTCCATATTAGCCAATTGTTTGGTTAACTGGGTCTGACCGTCCTGCAACTGCAGTAATCGCCATTTTAACCCACGCGGAATCTTGCCGCTACCAAGCGTATCATCCAAGAACTGCTTTAATTTAGTGTTAAACTCAACTACTTCTTCATGAGTCATTACCGTAGTACGGCGAGCTGCGTGTGCCATAAGCACACTTTCAAGAGCAGCAGCAGCCTGCTTTGCTGCAGGGCTGTCAATTTCATTTAAAATACCCGCAGTCTTAGATAAAAAATCAAGCATTAACCACCTCAATCTTCTGGAATAAGATACATAAGCGTGCTGCTCATCTTTATGCGATCTTCGATATTACGCGCACGCTCACCGGCTTCGGCGATCATCTGCTCAATCGGAGTTGCAGTGCTCTCGCCAGAGCTGGCAGCATTGCTCAGTATGTCTGATAAATCTGTGAAAACTGCTCTATGAAAATCTGGGCCATATTGCTCAGCTATAACGGACATAGCATCTTCTGCCTCAACGAAGTTTCCATATGCAGCACTTTTGATAACATGGGAGTATAGGTCTTTATACGACCATCCGGACTTTGTAGAAAACGCAGCATTGAATACGCCTACATCAGTTGCAGCTGCAAATTTCTTTAATGAAGAAACATCAAAGGCCTCAACTGCTATACCTGAAGTAAATACGCTAGGCATAAGCACTTGACTGCCGACTACTTCAATTGGAACCTGAATGGTTTTCTTGCCACCAGGGCCGGTAATTGAAGCTGCTACGACCAGCCCGCCATCAAACTCAGAGTCAATAGCTAAGCGATCTATAATCAGACCAGCACTACGGATACTGTCTGAAACAATTGTCTTGGCCGTAATAACAATATCCTTGCTGTATGTAAGACCTGCTTCTATAATGGCATCACGCAACTCTGGGGTTACCATACCAGTTAATTGATCTGGGAATTCTGTATAGCGCTCTTCCTCTTCAGCTACTACATGATCAGAGACCGTCTGATAGAGTGTTGGGCTGGCTAAGGCAATATCATCTCCGCTTGCGGTCTTAACTGCTAACACTGGCCTCGATTCGGCAGCGACAGCTACCAACCCAGCTAATAACTTTTGGGGAGAAGCTAGTCGAGTAGAGCCGGAATGTAAGTCACGAGCATAAGTAAGAAGATTATCCTTAGTTAATTCAGAAAATCCGCTACTAGAAGCAAATACGCTAGGCATAAGCGCCGAACCGCTATTTACTTCCACTGGAACATAAGTAGTAAATCTGCCTATTGGACTGTCGGCCTGAACGGAGAACATAAGAAATCCGTCAGCACGATCGACTACTTCTGCGGTGGGATTACTGAAACCCAAAGAAGCGAAGTGTATCTTTAAACTATCAGCACCATTTTGGACTACTCGGTCACCGGCCACCTTAGTATTGCCCCACAATACAGAGAATTCTCCGACCAAATTATCATCAGCGAGTTTGAGGACATCATCGGAATCTCTGTGAGAGGCGGTGAAATCTGGGTTATAGTGAGCGGTGGGCTCAGGAGCTGCAGTGACCAGCAAGTCTCCTAATAATTCTCGAAAGGCAGTGCGATTGCCTAGAGCACACACATCATCATATAATGATTGAAATTGTTTTTGAGTAATTGTGCTTAGGCTGCCTTCTTTCTCCAGCCTGCGCTTAAGTGCTAACTGGGCCGTGCGAATGGCTGCATCATGTGGCATAACAGTTGCCGCATCATCTAGACGCCCTAATACGGTCGAAACAAAATATTCCTTCCCAGTCAGAACCTGATTTGTCAGACTGAGCAACTGTGCCAAATCTACTTTTTGAGACATATTATTCCTCGCTATGTGTCTTTAGCTCAGAGACAACCTCTGCCATATGTAACGGTAGTCCCTTTAGCACTTGTCGCACAAATTCTGGTTGTGCGGTCTTCGCTTGTAAAAAAGCAGCAAATTGCTCAGCTTCATCTGGTTCAAACTTAAACTCTGTAGATGCAAAGCGCTTGAGCGGAAACCCTTTAAAACTTAGGGTTATATTTTTACGATCTCGATCACAAGTAGCGGTCCAGTCAGCGGAGGCCGTTGTTCTGATCTCTTCAATTATATTGCTCTCGGCGGGCTTTTCTGGCGCACTTTGATACATGGCGTACAAATACTTTCTACCATCGTCGCCATCGCGCAGTTCCCATAATTGTTCCGAGCCATCTAGAGGCTTGTATACGTCCCAGGCTATCTTGCGGAAATTACTTCGCACGTCTTCCCAAGCAAGGCACTGAGTGTCACGCTTCGGCTCAATAACATTGATGAGATGAGCCCAATCAAAATCAGTAGACATCCGTCCTCCAAATAGAATAAGATCAAAGTATCTAGTTGGTTATTGATAGATACTTAATATTATCAGTTCGTACAATTAATCTTTACCATGCTTTAAGTACTTAAAAATTTCATCCATGTCGTCGGCCACCTTGGAAATCTTATCTTCCAACCAGTCATCCAACTTATGGCCCTCTCCGGTATGTTCAGATATTGTTTTTGCAATAAAAATCGCTTGCTCTAGTATAGCGGTCGCGTTCTGATGAGACATATAATCTTCATCTTCGTGATCTTCAGCGCCCATTTCATCACACGCACAAGCGGCAATTTTTAACAAACGGGCAGCTCTGCGGGATGCGAGTGATTCGAAATCTAGATTAAAGCTATAGTCATCTGAATTCTTTTCCTTGGGGACTATATTTTTACGCCTCTTCTCCTCATCACGCAACTCTCTGAGCATATACTCTAGGGCTCTCCTGTCGCGCTTTAGCTCAGCATATTGTTGCAAATGTTCCCCAGCTCTTCGTAGAAACTCCCCTTCTGGTAACTTTATTTTATACCAAGTACCAGGCTCAACCTCGGATGGTAGACTTGTGTATCGCATTTTTTCAATTTCACTATTAAGTGAATGCATTTCTTTATTTAGTTTCTCTAGTTCTAAACTAATGCTTTCTTCTGTATATTTCATACAATACTCCTTAGGTCAAATACTTCCATCCTAAACCGCCATGGGTATGAGCCTTACCCTGACAACACAATACTACTCTAGCCTGACTAAAACCATCCTCTGCAACTTGCTTGGTGCGCTCATATACCTTAACAGTAATCCCAGTCTTCTTCATATACTTCCTGTCTTAATTTCGGTTATACGTTTCATAATAAAGCTAATACGTTCATCCTCATCACAGATTTTTTTAATCTTCTTCAGTGCCCCGCCATATCTCTTACCACCATTTTTATAGTCAAGGTTGCCAGATGTGGTCTTGTGTATGGTAGGCTGACACAACCCAAGTCTAAGTGCGACTTCGGTCTGTGTGAGTCCATGATAATATAGCAGCTCCATTACTTCCCGCTGCCGGTCAGTTAGACGAACGGTTATAATCTCGCGGATCCGTTCATTCAACTCATCCACAAGATCTAATAATTCATCGGTTTTTTGATAGTCAGTACTGTAAAGCCCATCAGATTCGCAGAAATTGCCCAATAGCGATGGCTCGAGGCTCATTTCGCGATATTTAAACTGTATCGGGTCACTTTTAGATGCCATACAAATCTCCATATATTCTACTACCAGGGCAATGGCTATTGCTTCCGGATATAGAAAAATCCGTATATTATTTATATACAGTATATGGAGATAGTGGGATTAGATAGCTCAGCTTGCCATGTAGTATATTAAGGTGTAGCGCTGTAATCTTATTGGTACGCTCCGTAGCTATTGTAGTAAAGTTCACTCAAGACCTATGCGTGCAAGCCTACATCTATTAATTCTTGCTCGGAATTTAAATTTCTGGTACTTCCACCAATTGATTATACGTCGGGTAAAACACTGCTTACTAATGTCTAATAATGCTTTACTGGAGAACCAACACATTATGCAATTTTCTTCAGTACGATAATACAATGTGGTGCGCACAAAATCGTAATCATCTGGATTGTAGATATTACATTCATCAGATAATATATATGGAAACAGGTCTTTTGGATCTATAGGCCTTCGGTATATATGCGGCTTGTGATCTTCGGGCAGGCTATCCTTATGACACTCTAATAGTATACATCTATCTTTTTTCCAGGGTAAGAATATCGCAGATCCATCAACACCAATGAGTGGAACTATAGAATAACCAACTGCGGGAATTGGAAAAGTCCCCGTCCCGTCTGTTGGCGATAATACAGTGGCGCTATAAATATTTTTATAACGCCCTCTAGCGTCAGAACGAAGCGCCTTGCATATAGTTGCTATCTCATCAGCAGAATAACCCTCCTCTGGTATAATGCTGGTTCCGTCAGGCGCCACTATATTATGACTGACGCCGTAACACTCCTCTAAATTTCTACTCAAAGCTATATGTGTTTGCGCAAATGACAAAAGATTAGTATCGTTATGAGCATATAGATACAAGAATAACTCAAATATATCAGTTATATCAGCGCTTTTCAAGGCTTTAATATTATTTGCTAAAATATTGCCAACCCTAGATTCGTACTTGCTTCTGCTCCCCTCCATCTCTCTAGACCAAGCATATTGAGTTTTATTTGCAAAGAAGCCGATCACATGACCCCATGTCATACGGCCCAAACCCTCTGAGAAACAGAGTCCTCTATCGCTATATGTGTGGTACTTGCCTATAAATCTAGATATGAATCTATGATCATGATACCCGTCAGAGATATCTTGCTTTATATTATTGATACCTCGATTATATCTATTATATAATTCGCCTCTAAGACGATTTTGCTCAGTAGCATCGTTGTTCGCCATCTATACCTCGCCAACTTCATTTGAACCCTACTGTACTTACACTATACGTCCCGATATAGCTAGATATAATCAATATGACTATATTTCGCTGAATTAGACACCATACAAAATTCACCTAGCCTCAACCACGAATTTACACCAAACATTATTATTCAATCTAAGCACGACATCCACTCTTCCATCAGCTTTAGTCGTAATCATGTATTGGTGCTCAGGTAAAGGCAAGATCATGGAATCGTATACTTGATCGGATGTTATTATGCGAATACTAGTTGGCATATTGCACGAAGACTCCGCACATCTATTTTCTCGAAGATTGCCTGGCCAGCGCAAATAGTTGCCATAATCATATCGCTCATTAGTCTGATCTAAGGTCACTAACATAACAGTGTATCGCCATAATGAGTAGATATTATAGTCAAAAGAGAGAATATTATATACTCTAGCGGGCTCATTAATGATACGTTTGACAATTCTCTGATATTCTTTGACGATATAGTTGCTCATAAATTATACCTTTATAGCCACTCACCATTTGTGATGATTTTTTGCTTAAAACTGAATTTATAATAGGTAAGGCCATATAGGTGTACGACGACATCCATTGTGCTGGGTGACGTTACTGTAATTCTATATTTGTGCTTATAATCAGGCTGAAGTGTAAGACTATAACGATCCATGTGGCCGAGCACATTCGAGCTAACTAAGTTAGTGATTAATGATTCTGGACATCTATCGCTCGCAAAAGTGTCTTTAAACACACTATAATTTCCATATATACTATCTGCTTGACAAATATCTGAAGAGATAAGTCTTGCAAAATTTCTCCAAAAAACTTTAACATTATCTGGTGCATACAGTATAAAGAATGACTCGTTAGGATTAGTAATTAAAGTGTCTATAATACTTCTGTAATCTGCATCTAAATATGGAGTCATATTATTCTACTCTTATTTATTTAAATAGTAAATTCAAATACACTATAGTATTCATAGGCTATGTGGGATACTATAGATATGGTATTGATCCAGTCAAACGTAACTTTGTATATCTCATCTGGTTCAGGCATTTGGGAAATATGAAGGTTTGATTTTGTCTTTATTTTAAATGCACTCTTCTTTTTAAAGGAAGATTTAGCGCAGCCGCTATCCAGTATATAGCCGGCTACCTCCCAATAATTTCCGTTGAGTGGTTGAGTTGTCGTTCGAATATTATCACGATCAAGAGCCATCAATAGATATATGTATTCCCATATAACTTCAACATCGGACTCTCTCTTTAGTTCATAAATACATTCATCAGCGTTATAGAGGGAAACATACTCAAGGCTCTTATATTTTGAAACTATATGCTCGGTCAGAACCATTTTCAAACTCCACATCAGATAGTTTGTAAAATGTAAACTTATACATGATGTCTGGTAATATAGAAACATATATGTGCACGGTATTCTTAGTAATGGGCGCTATTTTATATAGATGATCTCTCGATGTCATTATGTGCTTGGCGACCGTACGCATGACTTGATAAGCATCTATAAGATAGATATATATCGTCTGCGGGCACAGGGTGTTGATAAAATTTAAGCTCTCTCCACGGTCACCATATATGCCTGCAGTATCTGCTGCTATAATTGTAGAGAAGTATTGCCAAATTATGTAAAGACTTTCTTCTCTTTGTAAAATCGCATCTGCGTGATGGGGGGTAACGATAATTTCATCAACGAGCTCTTTGTACTTTGTGCATATATGCATGCCCGCCTTAAATAACTCTATCCTCTCTATCTGAGCACGGACAGCCAAGTCTGCAGCGAATCTCTGACGTATGGTTCTCATTTATTAAATATCCATTTTAGAAGTATGTAGTTTATTGTATTTTTCAGTCAAATACTCATCAATATCTTTGTATTTCTTGGGCACTCGCTTTTCAATTAGATTGATACCAGGCCGCTTAAGATCCATAGCTCTTTGTATAGCTTTAGAGCCAGCTTCATCATTGTCAAACCCCAAATATATATCGGATGTATATCGTGCTAACTGTGCCAAATGCTCTAGCTTAATAAATGCACCTGCGGTAGCTACGGCAGTATCTATGCCGTGCTGGTGACATTTGATCACATCAAGAATTCCCTCAACAACAAGGGCTTTATTTTTTAAACGAATATGCTCTTTAGCTAAATGGAGACCGTATAGAGTGGTATGCTTCGGGTAATCACTATTGTCATATTTATGTATACCTAATGCTTCGCGTTCAGCTTCGGTACCTAAATACCTGCCCATCAGACCTATCGCTCTACCATATGCATCATATATAGGAGCAACGAAGCGGTAGTGATCGCGAAATTTGCATATACCACTACCGTCGTATTGTGAAACCCAAGCAATCTTTAATTGCTTAAGTATCTCTGCATCTACATTATTAACTATATACTTTAAATTTCTTGGAAATGCTCCCAAACGAAATTTACGTATAATATCATCTGTCAACAATCTAGTACGTGACAGATAATTATAGACTTCATCATCAGTATGCAATGCATTTTGGCACTCATTAATAATGAAGTCTAGTGCCATTGATTTCTCTAAATCAACCATCACCTTCCTCTGCGTCTGGCGCATTGGATAAATAATCTGCCCCCATTTCGCGCATAGCTAAGATAAATGATGGATGCATATCTATCTGCTTGTCACATTTGCGGCAAGTAGCGATTGTTACGCCGCCTGAAAGGGTCTTCAATAACGGCTTGCTATTATGACCGCAGCTCTTGCACTTGAACGTAAGTCCGGATTTCGGGGTCTTACGTATCTGATTCATGGTAACCAGCGCCTTCTTAGTGGTTGGTGGTAAATTGATTGCGTTTCCGCAGTTATTGCAGGTAACCTCATCAGAACCTATATCTAATAGATGGTGATCCTGTGCATAACATCCCTTATGGGTACATTGAATTAACATTGATTCTCCTAATACATATATTTTAGGCTACTCTAGTAAGTTTGCCTTTTGGAAGCCAGTACGTGTTCTTATCTAATATCCACTCTGATGTATAATATGCGCCACTAATATAAAACTTTTTCGGCAACTTTATTAGAGTGTGGTTTGGAAAATCACCTATAACATGAGCTTCCATGTTTCCTTTATAGTTCAGGCGCACGTGAACGAGCGTATTTTCGCGAGGATCGAGCTTTTTCATGGCATGCTCCCTATCATTAAGAAGTTTCTTTCTCTCAGTCTCTGCAATTACTCTCCTGTGAGATATTTCCCAAGCCTTAGTAGCATCAGAGCGGCAAAGTGTTTTATATGCCTCTAAACTCAGCGATATATATAATATTGATTTAGTAAAGTATAGGCTATGCGCACTTACGTCTGATGGACTACAGCCTAGTTGAGAAGCTATCTTTTCGAGAAGCTTTGATAACATGCGACTATCGCCTTCATATGGGTCATGTAGTTTAATGCCCACCAGTCGCCCACGTACGCATCGTGAAATTACACGGTCTATTTCCGATACACTGCGGCCAAAAAAGTCCCGAGATGAAAATCTGGGGCGCCAGCCCTTCATGATTTCAAAAGTCATATACTAGCTCTCCTCAATCCTTAGCAAAAAAATTATCGGTTGCACGTGAACGAGCGTATTTGAGCTTTCTCATGGTAACCATCCTAGTCTTAAGGAGCTTCTGTTTCTTAATCACTGCAAGCTCTCTCTTTCGAGCTACTTCCCAAGCCTTAGTAGCATCAGAACGGAGAGCTGATTTCCATGCCTTTAAATTCAGCTTTATATATAAAGTTGATGTGGCAAAAGATAAACTCTCCGCGCTTATATCTGATGTGCTGCAGCCTAATTTGGAGGCCACCTTTTCAAGAAATTTAGGCAATGTACGGATGATATCTTCATATGATTGACATATTTTAATACCCACAAGGCGCCCACGTACGCGTCGTGAAATTACACGGTCTATTTCCGATACACTGCGGCCAGCAAATTCTATAGATGAAAATTTTGGGCTCCAGCCCTTCATGATTTCAAAAGTCATATACTAGCTCTCCTCAATCCTTAGCAAAAAAATTATCGGTTGCAGCGGCGACGGTCTCGCCTTCATCGGAAAGAGTTAGTGACCGGCGAATGTGATTACGCTTTGCAATTTTAATCTTGTCCATAATTTCGGTATACACGGCAGGATGCTCCTCTAGAAATCCAAAGAATGCCTCCTTTCCTTTAAAGGATTGTCCGTTATATGCCCAGGTTACAAGATTCGGCCTTTCAACTACCCCATATGCAGCAGCCAATGTTCCGAGCTCCTCACCCTGCCTTACAACACCCTTGCGAAAATCAAACCAGAACTCCGCCTGATATAAGTTCACTCCGCCCCGACACTTCTCTACAGTAGCAATTATCTTATGTCCGATCTTGCCATGATCATCTTCTAATTTGCCGTCAGCAGCACTGCTGGGATGCATCTTGATGGCAAAGTCCATAGAATGCCTCCAAGTCTTTCCGCCCGGATATGAAATACCCTGCGCTCCAAAGGTGAGTATTTCGCGTGCTTGATTAATAGCAATAAATGCAGTTTCTGCTCTTTTAAGCATTGGACGCAATCGTGTAAAGGCCCTCTTTAGGAATTTAGGGAGGGCCCCCATTTCCATTTCATTAAAGTTTCTACCCTCTTCGGCCGGAGCTACTAGAGCGGCGATGCTGTCCAGTACAATTAATTTGATGTCTATCTTCTTATCAACAGCCATGTCTAAGATACCGGGAATCTTCTTTCCAGTAGAAGTGAATTTGCCGCATAGTCGGTTGAAGATTTCTGCGCCTTCATTATCCTCAATAATCTTCACTCTTGTCAAGTCTATACCTAGATTTGCGGCCCACTCACGATCAAATGAACTTTCCGCATCTACCCACACTACCCAAGCATTAGGATACTTCTTCAGTGTCTCCCTAACCATAATCATGGCCATAAACGTTTTACCAGAATTTTCTATACCATGGAATTGAGTTACTCTGCCGAGAGGAAGCCCCCAATGATGCGTTGCGTCGCCCAAAGACACACACGGATAATCTATAACTTCCCAGTCAAATCTGTCCTCATCGTCCCCATCAAAGAATGCATGGCCCCCATGACTTTTGTTTAATTCTTTCCAAATATCATCAAAGTTAGTGTCTGCTGCTGGTGTCTCTGTCTTAGTAGGTTTCGCCATATAGATTGCTCCTATAGAATATTTTTAAGCTGCTCTTGTTGTTCTTGTGTTAATGATTCTGGAAATTCGACATTGCATACTGCTATGTGACTGCCAATAGTATTACCATGTATGCCCTTGTCTCTTATGGCTAGCTTTTGCCCTGGCTTGGTACATGGAGGTATTTTCATTGAATATACGCCGTGTAGGGTTTCAACCTCTAATTCGCAACCCAGTAGCGCTGACTTTAGACTAATTGAGGCGATAGATAAAATATCATTGCCCTCTCTCCACATTGTTGGATGTGGCTCCACGTTAATTTTGATAAATAAATTACCACTCCTGCCGCCAGACAGGGACTTTCCGCCCATTCCAGCTAGACGCAGTGTCATGCCTGCCTGTATGCCCGGAGGTATGTGAACATTGCATGATTTATCGACCCGCATTTTTCCTTGCCCGTGGCACTTCGCACAAAGCTTATTAAAGCTCGCACCACGCCCGGCGCACTTCGTACAGGTAACTCTAAATACAACATGTCCATTTGAACCACGGTCTATTACTCCCAGACCATTACAGTCACTGCAGGTTATTCGATCTTCTGCTGCACCGCCTGCTCCATTACACTCATTGCATACTTCTGGAGCAGTGAACTCGATCTGCTTATCTCCGCCCAAACAAGCTTCTTTGAAAGAGAGATTTAGTACGATAGTATGATCTTCTCCAGGACTATTGCTGCTATGTTGATTACGATTTCCTTGTCTCCCAAATATATTGCCAAAGAAATCGCTATTAAAGAGATCATTTATAAATGAGCTCCCTGACTGTTGACCATGGTGATGTTCATAGTTGACAGTATCAGGGTTTGTAATCTCCTGGTATGCTGCTGATATCTTCTTAAACTTTTCTTCTGACTCTTTGTTTCCGGGGTTTCGGTCCGGGTGATGCTGAAATGCTAGATTTCGGTACGCCTTTTTTACGTCCTCTTCCGCTGCTCCCGGTTTCAGCCCCAGTATCGAATATGCTTCTTGTCTGTTCATTTCCACTCACCAAGCTATATGCTAGCGCAACTGCTATAGCATCTGTTTGATCATTGTTGTTTTCAAATGTATATTCTTTTAATGAAAAAAGCTTTACAATGAAATCATATGTAAGCTTCTTACTATCTGAGCCATCACCTCTACGCAGACCTCTCTTCTTAGAGGAGATTAGCTCTACTTTTGCATAGTGACCTATACATTTACGCACCTCAGATGGCATTATGACAAACGGCTCTTTGCGAGTAGTCTCATAGCATATTTTGTATGCTACTCCATGGTAGAGCGCGAGTACTTTAAATGTCTTTCTGTTTGAACCCTGCCAGCAATCCTCTATAGCAATTATATCTGGATTATATGTTGAGATAATTGCTTTAAGTGCGACCTCAAATATCAATAGGCGCTCAGCATGAGACTTTTGCTTTAAGCGCACTGCCTCATTGTATAATATATCGCCGTCTTTATATACACAAATACCTGTAGAGGCGGAAGATATATCTAGTGCCAGAACTGTAGTCATGGCAAATATATACATCCTATCGTCGTTAATTTATCCCAAATGATGTTTTAGAAGTCTCTATCATTTGCCGATAAAGGATAATATCGTCTACTAACCAAGTGCCTATTTCAGATATTGGTATCCCATTCTTTTCTTCAAAAATTTGACAAGCACTAATTTTAGATAATACATCAACCGCATATGGATGATTCGGGAAGTCATCATACTCTGTACGTACTGACTTTGAGTACGCTTCCCATGAGCCAAAAATAAATTCTTTCTGCTCTCCCATATCTTGGGGATTGAATCCGGTCAGATCAATGTGCTCGAACATAGATAGATCATAAATCTCCTTATCTATATTCTTATTGCGCTGGACTAGATATAACTCTAGTGTAGCTAGACATTTACACAGATATTGTATACCTAGTTTTATACCACCTAGACTTAGCGTCTCTCCTATATGATATGAGACATTTAGGCGGATACTGTCATCTCCAGCAGGCCTTATCCCTGAGCCCGCACAACAGTATGTGAAAATTATATTACAGAGATCTGACATGGTCTTTAGGCTAAGAATGTGCGCCGGTAAAACAACAGTAGCTTCTATACTATAGCCCAGCATATCATAATCCATATTAAGTATGGCTACACGATCTTGGTCAAATGTAAATAGTATGCTTTTATCATGCAAATCGGCAGAAAGATCAGTGAAGCCTAATGTTCTAAGATACTTATCTGCTATAAAGAAATTCCATCTATTTTTCAGATTCAATATAGTATTGCGGATAGATAATGACAATGTACCTCCGTGAATACAAACATAGGGGCCATAATTCAGGCCCCTATGTAATATCAATTATTTATTCATTGAAAGTCAAAATCATCATCCTCTGCAATGTTAGCAGCAGTTTTGGCCGCAAGAGAGCCGCTGCCACTACCACCTACGCTTGTAAATGCTGCCGCAGGATTAGGAGCATCAGCTTCTGAACGGCCTAATTTACGCAATATCTCAGCAACTTTAGATGGCTGCGCGAATTTCTCTGCATTAACTCGTCCCAGGAAATCCTTAGCCATCAGGCTCTCTTCCTGATTGATCGGGCCAATATTACGAGGAACTGCAGTGACAATATAAGTGTGTGATATGCCGCGACCACGATCCTTGTCTATCTTAATATCATAATTGCGTGGATCGCCCCAGTCCTTATCTTGTCGTAGATTTACAATTTGGCTATATACTTGCTTGCCAAATTCCACTAATTGCACTCGGCCGCGCTCTCGATTGATTGCTGCAATGATAAACTTGGGCTGAGCCTTATTGCCTTCAAGACAGAGAGGGCAATCATTAAGTGCGCAGTTCACTCTACGTGGACGACCTTGAACATCAGTAGCCCAATGTATTGCAAATATACACGGTGCATCCTGAACTATACGAAGAAGATATCTACCATCCTCTTTCATATTAAGGAAGTCATCCTTATCAAATGGGGCTCCGGAAGAATCCCCTCCATCTGGTAGCCAAGAATTTAGTTTGCCGAATGCTGGTTGTGTCATAATGTTTTCTCCATAGTGTAAGTTTTATGTGTAAGTTTTAATTATTAAACTATTCTTCTGCCCCATTCATCCTTGCGAACATGGGGGCTTTTCTCTGGTAAGTCAGTATCTTTCGATACGACATCTTTCATAAGGTGGTGAGCCTTAAGAAAAAGTTGTTTTTTCTCTTCTATCATAGTCTTAAACATCTTTGCTTCAATGCATTTATGCTGTGCTTCAATAAACTCTAGGTCTGCAAAGGCATATTGTTCACGATCTTTAGCTGATTTAAATCCAGCCTCCGATGCCTTTACCATCATTGCTCTACTAAACGCAGCCTTCTTGGCAGCCTCGCAGCGTAGCTCGTAGCTTATAGAAAGAGAGTATAGCTCCCCGCACATTGCCATTCCTTTAAGCATTGCGCCTGCCAAGTACTCTGCATATGGGGCATCAAGATCATGGATATTTTGAGGCACCTCTCGCGAAATTGCAAATATACGCGTTATCAACATATCTCCACCATCAGGCAGCGAGTGGTCGTGTCTAATCGACATCTCTATCAACTCTGCCTTAGAATTCAAACCAGAAACTTCGGTGGCCCTATCGTCTGTCATACACTCTCCGTAGTAAGTTATATATTAATGCAAGTGCTCGTAGACGTGCTAGTATTATCCATCACTCCGTCTGAATCGATTAACATTGGGATTTTCTCTTAGAGCAGCTAGCTTAGCCATTCTTTGTGCGGTCATTGCATCGGTCGCGTTACTATCTAAATCAAGGCCACTAGGTAGCTCTGGAGGCAATAAATTTTGAACAATGTCGTTTAACTGAGTAATATCAGCAGATCCTTTGGCTGCTTTAGCTGCCGCAACATCTCCTTTTGATAATCCAAATTCTCGCTCAGCCTCAGCACGTAATAGTAAAATTTCTTGCTTTCGTTCGTTTTCTGGCATATTTTGGAGCTGTGGATACTCAAGCATCAGCTCTCGCTCTATCTCTTCGTCTTGCAGCTGCATACGAGTCTTTGCAGTGGCGCGATTGCTTAGCTGTGTCGTTTGGACCTGGCCCCGCCCTCTAGGTACAAGATCATATTTGCCAGCAATAATAGCCGCAACTTTAACTAATGTTTGCTCATCTACATCTGCATCTGCAAGCTTTTCTTTAATTGAGGAGAATTCAGCATTTAAAGCTGAGGACATAATCGCTTTGCCGCACGCAGGGCAAGCATTATCCTGTAATGCTTTAGTAAATGAAGGGGGTATGGCCGTTTGACAATTATTGCATTTCATTGCTCACCTGAACTTTTATAGTATGATTCTAAATTTATTAAAACGAGGGTTTTAGTACCAGCGTAATCGTTGACCTTAAACATGCCTCTTATCGGCAACCCTACTCGAAGTATCTTCTTTAATTTTTCATATTGATCTGCCCATATAGTAACTTCTACACTTTCTCCGCGCAAATTTTCTACTGTCAATTTACCCATAAATCGACCCTTATTCTTTCCTTCTTTCTTTATTTGAATTTCACTTATTGAAGTAATAATTCCTTCAGTAGGAAAGTTAATATTATTAACCATTGTTTGTAAGCTAGTATATGACTGGGCATACCTACCTTCAATAAAAAATCCTGGATATAAGGTAGATATGTCACCAGAGAGATATTCTCCAAGAGTACTCTTTTCTCCTTCGAGCTTTTCTCTTATGGTAAACTCTATATTTGCTTTTTCATGAGTAGATGGCACGAATGCGGCAAGAAGCTCGGGGGTTAATCTGAATGATCTCTTAATCTTTTTCTCGATCACTACTTTTGTCTTAACTGACCGCTCCTCAAAGTCGCCATCGTAACTATCATCAGATGCACTATCAGTAGCTGTCAAATTGTTATCGTCAGCTACATCTGGGACCTCAACCTCCTCTTCTATTTCAACAGTCACCACCTCACCATGCTTTTTAGCATAAGCCTGTAATTCCTTGCGAATTTCTAAAAAGTTTTCAAAGATATATTTTCTTGATATCCCCAGGCTATCGAAGGCACCAGCCAAAGCTAGTGATGCTATTACTGATTTATTAACTAAATTACCTGGCGTCCGATGTAAGAAGTCTTGGAATGAGGCATATGGTTGCCCGGCAATGATAGCTCTAAGGGCCCCTCCTTTGCCAACACCTTTCACAGCTCCAAGTCCGGTAACAATAGTATTCTTATCCTTCATAGTATAATATTCTTTAGAGATATTTATATCACATGCCTGAATATTGATTTTAAATAACTTAGCATCCTTCTTTAATGCATCAATAATCTCAGCCCGGTCCTTCTTATTTCCCTTAGTCTGATTATTAAGGTTTGCACATATAAAAGGACCAACTGCATGCGCTTTATAATATGCAGTTTGATATGAAATCATACTATACATAATTGCATGTGATAAGTTAAATGCATACGAGGCGAATGGTGCTACGACTGAAGTCCAGATTTCTGTTGCCTCTTTTTCTGATAAGTCAGAGGTTCTCATTGCATCTACAATAAATTTCTTTTCTAGCTCCGCTGCTAGATGTGCCCCCTTTTCCTTTAATTTAGTCAATTTTCTCAGGCCATCTGCTTCTGATAGATCCCATCCGGCAACTATCTTAGCGAGTTTAAGCAAATCCTCTTCATACACTGGAATGCCATAGGTATGCTTAAATACTGGCTCTAAACACTTATTAACATATGTTATTGGACTGCGCCCAAAACGACGGTTTATGAATTCTATCCTATCCTGCTTACTTACCGAGGGTCTACCTATAGCACTGATAGCTGCTATATCAGATATGGTCTTAGGCAGCATTGCTTTGCATAGCGGAGTCATACTGTTATTTAATTGGAACATTCCAGTAGTATGTCCCAGATGTATGAGCTTATATGCTTTAGGATCTCCGTCCTCTAGATCACCAAGATCTGGTAGGTTAATGCCTAATGAATTAGCTATCTCTCTAGTCTCATCCAATACGTCTAGTGTATCAAGACCGAGAATATCCATTTTAACTAATCCGATCTCCTCACATTGGTCCTTGTCATACTGAACCGATATAATTCCATCACCGTCTCGCCTAAGCGGAGCACATTCTGGTAGCGGAGTGTCTGATATAACTATGCCGGCAGCATGAGTGGCAAAACTTCGAGGCACCCCAATTAACTCATTGGCATATTCTAGCACAATAGGGTACTCTTGTATAAACTTGGTCAACTTCTCGGAGGCCTGCATTGCCTTGGCCATCGTATCAACCTTAATTCTCTTACTACCCTCTATTATCAGGTCTGGAATGCTGGCTGTAACATCATTAGCTATCTTAAATGCAGTACTTTTATCGCCACCTATAACCAATGAGCGAGCCACGTCCTTAATGACTAATTTTGGAGTTAAGCGCAGAATATTAGATATGAAGGCGACCTTATCCTCACCATACTTATCTCTGCAATATTGTATGACCTTTTCTCGACCACTTGGAGCAAAGTCACAATCTATATCGGGGAGTGACTTCTTTTCCCTATTTTGGAACCGCTCAAATAATAGCCCGTATTTAATTGAGTCTGCCATATGGATATTTAGCAAGTAAGCCACTAATGATCCTCCTACGCTATTATGCACTGCATAATTTGATGTTACATAGGAATGATCCTCATCTACAGTAATATCATATACATAATCTGCTTTTGATGTCGTTATGTCTAAGATCTTACATAGATAACCGGTATTATCGATTGTATCGTCATAAAGCAGTCTAAAATCAATCTTATACGTATCATCTATAGAATTGACCAGTATTGATGTTGGGACCATCAAGTATAATGAGCACTCTTTAAGCTCCAGAGCCAAAGTTTTACTACGTGTATTAACTGATATTATATCAATTTGATTATTAATTTCCGTGCTCTCAATAGCTGATGCTAGTCCTAGGATCAATTCAGTAAGCAGATTATCAGGAAGGTTAGTGAATTGTCCGATGTATCTGGAGTCATCAGTATTATTATATTTGGGAAATAGGTCTGACAACATTCTGGACAGTGGTTGGCTGTCTACTATAACATGTGAATGCGTGACGCTATCTTCCGACAGTCGAGAATTGAATCCCATAGATTTAAGATACGTATGTACTTTACTCGCCTCCTCTATATTTCGTATATCCAACCTTATGCCTATACGCTGGCGGTTATCGTCAACTAAATAATATCCAGCACCCACCCACTGCCCTATAAAATATGCAAATTTAGAATCAATCTCAATTTGTCGCTGTATGCTATTACCATTAGAGTCGCGTTCATGTAAAATGATATCCGAGACTGCAATGGACTCTCTTTTTGGGTATGGCATGAATATATAGTCGCCTACCGATAGGTTCTCCGCTGCTATCCACTTTATCAACTTTCTATGAGCCGGATCGGACTTTGATCCGTAGACCCGATGATCTTTTGTTAAGACTATATTGCCACAAGAATGTTCCGTCTTTATAGATAATAATTCTTCATCAGCAACATCATAACGCATAGTGTCAGAGACATTTCGTATTTCCCCCGTATGGGAGAATACCTTATCTCCAATTTTAATGTCAGCAAGGTCAGTAAAACCTCTGTTTGCTGTAAGTACTTTAGTGTCGCCAGTTAAACATCCACGACCTGGCCCGACAGTTACACCATTATTCTTAGCCCACTGAATATAGTCTGCTACGATTAGCATGTACGAACTGAAGTTGCGCATCTCTAGAATATCAAGTTCTTTTTTTACACGCTCCCAATACTCCTGCTTCTTTTCTTTAGAAAAATCTGCTGTATACTTATCAAAAGCCTTTTTGATACGAAATCTTAGATACGATGCATCTTTTGGCAATGATGATAATGATGGTTTATCTGTCACCCATGATTCAAACTCTTTTGCATCAGGCTCATCTTTCCATGGAAAGGCTGGCAATCTATGCCCCTTGGGAGCCATATAATCAGGATACTCACATTCGTTAGCAATCTTTACTGTATTTGCAATTAGTGCATCAGCTGTTCCACTATCGAACTTCTGTGCAAAATACTTATTTAATTGACTACTCTCCTTCAAATAAAACTCTGGACAGGGTTTGATAGAGCTGTATTTTGATCCTCCGCACTGGTAACATTCCTTCTTGGAATCAGAAGGGTACTCTCCTGTACCCGCACAGATAAGGCATGCCTGATATGTTGCATATCGATGCCGTTTAGGATCCTCTAATGCCTTCTTTGCTCCAATGGCCAGAACCATATCATGGTACTTCTCATGCTTGCTTGTGAGATAATGAGAGTCGCATGTGGCAATCATATTTATTTTTAGCTCATCAGCCAGAAACTTCAATTGCTCATTTAAGAACGCCTGATTAAAATCTCCTCTTTGCAGCTCGTGAGGCTGTAGCTCAATATAGAATTTATCACCAAAGATATCTCTAAAGGTAGAGGCTAAATCCTTTGCTCGTTTGATATTTTTTTCAAAAATTGCCGATGCGAAAGGAGATCCTCCACATGCCGAGTTTACAAATAGTCCTGCTGAATGCTTTTTAAGAATATTCAGATCAACTCGCGGAAATTGCCTTCCCATTACCGTAACTGAGTTATTAAATCCAGCAGCATTGATCTGCAATAGATTTCGGTATCCCTCCTCATTCTGAGCTAAGACCACTAAGTGTCTGCGTTTAGACTTAGGATCATTTAAATCTTCACAGTAGTATATCTCACTGCCAGGGATAAATTTGATATGCTGGCCCTGATCCTTATACTTCTTATATTCCTTGTACCCCTCATGTATGCCGGCTAATACACCGTGATCGGTAATTGCTATCCCTGGCTGCCCTAGCTCTGCTACTCGTTTAAATAAATCTGAGATGCGGATAATCGCATCCATATGAGAGTGGTATGTATGTGAATGAAGATTTACGAAATTATCCATTAATAAACTCCTGAGATTGGGATACTTAGTTCACTCTGAAGGTAGGCAGCTAACTGCACCTCGAATAAACTGACAATCCTCAAATCCTCTTTGTCTTTGAACTTGACATGCATATCTACCGTGCCAAGTTTTGATTGCAATAATATTGCATCATTATCAATCTTGATTATAGAGTATATATCAAGATCGTAAGCTAGCTTGCCGAAAGGCAACAGATAATCTTCTATGCTCTTTCCTATTGGTTGTGGAAATGTGTATTGTACTGTTCTACAAGTCTTACAGCCTCTCAGCTGTCTTACTTGTACTAGATCATAGAAGTTATTTGTCATATAAAATATAAAAATAGGGGATTAGCCGTCTCCCCTATAGTTTATTTAGATTGTTATACTAATCAGGCGAATCGCGCTTGTACTGCTACCGACTCATTTGTCGATTGATGCATGGTCATTGCACCAAGAATTGCCGTAAGGTCGCGATCGGCCGCGCGCAAATCCTCTTTGCTAGCCTCAAGTACCACACGTACCTTACCTACGTCTTCTTCTCCCTTGCCGGGAATAACTGTAATTGTCTTAACGATAAAACCTGAAATTGAACCTATTGTTTGTTGTGCTGTTGTCATACTTGCTCCTGTTTGACCTGTGCTTGTGAAATAAGATAATCTATGGCTCTGTTTCTCTCGTAGGAGGACATTAGAAGCTCATATTGGCCGGAGTTCCTCAAGTGTGTAAGTACCTCGTCAGGAGTTCGTCCAATCTTCTGCGCCTCACTCTCTATTATACCGAAGACCTCATCAGCAGACATATGAATATTTTCATGATCACGATAGATGGAATCTAGAAATAGATTTGATAAAATATTCCTACGTGCCAATTCTTTAAATGAAACGAGTAGCTCGCCTGGCTGAGCTTCAATATTTAGTCTGCGACATATTGTTGTTACCTCAGCATCAACCCAGCGTCCAGGTATCTCTACTGGATTTGCTGCAACTAGTTGTGCTAGTATCTCAGAGTATATCTTAGCTCTAAGTGGAGTAGAATAATCGTGAGATCTCTTAGCAGCAAGTGACTTCTTCATATCATCAAGTGATTCAAACATTGATGATCGTGCGAACTCATTATCAATCTGTGGCATAGTTACCGCAAATACTGCGGTAATCCGCACTGATACCGCACTTCCATCAGCTAGCGGAACTTCTAGCTCATCATTTGCTGACTTGCCGATAAAGTCTTCGTGAGAAGCAAATATATCTGGTTTATCAGATATCATAATTGATGCATGGTTATTGCTTCCATCAAGGAATTCTACAGCTACTTGATCATCCTTATTTGCCGGGCGCTCCACGAAATCCAACTGTGCGAGCGCTGCCTGTGCCTTACGAAGATCGTCATCAACTAAGCTATCTAATGAAGGCATGGCTTCTGAGATATGTAAGTCATCAGGCACTATAACCTTAAGCTCAGGTTCGAAATCTGCCATGACCGAAAAACTAAATGAACCATCTAACATAAATTCGCCAACATGGCTTTTGCGATTGGACATCCTATCCTTCTCAATTAAGACAGGAGATCCGACTACCTTTAATTGCCTATCCCGAATAGAGGTGATTACTTCCTCTTGAACCATTCTAGCTGAACATTCCGCTAAAATGGCATCTTTATACTGATGCCTAATAACATTATCTGGGACCATTCCCTTTCTAAATCCTTTGGCATCAACTCTGGGTGCAATTTCTTTAATAAAAGAGCTTATAGTATGTTCTACTCGCAGCGGCTCAACAGAAAAAAGGAGCTGCTTTTCTATATTGTTGATATCTTCTATATTTACTAACATAATTCTACTATCTCCTAACCTATCAGTGGTCCTTTAAAGATTGTGATTGTTCGTGCTTAATGGCAGACTCCCACCGTTCAGACTGCTCATTGAATACTGACTCGACAGCAGCAACATCCTCTTTAACTTCTCGTTCATGTGACGGCACGGTATTACGTACCCGATACTTATCAATATCAAGCATAATATTATCAAAGTTATCACCTTTTGATAATTTATTGTTTAAGTCCATCAGTAGTAGCTGAATGTGCTGAGGGTTTATTGCATCAGCCATATCTGAGACATTAACAAGACTACCTAGTGCAGTGGACACTTTACGCACGATACTCTCCTTATCCTTATACTGGGGCAGTTTAGACATGCGACTAATAAAGTCTTGTAGTTTAGCTTTTGATTGAGATAAGGTTTCTTTAATGTAATCGTACTCTTCTATATCGGCACTTTCCGATGCGCGCTCAGCTAGGTCCTTGGCCTTATTAATTGCTTTTAGTAAGTGCGAGCGATATGCCTTTGCTGTTGCAAGATAATCGCGCAGTCGACTTAGTAGTGTCGGATCTTTTGCTGCTGATGCAATCTCTTTAGTAAGAGATGCTTGCGCCTGAGTTAATAAATGAAGATATTTCATTAGTTCTTCGGCTTTGCTGTTTAATTGTTCTACTGAATCTTGCGCTGTAGGTTGCAATCTAATAGCAAGCACATTACCATTAAAAATTGTCTTAGTTAGTGATTCAATGAACTTTTCGCCACCATCAGATTTGACTGTAGGAGATGTTGCCGCTGGAGCGGGTGTGCGTTCAACTCTAGGTCTGATTGTAGTGGGTGCAAATTTACCTAGAAGTATCTCAATTGTAGTAGCGATGCTTTTTTCAGTGAGATAGTGCGATGGCAATTTGCGCAATTCTACTTCGATTTTCTGAAGCACGCCAGAGGTAATTCCTGTTTTTGCAAGATCCTCTATGCTCTTCTTTATAACCGGTGACTCATCGGACTTATCAATCACTACCCGACTTCGATCGGCGTCTAGATGTATTGTAGAAAAATCTACTTCGACTTGTGGCGGAATATATTCGGCAGCAATAAAGGGGCTTTCCCTTAACTGTATCGGGCCGCCTTTTGTATACGGAATGATGTCACTAGCATAGGCAGGAGATACAGATAAGATCTCCTCCTTGCGTTCAAGAAATGATGTGCGTATAACTGATATAGGATCTGATATTAGGTTATTGCCAAGTCTGCGTATAGCATTCAATAGCGAATGGTGCACAGTGGGTTCTACGATTTTACCTTTACCCTCAACCTTACGTTCCTGATTCATCTTCTCTACCTGTGCGCGCGAAAATCTATTACCAGGCTGTATATTTAATCGCTTCTTCCGCACAATGCCAGGTGCTCTAGAGGTAATGTCAGGGATGGGATCTGCAAATGCTTTAGTTATGTGCGCCAGCTCTTCCATTGATCGTGGTCGTGGGTTTGCTGGATCTGACCAATTTTCATCTGTTACTGATTTATCTTCCTTGTTTCTTTTAAGTAGTGATTTAACAGCATGTACAGCAGGGGCTGCACGCTCTGCCCGATATCCGTAATCGGCGCCAGTAATGAGTGCGCCAAGTGCATTATTGATCAGCTTGCTTGCGTCCTCACCCTTATTTTGCTTTATAGCGTAAGCTTCATATAGTTGGCTTAGCTTGCCATATATAGTGTTAGATGATATTGTCCCCTGGCTCCTACCACTCTTTAAAGACATAAATGAGGTATTAATGAAATTCTCAATTTCCTCTCTGCGCTCAGAAGTATCTGCTGACATTTTTTTAGACAAGACTGATGTTATATACTCTTCTATTATACCGGGAAGAACTTTATTTCCGATATACACAGAGACATGCTCCCATGTTACACCTCCTGCTCCTCCCTGCAGACTAAGTTCATGATACCGCCTCATGACGTCGGCTATAATCTTATTAATCATCTCGCCAGTGCGCCTACCCGAATCACGGCCCATGCTACTATAAGCTAGAGCTATATCTGCTTGCTTTGATTTTATACCCGCATCATCTATTCCTAGATGCTTTAGTATAGGTTGTAGGATTGACGGGTTTATATCTGTTCCAAGACTTTCATTACGAAGCGTGGAAATTTTATCTGTATGTACTACAGTCTCATTATATTCTGTTGCATTAGCGGCATAGCGTTCTTGAAATGGCACCGAAGAAAGTGTTTCTGATAGCTGTGGAAGAAAATCATCAGTCACAGCTCTTATTGCCTCTGCTGCACTAGTCTTTGTTTGCTCTGATAAGTTTGGTGCAGATGAGATGTCTACTATTTTAGCTGCAGATGGAGCATTGTACAAATACCGCATAGTCATGGGCAACAGAGGTATGGCATATGATTTGAAGATATTTACCAGAATCTGTCTTACTTGACTTTGTTCCTTAAATAATTGACTATACTTATTTGATATCTTTGTATATGCCACTTCAAATGAAAATAACATATCCTCATTTATAATCAATATATTATCTAGATCTTTGGTCTTAAACGCAGTTCCTAATAGAGACGTGCCAGTTGAAGTCTTACCATAAGTTTTCTTAGCATCAGTAGACGCATCAATAAACACATTTCCTCTAGACGCAATTGATTTTGAAACAGCTTCTTTAGCTAAGGTTATAAACTCTTCTATTAAATCTGTAGCAGCAGAGGTGCTGGGACTTGTCATTAATCCTGCGATACCCTTAATAAATCTCGGCATATCTTGAGCACGCATATGCATTCTAGCACTTTCTATTGCTTCAGCAGAACCATCAATAATTTCAGAAGAAATATCAGAATATGTTCGTGAACTGATGAAATGTTTGCGTATGTCTTCCATGCTTAAGTGCGTAGCATTTACATTATAGCTTTGGCCATTCCATGTAGTCATTTTTAAATCTAAATTTGCTAGCTTCTGCTCTTTAGATAAGAGATTGGCAATAGATTTAACTCCTTTTATATCAGAAATGCCTGGGTTTATATATATATTTGGTGTAAGCACCTCACCTGAATGTGATATTACTTTCGTATTTACGTCGGTAATATTACTCCAGCAATAATCGTGCAATGCTCGTTGCAACTCAGTGTAGTGGCGGATATATGCTGACGACATTATCATCATTTTTGCTGGCAATGTACTCAATGTCTTCTTGTGTTCTGCTGTAAAGCCACCAGGAAACATATTATCAAAATCAGATGACCCGCGCATAAAGTCAGCAAGTGCTAACTGATTATACTCTATTAGATACCTTCCATGAGTGATGCGCAAAGCCTCTATTAAATCATTTAGTCTCGGACCATTAGACTGGAATGGCTTCTTCGCCGCTACCTTTACTATATTATTAGGTAAAACTGTTAATATAGGATTATTGATAATCTGGTGTTTTATTACGTCAATAAATGCAGTGCCCAGAGTAAATGATAGAATATTTTTTAGTGAATTATTATCAGCAACAAGTTCCTTTACCATAGAGGAAATTTCTTCTGTTGGATATGTTGCTTCTGATAGATGTGCACTTAGAGCCTGCAAGCTGCTCTTATCAAATGGCAGGACCGCAGCAATAAATCCGGTCAAGTGATTGCTGGGAAGTTGACTGCGAAGCACTTGCGTTTCTGGCGGCAAATGCTTCAAATAAGCCAATAGAAACCTGGCAACCTGCTTATTAAGCAACTGTTGCATAGGGTCCCCCATAGAACCTCCAGACATAGAAATGCTATCAAGGATAGCAAAGAAGTCTTCTACAGTAGTGGGCGCTATGGAAAATTTAGGACGCGATGGTATTCTAGCTTTTGCCGCAATGGCTTTAAGCGCATAGACAATATTACCTGATATTCTAAATTTATCTATGTTTTTTTGTGATATTAATTGCCAGATGGTCATTCATCCTTACCTAAGGATTCTAGCAGTTCTTTATTTTTGGACAGCGACTGCAGCCTGGCTTTGATAGCAGATGTGGATAATCTAACTGCTGCAGAGATCTCAAATAAAGTCCTGCCCTCCAAAAAAAGATTAATTATATGCTGTGTAGAGGGCTCAAGCCCATCAATTATGCTATTTATTGATAGGTTATTAACTACATCTACTTCTGGATCCACCGCTCTAAATCCCAGTATTGATACATCTTCTGGTGAAGCACATTCGCTAATAGTGGTTCTCCCTCCATCTTGCAGATGAATCTCCTCATCGGCTGACAACACAGGGACTGGAATAGGGTAAGCCTTCCACCTACCGATCGACGTATCTGCATTGCAGCGTACACAACAGGATGGCATACCAACATTGTCATCAAAGATAAAAGTATGTTCGCAATATGGACACTTTGTCTTACAAAATCTATATGTACCATGTGTTGCTGTCCGACATTTCTCAGTTGCATGCTTGTATATATTAACCATTCTATTTTTTATATGGTTCTGTAGAAAAGTAAGCATATTTGCAGATTTTTCAATTGAATAGTCTGGAATGGCCGCCAGTGCGATTACGGTCAGCTCCTGAATCAAATCTTCTGTACTATACGATGGTATAGTCATCTGTCTTGCTTGGTAGCGTATAAAATCAGATATGTACTTATATATCTGATCTATGCCAACCCCGGTACGTGTATCGATAAAAAGTACTATACCGCTCTTCATCGGTATATGACCAGAAATCCATTTGCGACCAGAATCTATGCCATATGTAACTTCATACTGATTCATTCTATCTCCGTAATGGCATTTCCCCAGCTACTAAAATCAGCCTGTTTGGTAGCAGGACATGCTGCTTGGAAGTCACAATACGAACATAGCCTAGTGGGGCGCGTCTCCCAACTTAAGTCGGAGCGAATTTGATTTGCTACTTTAATAATTTCCCCAACACATCTGTCCGCATCCGTCTTAGAAATAGTGTAATGAATAGGCTTAGAACCCTCTCCTAATACTATATAAGAACCTTTTATACGCTCCATATTAGGATCTTCATGCCATATTGCCAAAGCATATACGAGTAATTGAAATTCGTCAAGATACTTAGACTTTCCAGTATTATGCGTTAATATAAATGAATCACCACATAAGTATAGTGAATCTGCTGAGGCAACTGAAATACATTGCGTTGGTACGCTGTCAATCTTAGTGATATTTGTCAGGGTGCGTCGATCGACTGTTGGTACGTGCCAATCTCTTGTTTTTAGAAACCCGTCTACCATATGTGTATAAGATGATATATTGAACGGATTAAATGTAGTCGGCGTGAAGCTAATAGTATTAATTTCGTCATCGCCATATAATGTAATCCCAAAGGTATGCAGTAGCTCACTTACAGAATCTAGCAGAGCTGGATTTGATGTAGTGAATGAGACTCGCTTTGTAGCCTTATCCCATGATCCACCGTGATCCATCAATCCGGTTAGTAATTCAATACGCTGACTGCGAGAACCTCTAAGATATTTTAATGGTATAGCGCCATCACTTTCTATAAGCATTTCACTCAATTTAATATTTGTCAGATTAGATGCATGTAAATCATCACAAGTCCTACCAATATACTCTCCTAGCATACGAGGACTGAATGGTAGTTCTGATTCTGGCAAATCAATGCCTCTATGGTTAGATATATCTATAAGAATGTGCTTATTGTTCTCATAGATGTGGCATAGCGCTTCTGCGTCAATGATATCAGAGACCTCATTGCCATTATCTGTGTCTCTAAAAATTACCTTCCATAGATGAACATTATCGCACACTATACTGTAATTATCGGAAAATTCTAGCCTATAGCACGGTCTATTATGTACCTGCGACTTTGCCATCACTTGCGTTGGGCTTCCATCGCTTCCTAGTACCATATCACCAACAGATAGACTTCCCATAGTAGCCCATCCTGATGGAGTAGGAATCGCAGTATCAATAGCAAGCCCCTTATAATCAACAATTTCTACGCCACCATCAATCTGATCCACTCTATCTATAAATCCACGCAATACTATATCACCAGCAAGTTCTATGGTAAATGATTTCTCATTACATATTACTTTGGGTAATCCATCAGAGCGCAATTTAGATAGATATGTGTCCAGCATGGCAGTTGCTTGCTTTCTCTGCTCTTTGGTTAAAGGATGCTTCTTTAAAGTATTACGACAAATATCCTTTAGGACATTGCCCCACTCCTCTTCTCCACGCGGATTATCTCTAAGTAAATTATGAAATGCTTCTAATACAGCATGAACGAAATTACCCAAATCAATGTGGGGCCACTTCTTTTTTGGAAGTCGCTCTATATATGTATAATAATATTTTCTGGGGCACTGCGTATACGTCTTAATTGCAGATGCTGAAATCTTTAGTTTATCACTTTTAACTAGCATACCTACCTTAGCTTTGATGTCTGCCGTACTGAAACCATTTAAACACATGCGGGTTACTAAAGTGGGGGCGCGGCAAATTGGTTTGTGCGGGCGGTAAGTCCTGAATTGACTTCACCCATCTACCACTAGATGAGTCGAAGTAGGAAAAGACAATAACATTTTTATCTCTATTATAATGATATCTCGTTGCTGATCCGCTAATATAAGCCGATGTTCCCAATGAAATATAGTCAATCCCTCCCCATAATGTTCTAGAATCTCGCAGTGACATATGCGGTCCATTCATTATATTGACAGATAGGCTATTTTCAGCAGAACTGCGGCCATCTATCAGAAAGTACATTGCATCGGTTCTGACTGATGTTTGATTGTTTGCCGATGAATGCATGATCACTGAATCATCGATAATCGATCCAGTATACTCCTGTGATAATTGTTGAATCTGGTTATCAGTGCCTACAATCGTACCGTCGGGCAATGTTTCCGGTTGTATCATATCTAATTCACTTAGAGGGATATCTATGTAAAATACAGGATCGCCAGCAAAATCATAATACAATGGAATATCAGCTCCACCAGGATATGAGTAAACTATACCTTCGAAAAATACATATCTTGTCCGCTGAAGATCGGTGTTATCTGTGCCGTACGTTTGCGTCAGCACGGCGCTTGGGACAGTAGCATAGCCATCGAAATAATATGCTATAGCGCTCACAGTCACCATACCTACAGAGGTAGGTAGCTTAACTGCTTCGGTATATACACTAGATAATGGCGTAGGCAGAGTTCCGTCTAGTGTATAATATATGGTTGATGGAATATTTGTTGAAATCTCAACCTGTTGTGGTATACCTGAGATTATTTCTGTATCTGATGGCAACAGAGATATAATGATCATTTAACTGCCTGTATAAATATTGGATTTCTACACACAAGATGCTCTCTCTCGGCCACCCAATATACGTGATGCGCTAATTTTCTAAAAAATATAGCCGCATCTGCATATTTACGTTTAGACTCTAGATTAGTGGAATCTGCTGCCTGCCGGCTAAGATGATAACTCCAAGATAGTGATTCGGTAATTATAATACTATTTGGATTCTCTCTAATATCTCTTATGGCGCGTTCTAGTGAAATGTCAAATGCCACTTCAAATCCCAATTTTGAAATGGTAGCACAAAATTGATTCAGTGTTATATCTGATATTTTGTAATTTGTATTTAGTATCATAGTCGAACCTGTATAAATATCCTGCTTTAATCATTTTTAAAACATCCATTAAAGGTAACCTATTCCAGAATCTAAAACTGGAACTACCCTGCTTTATACTTGGCCCGGCCTAACAGTCTATTTGCTAAGGTTATTGTATTTCATGCGTAGATTATGATATCTCCACCTCACTGCCAGAATGCGTCCTTTTGACTGTAATTATAGTTTCAAACTCATCCTTCAGTGCAGGATCATGAGTAATAACCATGATCTTCATATGTTTTTCTAGTTTACGAATAATTGTAACAAATACGTCTATATTATATGGATCTAGGCTAGAGCTAACTTCGTCTAATAAAAGCAGTTGTGTGGCACCACCCATTCTACGGGCCTGAATCGAGCCTATAGCCAACCGTATCGCAAATGAGACTATAAATTTCTCCCCGCCACTTAGCGAGTGCCACGCCTGTGGTCCATTTCGCGTATTAATCTCAATATCAAATGTCTCCTTCCATTCTCCCTTGGTTCCCTGCTTTTGTGTGACGAATGATAGGTGCATTGGTTCACTTGAGAATTCAGATAGCCATGCATTTGCAGCTCTAGTAAGCTCATCAACGACATTGTCAATGATAATCGCCTGAACCCCATCCTTACCGAAAGCCTTAGTTAACTGACCGTATACTGTAGCCTGCTTGATGCAGTCATCAAGATGACTAATCTCTCTATTTCTAGACTCAAGAACTGACTGCAATGCCTCAATTTGGGCAGTTAACTGACCGCTCCTCATAAACAATGCACGCGCGCGCTCAACATTTTCCTTAAGCCTATCTTTATTGCCAGTAAGCTGCTGTAGCTTTTCTGCATATGAATCTAATAATTCTAAATCTGAAATTGAACCTAACGCAGAACTAGTCTCCTCTAGTCTTTTCTCGACAATAAGTATGTCTTCCAGCATTGCAGAGCGCTGTCCACTGGTGGAAGCTATCCTTAGCAGCAAGGTATTCATACCATCATTGAGGGCTGGTAGCTGTAATTGTAGCATCTTTAAATCAGCTGATTTCCTTAATATCTTCTCCAGATCTGACCTTGCCGCAGCTAGTTTGCCTTCAGCACGCTGTATTTTTGCCAATAATGAATCAAGGTCTGACTGTCTCAATGTTAATTCTGCTTGCTTTGACCCTAAATCTGTCCATTCGTGCCCACAAGTGATGCATTGATCTCCGCTAGTTAAAGTTTCTATTTGAGTATGTATTTGTCTAGTCTTCGCCTTCCCGTCAACTAATGATGATTCCATCCGAACAATATCGCTTTTACGCAAATCAATATTTGCATCAGCTAATTCACTTGTTAATGTAGCAATCTTGGCTTCCTTGTCTGCTATAGAATTCTTTTGTGAGGTCAGCGAGCTATTTAATTCGACTAACGTAGAGTCGTAGGCATGACGCATGTCAATAAGACGTTTGAGTTCTTTATTTAATCTTGCATGTTCAATTTCTAATTCTTTTATTTTTGAGGCTTGACGACCCCTATCCGAGTCAGAGATGATGGCTTCCTCTAAAGCAAGTATCTGCCCTTCAAGATCTGCATTTTCTGAATTTATTACATCTATCTGCGTAGTGACATCTATTAACGCATCTTGCGATGCGCGTAATGAAGCCTCTGCCGACTCAGAGCGAAGCAGGCTATTCCTAGTTGCCTCTATCTCACCATCTAATCTATCGAATTTTGCCTTAGCAACCTTCTGATATTTGGCCCAATCTTCTAAATTTAACAATGAACTTAATAAGGCCTGCCTAGTAGAGAATGTTCCTTGTGTAAAGTCAAAAAATGAACCCTGTCTAAAATAGACAGAATTTAAAAAAACATTATAGGTACATTTAATAGTATCACATATAATTGCATTGGTATTTGAATTAGTGTCCCCATGTAATTTTTCCCGCCGGCCATCATCGACAACACGCCAAAATTCAGTAATCATTTTTGAATATTTTGCATTGCGTGTTCTTTTTATCTGGTACGTTTGACCATCATGAGTGAAATCTAATATCACCTCGCAAGTAATTTGCCCCTTCTTAACTACATCATCTGCACTTTTATCGCCAGACTCCCCATATAAAGCAAATGATAGTGACTCTAGTAGCGATGATTTGCCGCTACCGTTAGACCTTCTTGGATCTCCTGACTTCTCTCCGATAACTAGAGCAGATGAGAAATTAAAGTCTATGACTGAATGCGTGTGGCTTTTGAAATTACGTAATTCTAGTCTAATGGGGAGCATTTCCATCTCCTGTTGCACGTATTATCTCTGCCCCAGCATCTATGAGTAGCCGACGCATGTCGGCATCTTCGATAGAATTTTCTAGATGCATACGCAATGCATGCACATGAGAGATATCTTCTGTAATTCTATCATCTCTTGATTGGCGTGATGTCATTATTTCCGGCTTAATTTCTGTGCAGAAGTGTACATGATACATATCCTTTAAATGGGAAATGACAGAGCGTGAATCGAGAAACTGCTCATCTTCTGCACAGATTCTAATAACTGGACGCACTATACTGTGGGCCAATTCATGATGCTGTGCATAATGGGCTATGTCAGAACGCACTCTGTCCATCAACTGCTCGCCGACAATAAGAGATGTGTAGTCTAGAGACATGTCCCACATATTTCTACATGGCTCCCTTCGATATTCCACATTGGCGGTTTCTAAGTCTATGATTGCATATAATTTATCATGATCTTCAAAACCGCCGCGCTTTTCCATTGAGCCAATATAAGCGATATACGGGGAATCGCTAATAATATCTGGTTTGTGTATGTGACCCATAATTGTAACGTTTATGCCATCAAACATACTTTTTGGCAATGTTAGCTGATTTTCCCCATACATATCCTTATAGCCTTCATCTACGAACGTGCCTTCAATAGTCATATGACCAATGAGAATAGTAGGGAGTATATTGTTTCTTATGGACATGATGGCATTTAGGTTCGACTGAAGCACTTCTATAGCCCCGGCATGCGTATCCTGCTCTAACCATAATCTATCTCGATATGGCATAAGTATTAGATTAGCAATGGGTTTGTCGAACCACTTTATAGTTTGCAGTGACATCTCATCATATACGCGTATATTTGGTAAGTTTAATTCTTTAAGGTAGGACAACGTTGTGGTGTCATGAATTCGCTGCTGGTCATGATTTCCAATTACAATATGAATGCGCTCAATACCATTTGAAAGTGCACGATGTAGGCTTTGTGAGAATATCTTTTGTTGAACAATTGATGGGAACCTGTGCTCAAAGATATCGCCAGTAAATATAATTTCTGTGACACCTGAGACTACCATCTCATCTATCGTAATATCGAGTGTCTCGGCATAGTCTATTAATCTAGTATTGACATTTAAAGAAGGATGTTGTCTACCGGCCCACTGATTGGCACCTAAATGAACATCTCCTATCACGCCTAACTTTACACTCATATCCTTCTCCGTTCAAGCTCAACTAGTATCTGTGATGAAAAATTTCTAACTTGGTCGACATCCTCATCAGTCAACTTGGAAAATCGCTCGTCTATGCGTTTAAATACACTCTCTGCCCATTCGATCTCAGCGCATAATGTCAAATAGTCACTCAATGAAGAAAGGTAATCTCTAAATGCTACACTTAATTGAATATTGAACTCGTGGATATTTATTCTTGGCTTCGTAACTTTAGTAGCGGATAAGTCTATTGAAATGTTTTTTGATTCACGGTATCTATCTGCTACTGCGCTTCCCGGTGAACCGCGAATCATTCCTATAAAATCAAATATATCGCCCCTAGCAGAGCAGCCATAGCAAAAAAATGTCTTTTCTGTATCTGAGAAATTAAGCGAGGGGGTCCGTTCACTGCCACCTTTGTGGAAAGGGCATGTGCATTTATGTGTCCATGAAACTGAATTAACTGATTCTACATGACTAGAGTATCTATGTGCAACAGACTCAAACGACAATGATTGAGCTAATTGGCTGCGTATAGCTTTATTCTCATCTTCAGAGAGCCATCCATTCACCCAGAAACCTCTTTATCACTAGCTATAGATTTAATCTTCTTATTTAAAATAGCATTTTGAAACTTCAGATCGTTGATTTCATCCTTTAATAGTAAGCTAGAGTGTAGTGCGGTAATGCACATTGTCATCAAACCCTCTCCTGCATTTAAGAAATCCAGCTGACCAGACAAATCATGTATATCAACAATCACCTTATTTCTTAGACGAGTATCTTCAGTAGATCTATTTGCGGATAGCTGGGTCTTCTGTAACAAATCCTTGTATGCTAATATAGCATGCTGAAGAGCCACTCTTGCCTTCTCCAGCTTCTCCTTTACCTCGGCCTCATTAGAGGGTGGCTGTACTGGATTTGTCTGTGTTGATTGCGTCGCTTGCTGTGTGTTGATCTTTGGTGGCGGTAGTCGCGGCGGTTTCGTCATAGTCACACTCCGTTAATTGTAATAAATTCTCCAATGATGAATCATGTACCTTACATTTTACACATTTCTTGTTATTTGTCACAAATAAGCGAGAATAGCATACTGTATCTGAAGTCCAGAATTCTAGAGACTTACAGTATTTAGGTTTATTCATATCTGGATAATTTTCTGTTAGGATCTTTAGCTTTGATGATGTTAGCTTGCTAGACAGTTCTTCTTTGATGATGCTAAGTTTTCGCTTTGCGCGCTTGACTTCTAGCTTTTTCTTCTTCTCTTCAATCATACGCTGTTTGCGTATTACATCCGGATGTATTTCTCCTGAAGAAGTAAACCTGCCTTTTTGATATTTAGCAAAGCATATTGAGCACCAGCCGTCTGCCACAGCACCCTTGCGCCCACATTTAGTCTTGCATAATACCTTGGCTGACTTCGCTATTTTACTTGCACTCGTCTTATCTTTCTTTAATGACATATTACACTATCTGCTTCTGCATAACTTTGCGGTTTTTAATCTGTTTCTTATCAGACTTGCTTTGCTTTATTATTGATGTTAATACCAGGCCCCCTAAAGCAGCAGCTAATGTTGTACCCCACTCGTAGTTGGACTCATCATCAGCATCACCATTATCACTATCTACTTGATCAATGTTTTGCGTTGTCAGCATAAGCTCTTGGGGCGGTGGGCGACATACTACTTCGCATGCGCCCTCATTATATATGTGAATTATGAATATCGGTACGTCATTTTCATAGAATCCAACTTGACATAATCGCCCTTCATCCCATCGCGCATATGCTCCATTCCACTCTAGAGTATCTTTGTTGCGGCAAACTAAGGTAACCCGACTCAAGCTCTCATCATGCTTTACTATATGCCACTCACGTCCATGAAATAAATTAGGCTTAGTGTTATTATCTGATGTGAGTGCATTTAGTACATAGTTTGAGAAATCGGCATACAATAATTGGTCATCTTGATTGTCTGGTTTCGGCCAAAATAGATTTGATGAAAATTCCGCTATCGAACCTATCTGACCACCCATCCATTCCATTATATGCGGCGAGGTAAGCAATTCTCTGTGTCTAGCTGTCAGAGAATTGATTACAGTAGCGTACTCTCTTGCTATGAATATTAAGTCATCGACTGTTTTTGCTCCGCCAGCAGCATAGAAGTATGGCCTACATACTTCTATTGCACGTTGTAACTCTAGGTACTTGCCATATATATCAAAAAATTCATCTAGTATATCAGATTCATCTGAAGAATTCACATAAACTCCATATCCGTCTCTATATAAACATATAATCCGCACGGCTTATGCATGCTTCTATAGTCATACAACAGCTTCTTTATATGATCTTGCACTAAATCATTTCTTATAATATATTCCAGCAAACTCGAAATAGCATTATTATCCTGTAGAACTTGTTCGAATACCTTATAGTGATTATCAAAATGCGTAAGTGCTTCTGGATTTTTGCTCTGCAATTGTGACAAATCTAGTATTTTATTTTTAGTACCTTTACATATAGAAAATCCGAACTTTCTACAGCCATGGCATCCGAGCATGAGCCCACCATACATCTGGATCTCCTATCTAGTATTGAAAAAGACCTCAAATTCATACGCCAATCTCTCATCTAGATTAACGTCTGATATACCGAGGTGGTAGTTAATCAGATGCACTAATTCATGAGCAACAACATTCCCCTCTTCCTTAAGTGATTCTCTAGTGATATACAGTCTATTATCTCCAGGATAGTATAATCCCATCACATTATTATCTACAGATTCGCTAAAAGCAACGTCACCCATATCTACTATGGCAATATTAACTATCAATGGTATAAATGGACGTACATTACCTCTAAATTCAGCATATGCAGAAGGAGTGCGTTCTACTGTGTGTATAATATATAGTAATTCTTGATTGCTTAATTGTTGAGATGAACATATACGTATGTCTATTTCCGATTGAACGCGATTCATAAACTTACAGTCTATTTGAACTTGCGCTTTCGGCTGCAGTGAAAATAGTGCTGTAATAATAAAGGCAGCTATCCGACTAATCATTTACGTCTTCTCTTCTTGATTTTTGTGGCAGCAGGGTAATGATTTAAAATCTCATCTGCAACGCCATATTCTACGGCTTCCTGCGCAGTAAGATATTTATCTGATTTAAGATCTACTTCGAGCTGCTTCACTGACATGCCAGTATGCTTGGAGTATAGCTTATACATATTATCCTGCATAGCTTTGGAGATACGTACCTCATTCGATAAATCAGATACTGTTCCGTATAATTCGGCATTAACCTGATGCATCATCACTACCGTATTTTCTGCAAGAGAGCGCTTGTCACCAGAGGCTAGTATTAAGACGCCCGCGCTCATCACCTTACCTATACCGATAGTATGAATGGGGCATTTAATAAACCGCATAGCGGCATATATTGCATTCATCTCATGCACATCGCCGCCATACGTAGATATAAATATAGTGATTGGTTCTAATGGGTTTTGCTTTGCTAGCATCAGTAGATGAGCGATAAACTGTTGTGCCTTGGCCTCATCTATCTCTCCAGTGAGCATTATAGTCCTCTGGTCTTCAATACATGTAACTTCTATATTATCCTGATATACCTCTTCCACTGCCATGCGTTATTCTCCCATGTCTACTACTTCCATGGGCAAATCTTGCTGCGCCCTCTATGAATACAAGCACCTTACTAATAATATCGATTATTGCGTCTGACTTTCTGATTGCGCTGGTCTGCGCTGAGGATTTGGACGGGTATTAATCTTCTTAGAATCAAAATCCATCTTATCTAATTTTGCCTTTCGCTTTCTAGCATTCTTTATAGACTTCATTTGTCGCTCGCGTTTCTTTTGTCCATTACTCTTAAAATGTTCACGCTTCTTTATCTCAGACAATACTCCTGATGCTTCTACTACGCGCTTGAATCTGCGTATTAATCTATCAGCATCCTCTCCTGGCTCTGCCTTTACAGTCCTAAAAGTAAAGGAGTCCAGCAATTCGTACGATGTATCCGTACGAGGATCGAATTTTCCTGATGGTCGATGATAGGACTGTTGTCTACGGTTGTGTTGTGAACGGTTGGAATTCCAATTATTAAACTTCTTCATTCTATCTCCGATGAACCACCTAGATATTGGGTGGCTGATTTAGCATTCATTACAAATGCAGCTATAGCGGCTAGCGTATGACTATCCGTAATGTCCATAGATAGTATCTTTTTATGCAGGTTTTTTGCTGTTATTTCCTCAACTTTAAGTCCGCAAAGTTCTTCTTCTGGATCTAATTCCTGTATAGGATCACTAGTATCGTCTATTATAGCCAAATAAATGGCAGTAATCCCATTGCTACCTCCAGAATTTGAGCACATATTATAAATTAGTTTTAACTCACTTGCTAAGTACCCAGTTTCTTGCTTGAGCTCCCTGCGAGCGGCATCTAACATTGACTCTCCTGGCTCACGGCGCCCCGCCGGAAATTCCAAGTCATATGTCCCAACTGGATACCTATATTGTCTGACCATAATATAGGTATGGTTATCTGCAGCATCTCCTAACTTGATTGGAACCACGATTACTGTTCCTGGACTATCTGCATGATAATATTCAGAAACTCGACCATTAGGCAATTCTACTTCTGCTTTCACGATCTTTATATGAGAAGTGTCTAGTACTACTTCCTTACTTATTGTTCTCCATCTTATCATATTCTTCCCTTAAAAAGGCCACATATGCCTTGCATATAGATATCGTACCATTAATACGCTTTGTTAGCCCTGGCCCATATGTTGATGCGAGATCATCTTTATTCATATATTGCAGTTGAAGCAGCCTATTTATATGATGCTTTGATGGAAAATCCACTGTAGCCCAGTAACCATGATCGAGTTGGTGTCGACATACGGCGCGAAACTCATCTAGCACACTCAACGCATCTTCTATGCTTTTTTTGGATGGCAAGTTAGGCTTGCGGTCCCTTGTATTATCTCCCTTCATTTATAGCCTAGTTCCTTTGCAGTATGTGCGTACCAGCTTCTACAGCCGATGAATTGGATACTTTAACAAATACCGCCTTTTCTCTTAATTCAGCTAAATTTGCAGCACCATTATACGAACATCCGGTAGTCAGTCCATTTTTCATATCAGCCAATACATTTTCAAGATCACCTTTATAGGGCACCATTGTCGATATACCTTCATTTGAAGAATAGAATCCTCGCCAGTCTATCTGAGCCTCCTTGGAGGCCTGTCCTCTATATAACTTCATCGGTCCACGATCCGTCTCGATTAAGTCTCCTGGAGCTTCTTTAGTGCCTGCAAACATAGAACCCATCATAACAAAGTCTGCTCCGGCAGCTATTGCCTTCACAATATCTCCATATTCTCTAATTCCTCCATCGGAAATAATTTGAGCAGGACGTGTTGTTGCAGAGATATCTAGTATGCTTTGTAACATCGGATAACCATATCCGGTATTCATTCTAGTTGAGCAAATAGACCCGCTGCCTATACCCACTCTTACGCTATCAGCGCCCCAATCGCTCAAATCATTGAAGCCAGCAAGTGTGGCTACATTACCTGCCATAATATGAGTGTCTGGATGTCGCTCTCGCAGATGCAATAGAGCTCTTCGCATTAGAGTATGATGCCCATGTGCTACATCTATACATATAAGTGATGCTCCTGCTTCTAATACCGCTTGAGCACGTTCAACATAATCTCCGTTAACACCAACTGCTGCTCCTATAATAGCTTCTGGAGCAGATATCAAAGCGCTTTTAAGTATAGCCACCTGATCTTCTATGGTATTAAATCTATGGAGTATACCCATACCGCCATTCAGAGTATGCATCGCTGTGCATAGTTCTAAACCGGAAACCTTATCCATTGGAGACGCGATAAAGGGTGTTGGTAGTTTTATATTTGTCCTTCTTAGTCTCACAGAGATATCTACGCCAGTTCTTCTTGACTCTATAGATGATAGCTGAGGTACTAGATGCACATCATTAAATGTCAGGGCTGTATGTGGTAATATACGATGCATATATCAGTTGTTCAACCAAAGCTGGCTGATACGATCTTGCCGGTAGCATCAACTAGTGCTGATACTCTTCCTGGTTTAAAATCATCAGTGGTGGATGCGCCAATAGGGGCAATTCTGAATTCCGAAATTTTCTTATCACTGACAAGCTTAGTGAGAAATGACGCTGCCTCATCCTTTAACATACTAAGTAATGGATCAATTATATCAGCAGTGTCAGAGTCTTTAGGGGAAATGAAATGCTTAGTTGGATCGAACTTAATCTCCCGCATCTCTCTGTGCTCGACCTTACCTGCCTTAGCCTCTTCTTGACTTGCAACCTCTTCTTGTATACTATCATCTACTCTTTTAATCTTCTTTGCCATTTGTACCCTCGCTTATTGTAGTCGCGTGCCTCGTGTAGGTAGACGCGGTATTTTTAAATTTCTGTGACGATCTTTCTGATAATATCTGTCGCTTCTTCAATCTCTTGCCATGTTGTCATTGCACTTACTGAAATTCTAATTGATCCACTAAGACGCTCTGACCCTGAACCAAACATGGCCGATAATGACGGACTTCCGATTAATAGCCCTGAGTCGCATGCACTCATTCCAGAGATCATTACCTTTGATTTAGATAAATTATCTAGAAAAATCTGCAAATCGCACACTTTTGGAAAAAATAGGTTAGTTGTATTATATAACCTATTCTTGATATCACCATTGACTGTAGATATATCTGATAAATTATCCTCTATATAGCTAATTTTCTCGTGCATTTGATCATATGTATGTTTTAAATCTGATTGTGCATACCTGGCAGCAGCTCCAAGACTATATATTGCTTCAGTATTCATGGTACCTGGACGCAATCCCCATTGATGGGCGCCCCCCAGCATAATAGGCTCTAGTAAGTCAAATGCGTCGTTACTGAAGGCCAGCAATCCAACTCCCTTCATAGCATGCATTTTATGTCCAGATAGAACAATGGTACTTGCATAAGCACTTTGCTCCTTAGAGATCTGTCCTCCTTTTGGGTAGCATTGTGAAGCATCGATATGTAGCCTTGCTCCATGTTTAATGCATAAATGTAAGAGATTGCTGTCATGATCTAAAATCACACCGGTTTCATTATTAGCATACATACAGGCTAGTATTACACTATGTTCTTTGTGCTTAGCTATCATATACTCAGCATGATCTAAGTCTATGTGTCCATCGCCAGTAACTTGTATAGTACCATGTGCGTATGCTGAGACTGATTTATGCTCTAGCGCTGAAGCTAATATCCTGCACCCTGCCTTCCTATATGACTCCAGTGCAATAGCATTAGATTCAGTGGCACCACTAGTATATAGTATATTATGGTGGCTTACGCCGATCAATGAAGCAATCGATTTGCTACTATCGTCTATTATGCTCTTAGATAAAGCCCCTGCCTCATGTAACGAACTTGAATTACCGATAAATTTACTATCTGACAATTCATTATATATATGAGGCAGGATATAGGTGGCCGAATTATGATCAAGATAGATCATTGCATCATTGAATTGAGTGATGTAGATTTATTGTTATCACTTTCTTCAAACGCTACCACGGCTTCGGTGGTTAAAATCAATGAGCTAATACTAGCAGCATTTTGTATAGCGACTCTAGTAACCTGTGCCGGGTCTATAATACCTGCTTGTAACATATCGCGATATTCATGAGTAGCGGCATCATAACCATATGCGCTAGATGATTCAGACTTGACTCTATCCAGCACAACCTCCGGTGATTTTCCAGCATTTGAGACTATCTGCATAAGTGGGGCAGCGCATGCCTTCAGTACGATCTTTACTCCAATATCCTCTTCCGCATTTCCTGTTGAAAACGCACCTAAGGTAGTGGAAGCGCGTACGAGAGCCACCCCTCCACCGGGAACTATCCCTTCTTGAATAGCGGCTCTTGTGGCAGCAAGAGCATCCTCAAAGCGGTCCTTGCGCTCCTTCATCTCGATGTCTGTTGCTGCACCAACCTCGATCACCGCGATTCCGCCAATAAGCTTCGCCAGGCGCTTATTTAGCACATCTCGAGCATGGAAGTCAGTTGTCCGTGCAAGTTCTTGACGAATTTGCGAAGCGCGCTGCTGTATGGCGTCCTCAGTACCACTTTTACCGACAATAACTGTCTTTTCTCTAGTAATAATAATTCGCTCTGCTGTTCCAAGATCCGTAAACTGTGTATCCATCAGTCTCGATTCTAGACCAATTTCTTTAATTTGAGCGCCAGTAAGAATCGCCAGATCTTCCATCATCTCCTTCTTAGCATCTCCGAAACCAGGAGCTCTTACTGCAGCACATACAAGAGAATTGCGTAATGAGTTCACTACCATGGTACCGAGCACCTCTCCCTCTACAGAGTCCGCTATAATAACTAGTGGTTGCTTATTGCGACTACAGTGTTGGAATAATGGAAGCATCTCTTCCATATCTACTGAACTGGTTAGCTTGCTATTGATCAACCATAGCACCGGCTTTTCGAAAACTACGCGCTGCCTCTCCTTATCATTACAGAAGTGGGCTGATAAAAAGCCACGATCGAACTCAAACCCTTCGGCTGAGCGAACTGTGGATTCGAATCCCTTTCCTTCTTCTAGCGTAATGACACCATCTTTACCAACTACATCCATAGCTGAAGCAATCATCTTGCCGATAGATGCATCTCCATTTGCTGAAATAGTAGCAACTTGCTCAATCTCTTTAAGATCATCTACTGGCTTACTGAGCTTCTTTAACTCTTCCACGATTGCATCTGTAGCCTTATCAATCCCGCGCTTAATTGGCATTGGATCATGTCCGGCAACAATTAGACGAAGTCCTTCTGTAACAATAGCATCTGCCAGTACTGTTGCAGTGGTAGTGCCATCTCCAGCAAGATCTGCCGTACGAGATGCCACCTCTTTTACCATTTGTGCACCCATATTAGCAAATGGATCTTTTAAGGAAATCTCTCGTGCAACGCTCACTCCATCTTTGGTAACATGTGGAGGCATCCCCGGTCTTTGCAAAACTACATTCCTACCTCGCGGACCTAGTGTACATGCCACTGCCCTAGCTAAAGTGCGCACCCCACTAGCAATTAAATCTCTCGAAGTTTCACCAAACTCAATCATCTTTGAACTCATATTACTCTCCTAATTATATATCGTAAAGCTTTTTGCCGATTTTAGACAAATACTTATTGTACAATCCATCATATATGTATTGATATTTGCTTGCCGATAACTGCATCTCCTCTACCTCTGTAGCTGTAGAGGAGGCCCCGACCTTTATACGTAGTTTATTGCTAATATCATCTCTTGATATAAGAACTTCTATTGACTGCAACCCATGATGTCTCTGTCCGTATGCTGCTAGGCCGTCGAAGATTTCTTGAGAAAATTCAAATATAGCAGGCTCATTGTCCCTATCAGACAATAGCACTATAGTAGTATAGTGTAATCTAGTGGCTAATTCTGGATGACATATGACATTGGAAACGTTCGTCGGCAGTGATATTGGTGGATATGGAAACCGTATGCCAAAAACACGCTCAGATGACAATAGTTTATTTAGAACCATTACTTTCATTTCTTACTCTAGCTTTAAAGGTTTGTATGATTGTCATATTATACGTATGTTTTTACGTATCTTTATTTTGCAACATTTCGCAAACGTCAATCCCGACTCGCATAAGCATACTTGCGAGTCTGTGATATTAGTCAGCGAATTTTTAAACATGTTGTGACCTAAAATGTGCTGATACTCGTGCTGAGCCGCAATAGCTGGCAACCCACTTAATGAGACATTAGTTGGATTTAAATCATCACTTATAGTAACATTATAATATCTCAAAGAGCGTATAGTTACTCCTGGATATGATAGGCAACCTTCTGATTTGTAGATCACGGGATCTGATAGCGATATGATTTTTGGATTTATAAAGTTATAGCTATGTAACTCTGAAATGCGTATGATAAACGCTTGCTTAAATATTCCTATTTGACATGCCGCTAGTCCTATTCCCGGTACCGAGCTAGATAATAGTTCGCTTTCTAGCTTATTGATCAGATCTTCAACCTCATCGTGCGACACTAACTCTGATGGTATTAGTGGCAACTCATCATCGGCCAATATCATAATGAAAAGCTCTTGCCGCAGGAACACGAAGTTTTATTGTCTGGAAAATGGAAAACAAATCTACTTTCTGATAGCGTTGCTCTCCATTCTATCTTTACTCCAGTTAGTAATATTTGACTCTTCTTATCGACGTACACACGGAAGTCATTGCAGTCATATAAATGATCCTCTTTCACTTCCGGCACCCCGATCTCTATAATCTGCTCAATTCCCTTACATCCGCCGCTTCGCAGACCTATGCGCACATTATTTGGAACATCATTACGCTCATTTAAAAGAGAATTTATCTTAGCTATTGCGCTTTCTGTTAACGTAAATGACATATTATGCCTCATCTTCTATTTGAAGTTACTTGTCTAGATATGGCGCAAGCTATTCTTTGAACGAAGAGCCGCATGCACAGTGCCTTCGCGTAGCGCCCCCGCCAGAAAACTTAAACCCTTCTTGCATATCCTCAATGACATAATCTAGGGTAACGTTACTCATATACATTGCAGAAAATGAGTCTATCGCAACCTTTATACTTTTATCGTCTGCCGAGAACCGCTCAGCTATATCATCATCTTGATCTAATTCACTATCAAAGGCCAATTCATTCAGCAAACCAGAGCAACCGCCGCCCTTAACTGATATGCGTATAAAGAAGCTATCATTCAAACCATCGCCCTCTTTGGCTGCGATTAACTTATTAATAGCTACTTTAGTAATGTTAAGAGGAAATGTCATGTTATATCTCATACATATATGATATATCAGGCTCCCACTCAGTGTATCCAAATGTTGGAGTGATATATATGGAAATTTCTGCGTCGGATAACTGACGTTTGAAGCCGCACTTCCAACAGTGCAGTAGCTGACTGTCTATAATGTCACGCTCATCTAGCTTTTCATCACAAATATCGCATCTCATAATATATTGTATATTTATGCTAACATATCTGCTACGTATTGCGCTATAGACATCGAGCACGTTAATCCAGGACTTTCTATGCCAATTAAAGAAATCATTGTTCTATCTCCGTCACACTGTTCTTTTTCAATAATAAAGTCGGACTTGATGCCTCCTCCATTGATCTTTGGTCTAATGCCAGCATAGTCAGGATATATCTCTGACGAGCTGATGTCGACAGTAAAATATTTATTTATGTCATTAATAAACTCATGCTTATGTGACTCGTCAATATTATAATCTATATTGTCTACCGGATAGGCATTTGGGCCAAATCCTATAGAGTTATCCATATAGTGTCTTGTATGTATTCCGAGCGACATTTGATCTGCTGGAGGAACGGCATAGACTAGATGTTTTAATGCCCGCATCTTATTGGTGCGATAATATTCGCCTTTATAAAAATATATTTTATACTTATCTATGCCAACCATGCCAGCAATTTTATCGGCAAATAGTCCGGCTGAATTTATAATGCACTCAGTCCTTATCTTAAAGGGAGTGCTGCTACTAACTGAAATTAACCAACCACTACCGGACTGCTCAATCTCTGTAACCATTGAGTTATATGCTACAGTGCCATTATTATTAACAATATCTTGTTCCAGTGAACGCATCAGCGTATGAGCGTCCATATGTCCGGTGTCGGGTACAAGAAGAGCTTCACATGGCTTAAGTGGTAGATCTTTAATCCCAGCACTTTTGTGTGTAACTAGCTGATATTGTACTCCGACTAAATTAGCATTTTGCCTTAGATTCTCTAACGAGTCAATCTCGGCAGATGAGTCTTGAGCAACAATAAGTTTTCCACATTTAATATACGGAATATTTCTATCTGCTAGATAGGAATATAGTAAATGTTTCCCTGACAAGCACAGCATTGATTTTAGACTGTGGTGAGGATAATATATTCCTGAATGGATTACTTCACTGTTTCTGCTGCTTGTATGATGTCCGGGTCCGACTTCAGCTTCTAGGACCACGATATCTGTATGTCTTTTAGATAATTCAGCCGCGATGGCAAGGCCTATCGCCCCAGCTCCAATTATTACTGGACCACATTCTACAACCACATGATTGCACATCATCTGTCACCACTGCTAAGTATAATGCCTATATAGCCCAAGAAACCGAAGAATACTACTATACCAAAAAAGCTACAGCATGAGATATTATCTGCCGCCCCTTACTACAGAAGCCCAAGAAGTCACAGAAACCACAGAAACCCTAGAAACCACAGAAATCCTAGAAATCCTAGAAGCCCCAGAAGCCCAAGAAGCCTCGGAATTCCTAGAAACCCTAGAAACTACAGAAACCCTAGAAGTCCTAGAAGACCCAGAAACCATAGAAGCCACAGAGTCCCCATAAGACAAAGAGTAAAAATAAACTACCGCATGAGCTATCATCTACCACCTCTTGCCCTAGAAGCCCTAGAAGCCCTAGAAGCCCTAGAAGCCCCAGAGGCCACAGAATCCACAGAAGCCATAGAAGCCCCAGAAACCCTAGAAGCCCCATAAGCACCAGAAGCCCTAGCAGCCCCCCAGAAGCCCCCAGAATCACCATAAACCCAAGAAACCCTATAAGTCCTAGAAGCCCCACCATACCAATAAACTACCGCATGAGACATCATCTACCACCTCTTGCCCTAGAAGCCCTAGAAGCCCCAGAGGCCACAGAATCCACAGAATCCCCAGAAACCCCAGAAACCCTAGAAGCCCCATAAGCACCAGAAGCCCTAGAAGTCCCATAAGCACCAGAAGCCCTAGAAACCCTATAAGCCCTAGAAACCCCACCATACCAATAAACTACCGCATGAGACATCATTTGCCACCTTTTGCTATATAGATGTGATAGATACTATGATCCATAGTACTAGATAGCTTAGAGACCACAGAACTCCTAGGTTATCTAACCTAACATATTATTAAATATAAGCAATACTTTGCTGATTCTGTGACACAGAGAAGATGAAATAATATAAGGTATATCTGATAGCAGAATATGAAAATTAATCATTGATATATATATCAAATACATCACAGTGATTGAATTTGATCTTTTAACATAGGAATGTGTAACTTGTGTAGCAATGACTTTTCTGTTGCCATCGTCCTATCTATATGTGTTTGTGCAGGTACATGGATGATCTTTAGTCCTAGATTGTATCGATAATCTATCATCTGCAAGAGCTCTGCTTTGTTTACTATATCAGAATGTACATGAAATAATCCTTGTTCATACAGATCATTGTCGATAATCTTGCTACATACTATCGCATACTGCTTGCAGGTAATTCCATTCCATAAATGATTAGTAAATCCAGATACCTCTTTCCCTGCTTGGCTTTGTGCCCATGCAACTAATGACGCCTGCTTATGTATCTCTGGACCTATAATTGACGTGCGTATAACCATAGCATTGTCTACCGGCTCTCCTAAACTCTTACTCTTGCCGTAATCATCAAGCGCATCGTGCAGTGAACTCTCTACATAGTTACCCTTTGCACCACTAAATACGCAATCTGAGGTTATATGTAGAAATTTAATATTTAGAGCTAATGAGTCTTCTGCCCACAAGTGTGGCAGAAGTGCGTTGATTAGAATGCTCTCACGTTTGTTCTTAGCCATGAATGGCTTTATGACACCTATGCAATTAATTATAATATCAGGGTTTCTTGGCATATATTCAAATACATCGCGTAATGCGTGTGATGCGTCAAGTATCTTTCCTGTGGGGTCGAACTTAATCCAGTTATTTGACTTGCTATAAATCAATGACATATCTCTTGTAGTTAGATAGGTGTCGTATTTGTCTTGATGTGCCTGAAAATATTTTCCTACAGCATTACCAAGCATGCCGGTGCCACCTAAGATTAAAACCGTTTTCATCATCTAACCTCTATTTTAAATGTTTCATCATGATCATCTAGAGGAAATCTATAGTCGTCGCCCTTGCTTTCCTCTAGAGTTGAAGTGGAGTAGAATAGCAATATCGTCCCTGGTTCGAGCATCCTAAACCCATTTGCCATTCCTGCTGGAATATGTATTACTCTTGGCTGTAATGCTGATAGCACCAGCGTCTGTGGTGCCGATGCACCTCTTGATTGACTGATAGATGGCATAAAGACATCATCGGTCCCCATATGTATGGCGGCAATGATTGCCGAACCCCGCGCGCAATATACATACTTTTCCTCTTCTAGGTGGCCGTGCCATGCACGTATTTCACACAACGGATTATTCTCAACCTGGTACATTCTTTTAATATTCAAGGTGCTTGGATTAAAATCAGGAACTACGCGAAGAGAGCCGCGATTATCAACATGTATCTTGCCATCTAGAATATTCATACACCACCTATTTATAGGTTAAAATGACCCAATCTGCTTTATATATGCCGCATTCGAATAAATCGGATCAGAGGTATTCTTAATGCGGTTATCTTGTATTACACTTTGTATCTGCTTTACGCCAAATTCTAAATTATACGTAGGCTTCCATCCTGTGGCTAGTATCTTATCATTTGTAACCCGATAGTTTCTTTGATCCTCAAATGGAAGATCTGAGTATTTCAATGTAGCTCCTGGGATCATCGCTACAATCTGCTCTGCGATCTCTGAAAGTTTAAAGTTACCATATGATAAATTGTATAATCCCGATATACTATTCTTTAGACAATGAGCAATAGCTGTGCTTACATCGCGAACATGCAGTAGTGGCCTCCACTGCTCTCCGCCAAATACACTAAGCTCCTCTCCTCTTGATGCTTTCATAGAAAGTATATTTGCTACCAAATCAAGTCTGAGACGACTATGTTCATCTCCTACTCCGAATAATGTTCCCAGCCTGAATACTAGAGCATCCTGGCGTTTGGACAGCAGGTATTTTTCTGCCTCTAGCTTCGACTCTGCGTATGCCGAGAGCGGAGCGAGCGGAGATTCCTCTGTTAATAGTTCGTCATTTCGACCATATACTGAGCATGTGCTTGCCCAAATAATCTTACCAGAATAATTATCAGTTAACCATTTTACCGTATCGGTATTGATTTCCTTAGTTAGTTTAACATCAACGGCACACGCACCATCACCGACAATAGCCGCAAGCCAAACTACCACATCGAAGTTATTAATGACAGCAGCTAATTTACCGCTATCTCTTATATCTCCATATATGAATTTAGTATTTTTCAAATACCTGTCTTCAAATAACATATTATCATAGACCGTAATGTCATATCCATGCTCTATAAGATAATCTGTTAAATATCCGCCTATATATCCTAGGCCTCCAACTATTAAAATTCTTGTAGGCACTGATATGTTCATACTTCTCTCCCATATAATTTCGTTTCGGAATTATGTCCTGCTGACGGGTCTCCATCACGAACTCTAACCATCATGGATGCTAACTTCTCATCTATGCATCGCTTCAGACGCGAGCGTTCCTTACATAACTTAACATCTTCAATTGAAGCCCAACCACGGAAGTCCTGATCATCAGGCCTCATCATCACTTCGTCTTTTAGTTTAAATAATTTAAAATTCACAACTGAAAGTCTGTCGACTAATTCTCCGAAGCTAATCAGCTCCTCAAATGGATTGTTTAGCGAGTAGTCGCCGTCAAATTTATCTATTGCTTCAAGAATATGGTTATCAATTAATTCTGATATTTTCACAGGTTCTTCCTCATCCAGTCGATAATTTCATCTATGCTATCTTCAACATCTATTTCTGCAGAAAAACCCAGAATATCCCTCGCCTTAGTAACGTCTGGGCTGCGGATCTGCACATCATACTCATATGCCGGCTGATGGCTTACCTTCAATTCAGTGCCATGCACTCTCTTCCACACTATCTCGGCAAGCTCCAATACTGTCATTGGTCTGCTGTGTGAGATATTAAAATCATTGTTCTCAGCCGCTCCTGATTCCATGGCAATCCGGATTCCTCTAGCGATATCCCTTCCATGAGTGTAGTGCCTGACTTGATTGCCAGAGCCGAGGATTGGAAGCGAGTCTGAAGGAGAGAGCTTAAGTGCCTTATTAATTAAGTCTGGGAGCACGTGGCTGAGCATTAGGGTTGTATTGCCATGCGAGATTTCATGCGCCCCTAACGCTCTCGTCTCGCCAAGTCCAATGCAATTAAACGGTCTTACAATCGTATATGGCAACTTATATTGCTCCCAGGCACCTTTGCAGAAGTATTCTGAGGATAGCTTTTGAAAACCATACGTTGATAGCGGCGGTGGGCAGGTAAGCACTTCGCTTTCTGGAGTAGGGTATTTGGAGGTTTGCTCAAATACCATACTGCTCGATATGACCACTATCCTTTTAAGATTATGATACTTATGTAGATCTATGGCCGCTCTAAATGTCGATGCTAATATCTCTTCGTTTGTTGCCAGTAAATCAAATGCCTTCTCGTGAAAATATGAGATGCCGCCTATGAGTGCTGCTCCGGCAATTATAAAATCTGAGTCTAGAATATCATTATATAGTTCTGATCGTATATTTTCATGTATATGTCTTACATCAGAGTGGTATAACTTAAAATTTGGATGTACATCATGTGAGCGTACGATTTGCCCATATTTGCTATAGTTATCAATACCTATAACATTATATCCAGTATTTAATAACTCATTACATATATAACTGCCTATAAAACCCTGAGAGCCAGTAACTATAACCTTCATATTATCTCCCTGGACGTCCGCCTGTGCGCGCATGATATACTACCCCGTCATTGTATGAGTAAGCTATATGAGGCGTGCTGTTATTCAATCTATACACACGTGTGTGAAACTCTTCATTGCTAGAGACCCCCATTGCCGACATAAGCTCATCTCCTAGGCACTGTTCTGAGGAGAACTCATTTGTTACCTTAATCGATGAAAATACCTTAGTTTTATTGGCAAATTCCCCATCTACTAGGAATAAACAGCATGCGAAGTCTGTCGTATTATTATGCTGAATCCTTCCGCATGTCCGACCGGCATCAGGATCGTCTGTGCTGGCATGAAAGCGCTGACCCACAGCTTGTGATACTGCAGCATAAAATTTTCCAGCTGCAAGATCAGCATATCTGCGATTAAATGAACTCGCATCTGTAACTAACGTATCGCCAGTCATGGCTACAATCATATCATACTCTTTACCTTTTTCATATAAATTAGAAAATCCTGTACTAAAGTTTCTTGTAATTGAATATGATGGCAATCTCGATGCCGTAACAGTTGTTGCTATATTAGGTAATTTAATATATGTGACCGCAGCACTAGTAGATAATATTGTGCCATTGTCTGAGTGCACTATTATTATCTCTGGATTTATAAAGTGTTTTAAAATGCTATTCAATGTAGAGAGCACTAATTGATGCTCGTCATACATGCTTATGATGCAGGCTAATCTCATAAGAAATTAACCTCTTTGTTAATTTGCATAATTTGAGATTTTATTTCGTCTGTATACGGTCCCATATGACAAATTACAACTGGGGTACGTATTCCTTGTAATATAGACGGCGAGTTTACATGCAGATTGGTACCATATAGCCTATGTCCTATCTTTGAAGTAGAGTTATCAAGTATGCATTCAATATTATCCCCATTTAATCCTAGTGATAGCAACATTTGCGCCATTATATGTGCCCCGTACAAAAATATATGCTTCTTGTTATTTATCTTATAATTTATACTATTGACTAACGCCCGATAGTCGTCTATTATCTTTACCAGCTCTGTAGAAAAGTCTGATGATATCGTCATATTGTCTGTTGCCTCTGATTTATCTGCAATTATAAACATTGAATGTTCTTCAAATTGCCTCATAGTCCTTATCTTAAAACCAGAAGCCTCCAACATGTATGTTAGTCTTTCTATATCTAAAAAGAACGTATGTTCAAAATGCATACCTAGTGGAGGAAGTTGTCGGTTGACTACGAATTCGCTCATATTCGGTATAGAGATACACAGTTTCGCCTCTGATCTCATAAGTGTTCGTATATGCTTCAATAGTTGAAGTGGTTCAACTGCGTGTTCGAGCACGTGACTTAGTACAACACCAGAAAAATTCCCGCCTTCGACATTTTCTATTATATCTTTAATAAAGACGACATTATTATAACATTTTGCTTCGTCTGGATTTGGCTCAACTATAGTCCACTTGTCATGATCACATATAGAAGCGATTTTAGCCGATGGATCGCCAACTTCAAGAATATCAGAAGTGTCAAGCTCTTCAGATATTAATTTACTTAATTCCTTAAAGTGTCTATTCCACTTAGCGCCAACTATGTCTACATTATGATTTTTACTATATAAAATATCTGGTGGTACCAAACCAGATATCTGGATTGTATTACATACGCAGCACTTGGCAAACCTAAGATCCGATGTAAGATCATCGCACCCTGTCGTCACTCCCATATATATAGGAACATTTCTGATTTCGCTAATATCATTTAGTTCTAGTGAACTGCAAATAGCACAGCGCTCTCTATGTAGCGTTTCGAAATATTTTATCATAATTTGATATAAATGAGCTTAGGTCTTCCGGCGTTCCTGTTCCCCACATGTTGTTTATATGATTGGTCTTAATTTTTTTACCACACTCTATCATCTCATTAAATACAGGGCAGACATAAAATTCATTATTCACTCTTATATTTTTATACATCATATTTTCGGCCGCAGATACGAAATCACTGCCTTTTCTGAACCAATAAATGCCGCACGTCGCTATATTACTGATCGGCTTCTTTTCAGCTACTTCTGATACATATCCATGTTCATCAAGTTTAACAAAAGACCACTTCGGGCTGACTGCGGTAAATGTTAGTATGCCGCCATCTACTGAAGATGAATTCATTGAATATAGAAATTCTGAGCTATCCCACTCAACATATTGATCTGAATTTGCAAGTAATAATGGGTTGTCGTTATTTATATGATCTTTTGCTAGCAATACAGTACAGGCCGCCCCTTCCGTTATCTGATCCACTAACACAATTTTGCAATTTGGTGTAATCAGATTAAGCATATATTGAAGATTATACTTATCATAATGTTCTTTCCTAACTACATATATATAGTTTGCATTTATATTTAAGTTCTCCACGACCATTTGAATCATTGGTTTGCCCATAACATCTATTAATGGTTTTGGAAAAGCATATCCAGCCTTTTCAAACCTAGAGCCCTGTCCGGCCATGGGAATAATAATATTTAACTCACTGTCCGTCCACTTTTTCTTAGTATTTTTATTCAGATTAAGATATATCTTAGATATCTTATCTAAAGATACGTCGTCTGAATTCTTTACTGGACATAGGTGTCCACCTGAAGAGATTGCTGCCTTTTGTCCTACCGGTGAATCTTCTACAATAATAGTCTCATCCGGGCCAACACCAGCAGCGATCATGCACTTTAGATAAATCTCTGGGCTCGGCTTTGCATTTATAACATCTTGATTCGAAAGAAAGAAATCTATATGCTCTATAAGACCAGTATGTACTAGTGCTGTTACTACTGTCTTACGTATAGAATTGGATGCTACGCATATCTGCATCCCTGCTGATTTAAGCTGCTTGAGAATATTTATTAATCTATTATTTATAGTTAATTTATTCCTCATTATTCTTATTGTTTCTTCCTGTTTATTCGAAGAGATTTGCTCATAGAGGTTAACAGGTAATCCTCTTTGTGCTGATAATATCTGTAGTTTTTTGATTGTAGGTAGTCCATCAAATATGCTCAAGTGTTCTTCTTCTGAAATAAGAAATTTTTGATCCACTGCAGCCAGAGCCGTATTTAATGCTTCGAAGTGAATGTCCTTTGCATCAACTAATACACCATCAAGGTCAAATGCTACTAATTTAATCATGAACTCACCAAAATTTATCAATATAATCCGAACATACCCCGTATACATCAGAATTAATGAGGCGATGTGTATCTTCTGGACTTAGTGCCACAATTATCGAATGTTTAGTTATCTCCATTCCGGGATATGTCCAGAATAAACCGCAAGATGTTAATGTAATTGCATCCTGTTCATGCCAGAAGAAGTGCTCTACATTCAGCTCTTTTAACTTAGTCATCGCCATGATGTTCTTAGCATGGCACCATAAGCCGCTACTTTTAATAAAATCTGCTGTAATATGGTACTCTGGAGCGTCGTGACCTAGCATAAATTTATTATCTACATACCAAACATCAATCTCTACAGAGATTCCGCCACCAATTAACTTGCTGATTCGTTCTGGATTATTCTCTGCCGACTTATCGATGCCACCGATATTACCTCTATGCGATATAAGAAGCACTTAGCACAACCTCATGCCATCAAAAACGGTAGGGCTATATCTATTGTTCTCATCTTCTATGTTTTTAAAAAATGAAACATCAAGACCTCGCTCTTCACAGAGATGTCTTATGGCCGCCAGATCTTTCGGCAGGCATACGCCAGCAAAGCCTCTAAAGTTATCATTACAATCAAGATATATGTCTGTAATATGCTCTCTATTTACAATGGCATTCTTGACATTACTATAATTAACATCTAATGACTTGCATACTTCATAAAAGCTATTTGCAAATGTTATTAGTGTAGCATTATATATATTATTGAAATATTTGACTAGTTCTGCCTCTGTTGGAGAAGTTTGCATTATCTTCTTAGGGTATGAGCCATGACTTTGTCTAATTACTTCAAATTGCTGAGCTTCTAACGTACCAATAACGCATAAGTCATGATTTTCTGTAAAGTCTGTGGTGGCCGCCCTTTCGCGTAAGAATTCTGGAATAAAGCATATTTTATTATTCTTATATTTGTTTATTAGTGCCTGTGTTGTTCCTGGGGACACAGTTGATTTTATTGCTATTGTACCTGAATAGTCAAGAGCATGTAGTTCATCTACTACAGATTCAACTATTGTTGTATTACACGCCCCTGTATTATTTGATGGTGTAGGTACACATATATATATTACTTCAGATGTTAATAATTCTGACAGATGTGTACCTAACTTAAGGTCATGTCCTAGTACTGTATGGCCAAGCTTTTCAAATCCGTACTTTATAGCACTACCCACTACTCCTAACCCAACAATCCCTATAATCATAATGCCTCTTTGTTATAAACCAAGGGCTTTTCTGTATTTTGAATTTTGCTCATCAGAGGATGGCGGATGCGCATCGACAATTGAATCCTTCCATGGCCTAAATTGACTACCTTGGTAAGCGCCTATATTATAATGATAATCCATCTCGCCAAGATTTCTAATCATCTCCCCAGGTCCAATCCATTTTTTCTTAAAAAATACCTCTGATTCATGCGGGCGCCATAGGGTATTTAACTGTATCCTCTGTGTCGAGTGAAGCATGACTGCTCCTATGTCAGCTTCCTTTAAACGCCTGATCATATCACTGTCATCCCATTGACCGCCCGCGCATCTCTCTTCAAAAAACCCTACTCTTCTTATTACATCTTTTTTAAAACATCCGAATCCAAATGGCCATAGCCATGCCATTCCGTAGCCAGCATTGATATAATCCAGGCATATATATATTTGCTCTGCACTTCCTCTACACTTATCCTGATTTATAAATACTATTTCAGTGGGACAGTTAATTATTACGTCATTTGTTAGCTTTGCTGATGATGGATATCCTGTCCCATCGAAGTGATTGATGTTAAATCCCTGTAAGGATGACTTAATATCACTTACAAAATGGGGGCGACATGATGGTACGATTATTGTATATTCTACATTATTATATGTATTTGTTGTAAATGTAAGCATTATGTGTACCTATTTTCACTAGCGCCCCTTCTGGTCTCTAGGCCTCCACAGTGGTAACTAACCGCATCCATGGCTTTTACAACTTGTACTCCACCCGCCTTACAACAATTAAAGAAATGAGTATCGCCTGTTACTGAATTAACAAATATATGCTCTGGGTCTGGACTGCCATTGACTAGCACCTGACTCATAGGACCAAATCTTTGCCACACATCTTTTGGACAGATAAACGGCATAGCATCAAACCTATGACCATAAGATCTCTCATTTGTTTCTAAAACATTATTATATTTATTACAATGATCAGCCGCAAATTTCATGAATTCAGATTCGTTAAATTGCCCATCTAATGTGACTCCAAAATTAATTGCTGTATGCAATGTCGGCAGAGTTCCGGGTTCTATAAGTTTACAATTTACAATTCTGTTTTCTTTAGCATGCTTTAGCATGTTTGCTAACCAATTTGGCGCAAATGAGTGATCTGTTGCAATTGGACAAACGTAGGGAGCATATTGAAATCCAACTTCATATCCTAAATTCCAGCCCTTATAGAGATTCCATAGAAATCCCTTGCCTTCGTCATATTCCATATCTACATACTTATAGTTATTTGCATTTAACCAGTTATAAACCTCTGGGGACGTTTTCCAGCAAATAAACACAATGTCGAATTCATCATCTCTAAGTCCGGAGTTTTCAATTGCTCTCTTTATAGAAAATTCAGCCATATCCAGTGATCTGCCTATCTGACAATACATCACTACACTTGGACTTTCCCACTTACCATTATTAAACATAAAATCACCTATACCATTGGAATATTATCTAGTAGAAAATTAACATCGCCCTGATTACTATCCAGCAACCTTATTAGCTTAGCCGTTTCAAACATCTCTAGATTAAAGTTATTCCTATAAAAATCGATAACACTATATATATTGGTTTTACATACCGAGCACTTGAAGTACCTCTCGTGCATCTGTTGTCTAAAGTATTCTTCTGTAAGATGAATTTCAATGCCGCCATTACCAAAACTTGGTTTTAGAATATTTGATAGTAATGACTTTTGTATAAAGAGGCCTGGAAATTCAACAAACCATCGGCTAGCTCTTGCCTCATCGCGTATAAATGACAGATATTTGCTATTATTAAGCACAACTCTATCCTTTATATTGTCTAGATCTCCGAACTTTTTATTTGGAAAATCATGATCACTACCTCCAATATTTAACGAGATCATGCCACATTCGCGCGTATTGATTGTAGTAGTTAGTAATTTCTGAATATCATTAAAGTCAGGCATCCGCACGAGTATGTCATCTTCATTGTAAAAAATCACATCACTTGCTACTTGCTCTAGCGCTCTTATCATACATTGTGCGCGACCAGTTCCATCTCGACCACCGCCAATAGAATACTTCAATACTGTCCAACCGGCTAATTTAAATCTCTCTTCTAAGTCCTGGTTAAGCACATGCCCATCAAACTGATCTAAGATTAAATACTTATTTGTAAAAGGAAAATGCTGAGAGTCTAGGAAGCCCACGCTCTTATCCAGCCACACCAGTCTGTCCTGCTGACAGGTCCCCATTATAAAAGCATCAATATTTATCATGACAATCTCTCATATAGTGAAATATATTGATCTGTAACTACATTTGCATTATATAACTTTTCTGCTCTGTCTTTAAGATATTTCGCTGCTGATATCCTAAAGCCATTCTCAAGTCGCATCTTCTTCATTAGATTAGCATAAGAATCTATACTTCTATCTTCTATATACAAATCAATTCTATCTCCAAATAATTCTTTATGTGCCTGGGGCCAGTGGTCTGCACCGCCGCGATGTGATATAACAGCTCTGTTATGTATAAAGGCTTCTGCAATAGTATTGCCGAAAGTCTCTCCACATCCATTACTATGACAAAACAAATCCATAGTATTATATGCACGTGAAATGGATTTAGTGTCTAGAATTGGATCCATGAAGATAACTGATTTAAGTCCCAATTCTCGTGCTAGCTGAATAGCTTTGGGATTTGAACCTATATAGAGGAATGCTGTGTTCTCATCTTCTACTCTAGCGTATGCTTCTAGGCTGATAGGAGAGTAGATATCGTTATCCGGTCTGCTGAGCTTACCGTATACGAATTTATTACCGAGACCAAGCTCATCTCTCATATCCTCTGATGTTTCTGATATTGCGATTGCATTTGGGATTACTGGCGATCGTCCTCTTGCAATAGTGGCGCTGACAAAAACTCTAAGATCGGCTCGGGTAATTGTTGACCCAAAAAAATTAGTCTCTAAAATCTTAAAATTATTCGTACTATGCTGTAACGATGGAAGTAAATTCACATCCTCTCCGCTCCTGTGAGTATGGAGAACTGTGATACCATGTTTATTTATTTCCGCTGCATCATTGATAAAAATGAGCTCACCTAGTTCTTTAAACTGTTCTTCTCTTGAAGGCGGGTTCCAGCCGGGTGGATGAAATCCCTGAACGGCACGAGGTATGCTGCTATTGGTATAGAATATTTTAAATGAAATATTTTTATCCCTAAGGCATCTCAATAAGTTTAAGCTTACCTTATCTGCGCCACCCATACCAAATGAGCATAGCATACCTAGACTAAACTTCATATTAATCCCCAATCTTCATTACTCCATCTTGGAAGAGAGCCGTTCTGAATTGCATCAAATATACCTCTATTTGAAATAGGATCTCCAGATCCATATACCGGAGGATGGTTAGCGTGAAGAGCTAAGAACTCATCGAAGTAGGTTATTCTAACCTTATCTTCTAGCCTCTGAAGGAACTCATCGTCATCGTAACCTGAACCAACAAACCGCTCATCGAAACCACGTATCTTGCTATACATTGACTTATGTATTAATGTGCAAAAATTCCTACGAGTATCTCTATATTGAGAATGTAGATACCATGATCCTACAGTATTTGCAAAGCTCGCTCTGCCGTAACCGCCTGGTGCTTCTAGTATCATGCTTCTATATTTATTTATCTGCGATAGCTTATCTGTGATGCTTAAACTACTAGCCATTATATTATTTATAGTGATATCAGTAGGGCAAAATACTGATAGGCACCAATAGTCATTCTCTTGAAATCTTGATATATCACAAATATCGTATAGACTTGATGTATGCATTGTTTCTGGAGATGTCAGTAGTAATAGATCTCCAGTGGCTAGTCTGGCTCCGATATTATATGGGCGACTGGGGTTCATAGAGGCCTTCGTAATATTCTTAATCTTAATATCAAGACCATTTGAGGCATATCTATCATAGAGATCATTTGGTCGCTCCGACTCGACAGAGCCATCATCTATAATAATTATTTCTAGATCTAAATCTCTATAGAAATGTACAAAACTATCTAATGTCGATATAAGATAGCTTTTTCTATTGTAATACGGTAGTAAGATCGAGACTCTCACTCGTCCTTCTCCCCTTCCTGGATATGATATACTACTGAGTTGAATGCTGTTACGTGCTTCATTCCGTATTTTTTACCAAGAATATCATTAAAGAAATATTCATCTCCAGATCTTAAAAACGGTGTTGTGTATGCCCCAATTCCTCCTACATATATATTTCCTTCCGGATACATACCTGACTCTATGAATCTGCTAGTGTTGAATAATACTGGCATATAGAGACCGCCCGAATGAAGTTCGTCCTTAGCTATTTTAGCAGCAAACTCATTCCATTCATCTGGTTTGAATGATTTTGGATGCTTGCCGAAATTCATACTAACGCCATGTCTGCCACTAGGCATTTTCCCACTCTCAATTAGCCGAGAGCATACGATATTTTGCCCATCATGATGCTTTAAAAGATTTTCCAGCCAATTGTTAGAAAAGGCCATATCGGAATTAACAAAACATATGATATCGGCCTTAGATGAACTGCCAGCATAATTCCAGCACCTATATACTCTATTCATATAATAGTCATCTGGTATTGGATCTAAATATATGTCATAGTTATGAGTGCACGACTTTAGTGCTTCAATTACTTCTCTGGTTGGATTATTGGCAACTATTCTTGTACTAATATCAAAACCATATAAATTATTTTTTACAGATAATAACTGTTTTGATATGAAATCAAGATATTGTGTGCTTCGATAGATTAGTGCTATTATTTCTAATGTTTTCATTTAAATCCCATCAGCTGTTTATATGACTGTATCATAGGTTTTTTAGTCTTGGGATTAATATCGTCAGTAAGCTCAAACCAATATGGTAAGGTGCCATCTGGTAATCGTTCGACCGATAACGTTCTTTCACTAAGCAATCTTTCTAGATCCCAACCGCTTTGTCCGAAGCTCTTGTATATATTATACTTTGTAGTAATTTGATAATCTGTTGCAAATCCTCTATGAATCAAATCACAATTTACTCTAACGTTACTTCCTAAACCTAGAGGTTGCGGGGATTGGTGTAATCCAGCAGTAGGAGCAAACCTTAGATTTCCATTATTTTTCCATAATGAAATTCTACCATTAGCATGTGATATGTGATAATTGTCATCGACTCTGTAATATGTATCTGATCGCCATAGATTATAGTGTCCGAATGCGACGGCCCCGTGACCACCTGACTCTGCATCCTCGATAAGTTTGAAGAAGCCTGAAAAATTGTCCTTCAATACGTTATTACTAAGTAAGTAGTCGCAGTCCATCCATAGAATCCAATCTGTATCTGGCTGTTCAGATAATAGCTTTTCTAAAAGAATTTTCTTACATCGATTTTCATTCACAAAATCATTTGTCGGTGACTCTATAAGAACACATTTTGGATGAGCCCGCAGTATCTCTAAAGAACCATCATCGCTACCCTGATCGTATATGTATATTTTCTCGCACATATCCATGCAACGTAGCCAGTTATGCAGATTTCCTTTGCTAAGCTCATTTCTATGCTGAGTAAACCCTACAATTTTCATAATAAACCTTCTTTAATTATATCTATGATTTTCTGGGATGCACTTCCATCTCCAAGCCATGATGTATTTCCGCAAAATGCAGACTCATGGGTGCGCAGCCAATTAATCGTCTCTTCTATGCCCAAATCCATGGAGTCCGAATCGACATCGATTCTCTTGCTACAGTTAGCTTCGTATGACTCTGGACGCTCTGTATAATCGCGTGGAACGATAACTGGCTTGCCTAATAGAGAAGGCTCCTCTTGAGCCGATCCGGAGTCGGAGTAAACAAAGAGGCTCTCCTGCTGGAACCTCACATACTCCCTATATCCCTTTAAAGGTACAACTTGTATACTTCCAAGATCTATATTAAATTTAGATATTGATTGTACAGTTCTTGGAAAGGCTAACATCTTGATAGGAAGATTAAAATCATCTGATAGTTTATTTGCAGAATAAATAATATTATGCATTCTACCATGATATCGAAAATTCTCTGGCCTATGTATATCTAGTATTATATGTTGGGGAGTTGGCCTGTAATTTAGATCAGCGATCTTCATTAAAGGCTCTACTATCGTATTTCCAACAACATGTATGCTCTCTTCTGCGATATTCTCTTTTATCGCCTTGTATTTATAATTTTCATGATATACGAATAACATATCCGATACATGATCGCATGCTACGCGATTGATCTCCTCCAGCATACGTGTATCGTAAGATCTCATTCCAGCTTCAATATGTGCGATTGCAAATCCCTCTTTTTTTAGTGGGATGGATGCTAGCACTGAATTTGAATCACCGAGAAAAATTACCAGATCAGGAGATAATTCAGTACATAACTTGGTAAGTTTAACTGATAGGTCTGCCACTTGCTCATAATGAGATTTGCCAGGCGCTCCAATTGATAAGTTATGATCTGGCTTTCGTATATCTAAATCATCAAAGAATACGTCTGATAAATTTGCGTCGTAGTGCTGTCCGGTATGTACAAGTATGTGATCAAACTCAGTATCGAGTTTTTTAAAAATTTCCGACATCCTAATAAAATCAGGTCTAATACCAGTGCATGTAAGAATTCTCTTCATGATTAGAATTCTCCTACTATGTATTTTTCTGAGCCCCAGTCACGTCCTGAATTTGCCCTATTAGTACTAATACATAGCTTTTCCCATAGCGCCTTGTTATCATTCTCAAGATTAATCTGATAGCCTCTTGAATGAGATAGATGAATGCCTGCTATTGATGGTTCAAACGTCGCCCGGAGCCCGTTTTGTTCACAACAATGAGCAAAGAAATTATCTTCCCATGCTATCGAGCGCATAAACTGCTCGTCCATACCGCCTATTCTGCTGAAATCATCTTTTCTGATAAAGCCGAGGAAATAATTAATTGGAAGCCAAGGCCTGGCCGGATTGTCGTCTCTACACATTGCGCCATGTCCGGGTATTACACACAGTGCTTTTATTGATGAAGACGTTATTCCGTTACTGAGATCGCCCACTTGTGACAGGGACCTTTCATCTATCCATCCTAGAATAAACCTGCTGTGACCATCTGCAAATATTGTACTAGCTATCTCTACATTAGTATCCGCATTTATTACCTCAGGACTAGTGAGACATAGAATATCACCTCTGGCTTTGCGTGCGCCTATATTCTGAGATAGTGCTGGATTGAATGAATTTCCGTATATTTGTTTATTGTGCGCGCAGTCATGCTTTGATGGGTCTACTTGAATAACCCTAATTTGCATTTTTTTAGCACGGAACTTTGTAATAAGCGCACGAAGTGACCTAACGTGCTGCTCATCGCTATTATCTATAATAATAACCTCAAAGTCTTTCATAGTTTGAGACAAAAGAGTATAGAGATTTGCCTCTAATAAGGACTCTCTGTTTCTATGTGGGATAATGTAGCTTATCATACTTTAAATACGAACTCGTTCTTTGTCGATGATTGTTTCCATTTATTTCCAACGTACATATGATCGTGCTGATCGGCTCTATAATGAGTTCCTCCCTCCCTACCTATATGATGACTACGAGATAGTGCCGGCGTAAGATTAGTTAAATGAGTGCGCTGAAGCAGTCCTATCATACTCCAATCCCATCCGCGCTTGTCTGTATGATAATTGGGTATGAAATATTTATCCCACTGAGCTCTAGTTATAGCCATACTTAGAGCATTGAAGCCTTTTGATGCATATATAGTTTCTTGATCATCCCAGCTACTTGGATTATATAGATTAAGGCAGAGGTAATCATCCTTATTGTCGTATGAGCTATAAGCTCTAACTAGATCGGCAGCATCGGGTGATACTACAACATCGTCTTCCATCTGCCATACTATATCAAACCCAGAATTAAATGCCCTCTGCATGGTTTGAAATGGATTATCTTTTACACCAAGAATTTTATGATTAATTGTAACAGATTTGTTTATAAAATCTACTGATCTGCAAATCTTAATTACATCAGGAGAGACTGGCTCTACACCTATAAATAATGTAAAGTCAGATATGTCATTCACTTTTAATGAGTCAAGAACTTGTGTAAGATACTCTGGGCGTTTGAAAGCAGTTAGGGATATGGCTATTTTCATTTTTTTGCCACCACATTTGTATTATGATCTGAATCCCATATTCTACATATTTCTCTACATCCTGCCGACTTTATTGCATCTATAAGGAGCGGCTTTGTGAATCCATTATAATGAAAATTACCAGGACTGTCTTGTCCGCCATATAATAATTCGATTAAAGCTTTAGCTGGCAAAAGTTGCTTGTGTATCTTTTCGCAAATCAACTCAATATTAGGAACTCTTATATGAATTTCCGCACCTGGTTTTAATACTCTAACCCAATCAGCTAAAATCTTAGAATACTTTGATGAGGGAAAATGTTCTAAAACGTCACTAGCCAATATGAAATCTGCATAGTTATCTTTAAATGGCAGGGGCTTATTTAAATCGTGTAAGAGATTCACTCCGGCCGTGTGGATGAAGTCTATATTGATGAATTCATCTAGTATCTCGGCTCCGCACCCTAAGTTTAACTTTATCATAAATTCGCTATACCCAAATCAAATTCATACATTTCTTGTAAAAGATCTTTCCATGTATAATTAGGAGTCCAGCCCAACCTCTTTATTTTCTCAGGATTTCCTTTTAAAAAAGGTACATCACTGGGCCGCATAAATCGTTCATCTGCCTGATACACTGAATTGATATCCAGATTTGCTAAGGAGCATACATATTCCAGCATTTCTTTGATGGTCGCGCCTGTGCCAGTAGCTACCACATAGTCGTCAGGACTATCCTGTTGTACAATTAAATGCATGGCTTTTATGAAGTCTTTACTGTGACCTTCGTCGCGAAATGCCCCCAGATGACCCATGGATATTTTAGTTTCATGTCCAGCTACTATGTTTGCTATACCGCGAGTTATTTTACGCGTTGCGAAATCATAGCCTCTGCGTATAGATGAATGATTGAATAATATTCCGCTACTTACATGCAGTCCGTACGACTCTCTATAATTCTTTGTAGTATGGAATGCTGCTACCTTAGCGATTGCATATGGGCTGCGTGGATTTAATGGCGCTTTCTCATCAAATCCTTCATGTGGACAGTCTATACCGCCAAACATCTCCGATGTCGCTGCATTATAGAATCTTGATTCCGGCGAAAATTGCCGGATCGCCTCCAGCTGAGTGATGACAGCTTCCGCATTTGTGCGAAATGTTGTCGCTGGAATAGCAAATGAGTGGCCTACATGCGATTGTGCCGCCAACCCATAAATCTCATGGGCCTTCGTCTCTTTAAAAAGATAATTTATAAACCCGGCTTCGCATATATCGCCTTCTATTAAATTCAAGTTCTCATGACCATATGCATCTTTTAAGTTCTGGAATTCATTTCCAGAACTCACCCTTCTATATACGCCTATAACGCTATAGTTTAATGATAGGAGGTACTCTATAAGAAAGCTTGCATCTTGTCCTAGCGCACCAGTCACTATTGCTCTTTTCATCTCCGCCTCTCTAACCATGATTTGTACAATGATTGCAGGGTGGTATTAAAGGATTCTAACTGTTTGGCCCAATTTAATCTATGTAATAGATCCGAGCGTGCCGAGGCGGCTAATGCTCTTGCTTCTTTCTGATGATTATATACATAAATCATTTTATCTGCAAGCTGATCTATATTTGGCTGCGCCCAGCGCATATCACTAGTATACCATCCTCCAAGATGACGCATGTTATATACTGGCTCCAACTGATAATCTATTAAATAAGAATTATCATCATTCATAAATTCTAGATTTCCTGAATATCTAGTTCCTATTGTAGGGTTGCCAATCATCATAGCCTCTATATACGGCAGCCCAAATCCCTCAGCTCTTGTAGGCAAGACGAAGCAGTCATTGGTCATATGCATATTTATTATTTGCTGATCTGTGAGCTTTTCATGTTTTATAATAATTCTTGGATGAGATAGATTACTTTCAATGGAGCTTCTTATTGAGAAGATCTCTTTATGCAGAAATTCAAATTCATCTTTAGAGTAGTCCTTTAGGTAAGTCTTTAGTGTAAGTGACACATGAGTGTTCCCCGCAAATGCAGATGTAAATGCTCTTACTAGAGCCGCTGGGTTCTTTCTCTCTGACCATTGAAAAATAGAGTAGAATTTAAAATCTGCATTATCTATATTTTTCTGTCTTTTAGCTGGATATAGAGCTGGATCTATGCCTGGAGAGGCCACTTCTACCGGAACAGTTACACCTGATGATATAAATACCTCTTTGTTCCATTGACAGGGGACTAAGATAGCATCCATTCTGTTACATTGCTGAACCCATATCGGCGGTATTTTTGACGTCTCAAACATCGTAAACCCTATATTCATAGAGTTTGGTTTTATAAAAGATTGATATACCTTAGGTATCATATTAATGATATTTATGTCCGGGGTCTTACATGGCTTTGATAGCAGAGACTTGCATATCTCGCCATATGCTCCGTGATCAGCATGTGTATGCTCAAAGCTTATCTGCTCAATGGAGACATCCCAATTGGCTCTGTGCATCGCTGTTGCCCAGCTTCTTGCAAACTGTGCATATCCAGATGAATCTGAGAATGCTCCGACTAAATTAATCTTCATCTAACTACCTTTTTATCATAAGATGATTTTTGCACTGTTTTATTTTTAGAAAATGACGATAGGATTGCCCAGGCCGCTGATGCGAAGATGACAGGGGCGTATCCTAATTCATCAATGTTACAATAATCTGTCATATCTGGTATTTGTACTTTATCGATTTGACTGGAAATATTGATATCACTAATTTGTTCATCATGTTGATCAGCAAACTCTTTATTTGAACCTATAGGTAGAAGGTCATTATGTGATGTAATTACGCCGTCAACCCAGTATTCCTTAGAACCATTAGCCCGCTCCATAGCAGGACCGTCAGTACGATGTTTTTTACCTTCAACCCAGTATTGCTTACTACCATCAGCATACTCTATAGCAGGACCATTAGTACGATGTTGCCTACCTTCAATCCAGTATTCCTTACCACCATCAGCATACTCTATAGCAGGACCATCAGTACGATGCAATTTATCTTCAAACCAGTATTCCTTAGTTCCATCAGCATACTCTATAGCAGGACCATTAGTACGATGCCTCTTACCTTCAGCCCAGTATTCTCTTCTACCATTAGTCCACTCTATAGCAGGACCATCAGTACGATGTCTTTTATCTTCAACCCAGTATTCCTTAGTACCATTATCCCACTCTATAGCAGGTCCGTCAGTACGGTGTAACTCACCTTCAACCCAGTATTCTTTTCTACCATTAGCACACTCTGTAGCAGGTCCATTGGTACGATGCCTCTTACCTTCAACCCAGTATTGCTTACTACCATCAGCATACTCTATAGCGGGACCATTAGTACTATGTCTTTTACCTTCAACCCAGTATTCTCTGCATAGGAACTTACCTTCAACCCAGTATTCCTTAGTGCCAGCAGCATACTCTATAGCAGGTCCATCAGTACGGTGTAATTTACCTTCAACCCAGTATTCCTTAGTACCATCAGCATACTCTATAGCAGGACCCCCAGTGCGATGTCTTTTACCTTCAACCCGGTATTCCTTATAACCACTAACATACTCTATAGCAGGTCCATCAGTACGATGCAATTTACCTTCAACCCAGTATTCCTTAGAACCATCAGCATACTCTATAGCAGGACCCCCAGTACGATGTCTATTACCTTCAACACAGTATTCTCTACGTAGGAACTTACCTTCAACCCAGTATTCCTTAGTTCCATCAACCCACTCTATAGCAGGACTATCAGTACGATGTCTTTTACCTTCAACCCAGTATTCCTTAGTTCCATCAGCACGTTCTATAGCAGGGCCATCAGTACGGTGTAATTTGTCTTCAACCCAGTATTCTTTTCTACCATTAGCATACTCTGTAGCAGGTCCATTGGTACGATGCCTCTTACCTTCAACCCAGTACTCTCTGCGTAGGAACTTATCTTCAAACCAGTATTCCTTAGTACCATCAGCATGCTCTACAGCGGGACCATTAGTCCGATGTCTCTTACCTTCAACCCAGTATTCTCTACGTAGGAACTTGCCTACAACCCAGTACTCATTAGTTCCATTGGCATGCTCTACAGCGGGACCATTAGTCTGGTGTCTCCTACCTTCAACCCAGTATTCCTTAGTACCATCAGCATACTCTCTGGCAGGACCATCAGTACGGTGTAATTTACCTTCAATACAGTATTCCTTAGTTCCATCAGCATACTCTATAGCAGGTCCATCAGTACGGTGTAATTTATCTTTAACCCGGTATTCTCTACGTAGGAACTTGCCTTCAATCCAGTATTCTTTAGTTCCATCAACACGTTCTATAGCAGGACCCCCAGTACGATGCAATTTACCTTCAGCCCAGTATTCTTTTCTACCATCAGCATGCTCTACAGCAGGACCATCAGTACGATGCAATTTACCTTCAACCCAGTATTCCTTAGTTCCATCAGCACGTTCTATAGCAGGGCCATCAGTACGGTGTAATTTATCTTTAACCCGGTATTCTCTGCGTAGGAACTTATCTTCAACCCAGTATTCCTTAGAGCCATCAGCATACTCTACAGCGGGACCATCAGTCCGGTGTCTCTTACCTTCAACCCAGTATTCTCTATGTAGGAACCTACCTCTAACCCAGTATTCATTAGTTCCATCAGCATACTCTACAGCGGGACCATCAGTCCGGTGTCTCTTACCTTCAACCCGGTATTCTCTACGTAGGAGCTTGCCTTCAGCCCAGTATTCCTTAGTTCCATCAGCACGTTCTATAGCAGGACCATCAGTACGGTGTAATTTGCCTTCAGCCCAGTATTCCTTAGTTCCATCAGCACGTTCTATAGCAGGACCATCAGTACGATGTCTCTTATCTTCAACCCAGTATTCCTTAGTTCCATTAGCATACTCTATAACAGGTCCGTCAGTACGATGTCTCTTACCTTCAACCCAGTATT